GAAGCATCATCAAACTTTAAGAAGTCATTGGACTATCGATAACGAGATTCCAATCTTTAAAGGAGAAGGCAGAGAATATATTGAAAAACTTATAGTGTAGTAAAAGAAAAAATTTGTTGTTATGGGAATGTTAGTGGGACAATTAATTAAAATATTAGAACAATTTGACCAAGACAGAGAAGTTATGATACATACTCTCAGTGGTGAAAATGTGGATGTAAATGGATATTTTATTCAAAACGACTTAAATAACCCTTTCTTTTATCTGACTGATTTAAATGTAGAACCTAGAGACTGATATGTATAGACTTATAGTATGGGATAATTGTTGGGCTGATGAGTCTAGTACTCATGGTTATGATATCATTAGTGAGAATAAGTATCAAAAAGCAATGTTGAACTTGTTGACTTGTGATAATGCTCTCAAAGACAAGCTTGAAAATTTGGAATTTTATTTTGGAACTAACGAATTTCATCAATTAAACTTTAATAAAATTGTTGAAACGTTCGCCGATGCCAAAGTAATTTCTGAAGATGATGCTGATTTAATTAATAGGTTCTTAGGAACATCTTATGGGATAACATTTACTGAAGAAATACTTAAAGAGATAGGAGTAACAGATGACTGAATCAGACTTTCATAAACTTAGAAAACCATTTTACCTTGACGACAATACGTTGTTAATAAAGTTTCCAACCTCTAAACACATGAATACTTCACACGCTGAATGGTTCAGTCAAGAAGGAATATCATATTTATATACAATTAGAGGGTACTACATAGAAAACTCTTATGTTATGTTATATACTAATGATTTTGAAATTCCTAATATAGCAGCTCAAGTATTTATATATTTATTTGAGTATTTTCCTACAATTAAATGGATAGGCCTCGGATGTAATAAGGGTAACATAGGAGAAGTGTGGAAACCTAAATTAAAAATTTATAGAGATGATAACAGATAATTTTGATAGAGTAATTAAATTCATGGAGTTCTCTAACCCAGATGATTTCTATTTTTTACAGATAATTCAACGTAAAAAAGACGGAAATGAAACCGGGAGAGGAAACAATGGGGCCAGGCTTATAAAAGCCTATTACATAAGAAGTACTCAACATCTGTTAGAGAAGAAAAATAAAATAATTGAGTTATGTAAAAATAATAATGCAAGAGCATACATAACTGTTAATAAAAGAAGTTTTTTCAAGATATCCTGTGGATGTCAACAAGTTCTTGCAAAACTTATTATGGAAGGCAATACATATCAAGCCCCAGGAGTATGGAATCATGTATGTGGAGAACTTCCAGCTTTATCTGGAAAGGATTTATATAGACTTGTAGATGTAGACGAACAAAAGGACTCTATAACTAAAATTATAGAAGTTATTAAAAAATGTAGAGGTAACGAAAATCCGGAAAATAGAATTAAAGAAGTTTTTCCAACTCAACAAGGATATCATATTATTACTTCTAAATTTGATACAGAACAGTTTAAACAAGAATTGGCTATCTCAAATATTGACGCCCCAGCCATTATGAAAGATGCCTTAACATTAGTATATTATGAACCAAGACAAAATTGAAAAAGCATCTCGAGACCTACTTATGGTAGTTAAATATTTTAAAGTTGTTCCTACTATGATAAATTACTTGCCAGAAAGTGCTCAGGGTAATATGAGGGATATGACTATTAAAATTTTAACTGCATTAGAAAACTTAAACGAATTTATTACTAGTGCAAATTCAGAAAATTATGAACGTACCTGCAGGAGCCGGGAATGACCCGGCAGCTCCATATAATATGAATGAAAAAGTATACGATTTTTCTGTAGATATTATTGGAAAATTTTATTATGAGTATATTGGAGACCTTGATGTAGATGATTATGATATCCAGAACATTATAAAGGAAAGAATTACAGAATTAATTAAAACTCAAGGAGATATTGATATGTTTAGAATTGTAGTTGATGTATAATAATGATTTATCTTGTAACTAAACAACAAAGGTTTTTTAAGTCAGATGCTTATCAAGTAATAGATAAGGAACAGGCTTTAAAATTAATCCTGGAACATGATTGGATAGAATACGATTCCGAGACTGAAGGATTAGACCCTCACACAAAAGCTTTGTTATGCAACAAAAGCTTTGTTATGCATTCAATTTGGGTTAGGGAAAGACCAAATAGTAGTAGATACTACAACAGTGGATGTTAAATATTTTAGACCAGTGTTTGAAAGCGACAAGATAACATTATTAGGATGGAATCTATCTTTTGATTTAAAATTTTTATATTGCCACAAGATTGTCCCTTCACATGTGTGGGACGGAATGATTGCCGAAAAGTTACTTTTTTTAGGGTATCCTGCTCAATTCCATAGTTTGTCTTTACAATCTGCAGCCAAACAATATTTAGATTTAGATTTAGATAAAAGTATTCGAGGTAAAATCATTAATACTGGTCTTACCGAGGATGTTATAGTATATGCAGCTCATGATGTTATGTACTTAACATCCATAAAAGAAAAACAAATGATTGCTCTTGAGAAAAAAAATCTTCTTCGGGCTGTAGATTTTGAAAATCACTTTATTCCAGTCATTGCGTACATTGAATATTGTGGTGCAAAAATTGATGTGAATAAGTGGAGAATTAAGATGAAGAAAGATATTGAGAGTATGCATGTAGCAGAAGCTAAAATTAATAAATGGGTCGAGGATTATTACAATCAACACAAAATAGAGCATCCTAGTCCAGAATATAAAGGTAAGCCATTTGTCCAGGCTACAATGAAAACTACCTTAAAGAGAGAAACGAAAGACCTCATGAATATTCCAGCTTCTGCATTCGGAGTTAGAAGAATTATTACTGATGAAGGTGTTGAATACAAATATGGGATTCCATTCGACTATGTAAAACAAAATCTTCAAGGTGATTTGTTTTCAGGATTTGATACTAATTATAGATGTGTAATAAACTGGGACAGCAGTAAACAAGTAGTTCCTTTATTTGAATTGCTTGGATTAAATTGTACTGTTATTGATAAGAAAACTAAGCAGAAGACAAAGTCTGTGAATATAAAACAGATAGAACCTCAAAAACATAAATGTTCTATTGTAGAACCTTATGTTGAATATAAGAAATTTGGTCAGTTAGTAAAGTCTTTTGGAGAAAAATTCTTAAAATTAATCAATCCTGTGACTGGTAGAATTCATGCTAACTTTTATCAACTTGGAACTGATACTGGTAGATTAAGCTCTAGTGACCCTAATTTGCAAAATCTTCCTCATGATGAAATAACTAGGTCTTGTTTTGTTGCCGAAAAAGGTAATAAATGGATTAGTATTGATTATTCAGGTCAAGAAAGTTTCTTAATGGCATCCATAGCCAATGATAAAGCTATGCTAGACGAATTAATTAATGGTTCTAAGGATATGCATGCATTGACAGCTAAAATGGTATTTAAGGATGTTATTCCTCAAGATATGCCTACTAAAGATATTAAAAAGAAATTTCACGACCTCAGACAAGAAGCTAAAGGATATGAATTTTGTTTCAACTATGCTGGGAATGCAAATACTTTAGTTCAAAATTATGGTATTTCTAAAAAAAGAGCTCAAGAAATCGAAAGGAATTATATGAATGGTTTTGCAGGATTGAAAGCATATCAAGAAAGGCAAAAAGAGTTTGTTATAAAAAATGGATATATTTTATTAAGCCCTGTAACTGGACATAAAGCCTTTATTTACGATTGGGATAATTTAAACAGAATTAATGACGATTTAGGTACTGTAGACGGGCAATATGTTTTACAAAATAGAATTGAAGATGACCCGTTATTTCAGGAAGCTGATTTTTTAAGGAGGAGACTTACTGACTCTATGAAACAAGCTGTTAATTATCCAATACAAGGCTCTGGCGCCCTATGCTTTAAATTATCTGCAATAAAATTTTTTAACTGGCTTAAAGAAAATAGTTTATTATTCAAAGTACTTTATTGTGTGCCAGTCCACGATGAACATAATGTTGAAGCTCCAGCAGATATTGCAGATAAAGTTGCAGAAGTTCTCAAACTATGTATGGAGAGTGGAGGAAAACCTTTCTGTACTAGAGCTCCATTGACGGCAGATATATCAATAGGAGACCATTGGATTCATTAATATGCTAAATTATAAACAATTTTACGAGTGGTATAACAACAAGTATAGTAAGTATATAGAAACGGATTTCTTATCGGAATGGGTTTTTATGATGGAGTAACAATGCAGACACTAATCGATAGTGTCTGTAATCTTAAGCATGTTACATTTATCAAAAAACAATATATTATATCTAGCTTTAGATTTATTTTTAGAGATAAGATAGATGAAACATATACTTTAATCCCCGCTACAATAAAGGATATTAGATTAATAACTGCTGCAATCCAAATGGTTTCGAATACTATAGGACGTGATGAAGGTTATAATAAAGAGTACGGATTAGAAATGATAAACGAATATGCGAGAGTATTAGGAGATTTATCTATTCAAGAAACTATCAATAAACTTAAAAACTAATGAAATTAATAAAACCGTCGTTTGAAATTTTAGAACAAAAGCCGAAAGAAATTGTTGTCCCTGATGACATGAAAATAGGCCCACGTAAGGTAAGAGAGGAACTTTTAAATTCTATATACAGGCAAATAGAAATTGCTGGAAGAACCTGTTACAAATCCGAAGATAAAATCACAGACACTTCTGCCAAAGAATTTGTAAATAAACTAGTTAATAGTGGTCATTGGGCTATGCTAGAGCATGGTACTGTATATTTACAATTACTTGGAGTGTTCCTTAACCCAGAAGATACTGATGTAGCTTATGGAAATTATGTTGTCAATCATTACATCAATAATCCATATTCAAAAGTAAAAATTATTCACGATGAAGAATGGAAATCTGATGTATATATCTCTACTAATTATAGGGTAATAGTAGAACATAATTGGTTTAGAGACTTACATTATTTATGTGAACCTACTAAGTATCACGCTAAGAGAGTTAGTGTTAGATTTGTAACAGACCAGGGCATTCTTAGAGAGTTTACCAGACATAGAACAGCCAGTTTTGCTGTTGAAAGTACCCGTTATTGTAATTATTCAAAGGATAAATTCAATAATGAACTTACCTTTATTAAACCTTGTTGGTCTTTAGCCTCCATGACTTCGGAAGATTTTAGAGGAGAACATTTTTTAGATGCTCTTAAAAAGGCTGAAGAGGAATATCTATATCTAATTGAGAGTGGGTGGAAACCACAAGAAGCAAGAAACGTATTACCATTAGCTACTAAGTGTGAAATTATTATGACAGCTTTTGTAGATGACTGGTGGGGAGAATATCTAGTCTTTGATAAGAACACTGGATTAATAGACCAAATAATTCACGGAATGTTCTGGAAAGAGTTGGATAATATAGACAAAGAAAGGTATAGAATTGTTGAGAGAGGATTTTTTCCTCTAAGATGTTCTAGTGCTGCCCATCCTCAAGCTAGGGAATTAGCTATTCCGTTAAGAGAGGAATTTACTAAAAAAGAATACATTAAATAAAATTCGATTATGGAATATTATAATAAACAATCTGTAACAGACGAACTTAAGAAATATGATTATCTGGCTAAGGAATCAGATTTTATTGAAGTAACAGAATGGCATAATGGTGAAGGTTGGGATATCACTATCAATGATAGAGTTATTTCATTAACTTACGGACAGCTTGAAGCTATTAAGTATTTAATTAAGTCCTTGGACTTACACAAATAGAGTATGGACGGAATTATAATAAATAATAAAGTATACAAACTTTCAGAGTTTAAGGGAGATTCTTATAACTGCGACACTTGCCCTCTTCATGGAAGATAAAGTTAGTGACGAATGTTTATTGAATCTTGTGTTTGACGCAAATCCAAATGCCTATCTAGAGAAAACAGAAACAAAAGTAGAAATTGATTAATAGTTTATTTGTATGTCACATTTTGTAGGATTAGTCTTCGGATACAATTATAATGAATTGTTAGAACCGTATGACGAAAATAGAGAAGTTGATGTATACATTAAGTATACGAAAGATGATGCAATCAATCAAGTTCGACAAGAGCGTATAGATACTTATGAATACGCTTTAAGAGTGCTAGAGCGTTTTCCGAATCCTAGTACAGAACAGGAGCAAAGCAATGTAGATTGGGCTAAAAAAGTTATAGATAAAGGAATAGATATTTCATATGAAGAAGCCTGGAAAATAGCCAAAGAGTGGGGATACGAAATTGATGATGAAGATAATCTATTGTCTACTTATAATCCTGATTCTAAATGGGATTGGTACATTGAAGGCGGTAGATGGGGAGCTTGGTTATTACTTAAAGAAAAAGATGAAGATGGAAATTCTCTTAAGGCTGTGTATGCAACTAAAGATGAAATTGACTGGAACGCAATGAAAGAAAATGGCCACGTTCCTTTCTGTTATGTTACTTGCGGGGGAGATTGGGTAGAGTCAGCTGAAATGGGATGGTTTGGAATGACTTCTAATGAAAAAGACCGAGATAAATGGGATTCGGAATTTTGGGAATATATAGACACTTTGAGAGATGATACTCCTGTAACTGTAATAGATTTTCATATTTAATGAAAACAACAACCTTTCCGTTAAATGAAAACGAGACTGAACAATATCATAAGTTTGTAGCCGAGCATAAATCTTGTAGACAGAAGGCAGGAATTATAGGTGGAGGATATTCTATAACATTTTATCCTACTGGACTCGGATGTGTTGTAATAGTAAAATGCGACATATGCGGGGCTAAAAAAGATATAACAGATATTTCATGCTGGTGATATGGAATTTGTAAAACAAATAGTTAAACAAATTGTTGACAAATTATTTTGTTGTCACGATTTTAAATTGTTCAGAGAAATTCTTGTGGATAAGGACAGCTCAAGATATAAAATCCACATTTTTAAATGTATTAAATGTGGAAAATTTAAAAAATTAAAAGTTAAATATAATGGAAATGAATAGTGATAAAGCTACAATGAAAGAAACTATGTCAGAACTTATGAATAACGAGGATTTTAAAAATATGTGGGTCAAAATGCATACCCCATATAGAAATAAATTGAGACTGACTGGACATAAAATTGGAAAAAACGACATCTGCCCTTTCTGTACTTCTGGAAAGAAGTTTAAAAAGTGTACTTGTTATACTACATATAAAGCTGAACCATATTTAACTGGAATGGAAGCTCGCAATATCGATGAACAATTATTACAAATTAGATAAAAATGGCGAATTTAAATAATAAATTTGATTGCAATCATGTATTTTTTACCTCTGATTGTCATTTTGACCATTCAAATATTATCAAATATTGTAGTCGCCCATTTGAAACTGCCGAAGAGATGAATCGACAACTCATTCTGAACTGGAATAAAGTAGTTCAGTGGGACGATACGGTCTTCATATTGGGAGATTTTTGCTTCGGTCAAAGGACACGTTGGGAAAAAATCTTACCTCAACTAAACGGCTCAAAATACCTTGTGCTGGGTAATCACAACAAACACTCATATATTCCAGAAAATGGGTTTGAGGCTGTCGAAAGACAAATGATGATTACTGTAACTGGTGATGATGAATGTAAAAACCAACAGATTTTTATGAGTCATTATCCTATGATTACATGGAATGGTTCTCATAGAGGAAGTTGGCAATTATATGGACACATCCATACTGAAAAAGGAAAGAAAACTCCCTTCGATGATAAACTGGTGCCAAATCAATATGATGTTGGCGTGGATAATAATGATTACACGCCGGTGTCTTGGCAACAACTAAAAGAAATAATCACTAAGAGAAATTTAAGAGGTTAAATGGAATATAAGATTTTTGAATCTTCTGACACTAACGTTAAGAAGTTTGTATTTGAATAGAGAGCTAATGAAATAACAAAGAAGGGAATCGCAGAGGCGGTTCTTTATCGTTATGGAGAATATTCTAAGCGAACAGTGATTTGTTGCTCTGTACAATCAGGATGCCCAGTTGGGTGTACATTTTGTGGAACTGGTAAGTTTTTTGTAAGAAATTTGGATTGGAGTGAAATAGTAGAACAAGTAACTACAGTTCTAAGCACCATTGATTGTGATACTAAAGACATTAAGAAGTTTCAAATTATGTTTATGAGTATGGGAGAGCCGTTTTTAAATTACATTAATTTGGAACGGGCTATTGAGTCTTTACACGATTTATATCCAAATGCTCAATTATTAATATCTACATCTGCTCCATCTACATTGTATTATGCAATGTCAGAGTTTATTGAGCTTTCTAAAAGAATACCTCAAGTCGGATTGCAGTTTTCGGTCCATGAATCAACTGATGAAGCTAGAGCAAAATTAATTCCGACTAAGACTTGTACCCTCCGTCAGATTGCCTCGGCAGGAGAGTTTTGGGCCGCCAATACAGGAAGAAAGCCATTCTTTAATTACTGTGTGCATGAAGGAAATGACACAGAGGAAGATGCAAAGAGACTGTACAAACTTTTCCGGACTGATGTTTGGGAAACTACTCTTTCTGTAATTTGTGAAAAGGATGAAACTGTGAAGAATTCTATTGATAGACAAATTTGTCTTATCAGAGATTTCAATGAAAAACTGTGTGAGCTAGGTTTCTCGACGAGAGTATTTAATCCTGCTGGCCAAGATGATATTGGTGGAGGATGTGGACAATTGTGGTACTTCCAAGATTGGTTAAAACATGAAGGTATTAATAAATCTTGAGAAAACATCTCCACAAAACAAATATAGTATGTAATCTAATGTCGTTAGAATTTTAGAGATTTGCTTAGTAAACCTGCATTGGATAGGTAGTGCTGTATATTATAGACTAATATCATATAATGATTAAAACTTATTACTACGCCATTGATAAAGATGGGCAGGGTTGGTATTATGACAACCCTCCTATTTTTGATGGAGAAAGTTGGAATGTAGACCCTGAATACGATATTTATGGTTATACTAATGATTTGCATCAGAGTGTCATTTTAGCTTTTCTATTCCAGAAGATATGACATATATGGATAAACCTATAAAATTTGAAATTGAAATATGAGAAAGACATATGCAGTAACCGATAAAAATGGTAAGCAATGGCTTGTTGATACATGTGGTTGTCCTAAACGTGGAGAAGGAGAAAAAGAGTGGGTAGAGGATGACGATGTTATATCGTTTGATTTTGTTCCAGACTTAATGCCCATATATAAGGAAATGTTCTATTTCTACGCTGGAAACCAAACGTGGGAAGACGAGCCAGTGGAAATTCCATCTTTGAGTACATTTATAAAAGACTTGTATTCAAGAAAAGATGAAAATGGAAATCAGTTCAAATACTTTATATTTAAAATAGAGGATTTGGCGGATGCTATGGGAGAGAATATCGAAGCATTCTTTGAAATCGCTGATATGTATAACCAATATAGAGCAAATCATAAAGGTAAGGCTCCAAGTAAATATTGGATAATTAACAGAGACGAGGTTCCAGAGATAAAATCATTCGAAGAATTTAAAAAGAAAATAACAGAATGAGACTTTGGATAACGAGAGACGATGAAGAATTCCGTTTGTGGAGAATAAAACCTACTTTTAATGAAGATGGAGTTTGGCGGGAGAATAACGGAGAGTATGAAAAAATTAATACTTACATCTATTACTACATTACTGACTTTGCAGACCTCCTCAGAAAAGGAGAAATCGTAGAAATAGATATTGCTATGGTCCTTCCTTTTGCTAAACAATCGGAAAGTAAAGAATATATAAAAACTAGAAAACATAAATGAAAATTGGTGCATTATCAGACTTACATGGAATCCTCCCAGAAATAAAAGAAGAATGTAATGTTTATTTAATCTGCGGAGATATTGTCCCACTTAAGATGCAAAGGAATATTCCTCAAAGTGAAAAGTGGCTTAAAACAGAATTTGCAGAATGGATTATTAATCTTCCATGTGAATATGTTTTTATGGTAGGAGGAAATCACGACTTTGCACTAGCAAATATGTATAAAGACCAACTTAAGAAATCTAGTATACTATATGCTCCTACCAAATACAAAATAACGCTTCTCGATAATGAAAGAGAAGAGTATTACTTCGAGGATAAGAAATATGTAATATGGGGAACTCCATATTGTAAAATCTTTGGTAATTGGGCATATATGTATGAACCTGAGACATTGATAGAAGCATACTCTACAATGCCAGAACATTGTGATATTGCTCTCAGTCACGATGCTCCAAAACTGTGCGGGGTAGGTACAATTACCCAAGGTTTTCAAAGTGGAGTAGATGCTGGAAATCCTTGGCTAGCCGATGAAATTCTTAGAAAACATCCGAAATATGTATTCTGCGGACATATACATTCTGGAGAACATACACTACAAACTTTGGATGATATTAAGTTAGCTAATGTTTCATCTGTAAATGAACAATATAAATTAGTAAATAATCCTTTAATTTTAAATATAGAATGACAAATTCAAGTGGAGGAATAGAAATTTCTACAGTTCTTTTCTTAATTTTCCTGGTGTTAAAGCTTATAGGTACTATAAGTTGGTCTTGGTGGTGGGTGTTTGCCCCACTATGGATACCCTTTGCTCTTATATTTGGATTTCTTATACTCACAATAGTAATTGCAGCATTTGACAAACCATGAATAAAATTTTATTAATTGTAGACCCACAGATAGATTTCATCAGTGGGTCTTAGGCTGTGGAAGGAGCTAAGGAAAAAATGGACGCTCTTGCCAATGCATTATTAAACGATGATATTGACTGTGATTGTGTAATGGTTACTAAAGACTGTCATCCTTCCAATCACTGCTCATTTAAAGAGAACTGAGGTCAATGGCCCATCCATTGTGTTATAGGCGCCACCGGAAGTTGTATATATACTCCATTATGGAGTGTACTTAATAAGTATAATGTAAATATCTTTACTAAAGGAAACAATCCTGACAAGGAAGAGTATAGCGTGTTTGATAATATAACTAGTTTCAATGCCTTATCTGATATTCTAGTTGATTTTGAGTCTAACCCAGATGATGAAATTAGAGTAGTAGGCATAGCTGGTGATTACTGTGTGTATGAAACTATATGTAGTTTGATAGCTATGGGTTACAAAAATAATATTCTGGTAGATACTAGGTATATAGCTTCTATAGACGGAGGGGATAAATTAGATAAGTTAATTAATAAATATAATTTAAATTCAAATTAAATGATAATTAAATCAATACTAGATACAGACTTATATAAGTTTACAACTTCGTATGCTTATATGAAATTATTCCCTCAAGCTAAGGGAACATTTGAATTTATTGACCGCGATAATACAGAATATCCAGAGGATTTTGTAGAAAAATTATACTTAGAATTTGGCTCTTTGGGAATGCTTCATCTAACTAAAGATGAACAAGAATATATGAATAACAATTGTAGGTTTATTCCTTCAGTTTATTGGGAATGGCTATCCTCGTTTAAGTTTAATTCTGGCAAAATACAAGCATCCTTGGATGAAAATAGACATCTACATATCAAAGTAACAGATTATCTTTATAAAGTTACTTTATATGAAGTTCCTATACTTGCAATCGTGTCTGAATTGCGTAATCGTATATTTGATAATAATTGTGATTTAACAGATGTTATCAAGAGACTTGAACCCAAAATTAAGCTCTCGAACATTGCTGGAATCAAGTTTTCAGAATTCGGTACTAGAAGACGTTTTAGTTATAATGTTCAGGATGAAGTAGTATCTACGATTAAAAAAGGTTCTATTTATTGTACTGGTACTTCTAATTGTTATTTAGCAATGAAGTATAATATGTCTATGATGGGAACACATCCTCATGAATGGTTTATGTTTCATGGGGCTATGTATGGTTACAGACAGGCTAACTATATGGCTCTTGAAAATTGGGTAAACGTATATGATGGAGATTTAGGTATAGCATTGTCAGATACTTACACTTCATATATATTTATGAAAAATCTTTCCCGTAAACAGGCTAAATTGTTTGACGGAGTAAGATGTGATTCTGGAGATGAATATAAGTTTATAAATGATATGATTGCTCGTTACAAAGAACTTGGTGTTGACCCTACAACTAAGACTATTATATTTAGTAATGCCTTAGATTTTGATAAATGTCAAGACATTATGGAGTATTGTAGAGGTAGAATCAGATGTTCATTCGGAATAGGGACTAATCTTACTAATGATACTGGTTTTAAGCCAGCTAATATCGTAATGAAACTTACTAGTTGTCAGATGAATCCTAATCAGCCAATCTTTGGTTGTGTTAAATTGTCTGATGATGCTGGCAAACATACTGGAAAGATTGAAGACGTTCAAAGGTGTTTAATTGATTTAGGATATGGATATAGAATATCTTAGGAAGACTGTATATGGTTCAGTAATGAGTATAGATGAACTAAATGAGCTTGGAGCTCAAGGATGGATTCTGTGTGCTGCTGTCAAAATAACAGAAGCCCAATACAATTATCTATTTTACAAGCACAGTTAATATGAAATTTGAGTACAAGGTGTTAGAAAAAGTTCGTCCTGCATCTGAGAATGAATTAGATGCTTTGGGAACCCTAGGCTGGGAATTAGTAGGAATGGTGTCTCATGAATATTCTAAATGTGCAGACATTTCTATTTCTACTAAAGTCTCAAGACTTATATACACATTTAAACGTGAATTGAAATGAATAATCTAGACTATAGTAAAGTATTTGAAGTCTTAGTAACTGAGACTAAAAATTATGTGAAGACTAACAACCTAAAAGCGATGGTATTGGGAATCAGTGGAGGAATCGATTCTACTGTTGTAGCAGCTATTTGCCATGAAGTAAGTAAACAAACTGGCATTCCATTAATAGGTAGAAGTCTTCCTATCAAGAATAAGAATGACGAATTTGATACTTCTAAGTTAGTTGGAAAAGCTTTTTGTAATAATTTTGAGGTTACAAATCTTTATGAAGTATTCAATAAATTCTTAACTTTAGTAGATGGAGATAATCTTACTTCTTTAAGACAAACTCCTATTGCTGATGGTAATATTCAAGCTCGACTTCGTATGATTTATCTTTATAACTTAGCCTCTATTTATAATGGTTTGGTAATATCTACAGATAATCAAACTGAATACCAGCTTGGATTTTGGACTATTCATGGTGATGTAGGTGATTTTGACCCAATCCAAGGACTATGGAAGACTGAAGTGTACGAATTGGCTAAATGGCTAATAGGGTATTACTATGGGTGCGGGATAAAGAAAGAAGTGGATGCGGATGGTGCTAGGAAAATTTGTGATATGTGTGAGGCTATTAAAAAGTCAATGTCTCTTACTCCTACTGATGGCCTTGGTATTAGTAATAGTGACTTAGAGCAGATTGGAGCTAAAAGTTATAATGAAGTTGATGATATTCTTAAAACACTTATCTCATGCGAAAGTTCTGAGGAAACTTATATGCTTGCTGGAAATGTAGTACACATCCAAGCAAATAAAAAATCTGATTTATATAAAAAGTATGGAGAAGATGTAGTTAATAAGGTATGGAGCAGACATCTGAGTTTAAACGTGAGAAAGCCCCAATTTATATATTAAGAGAAAAATATAATTAATATAATATAACAAATGAAAGTAGGATTTTTATTAGGAACATTTGACCCGATTCACATGGGTCATTTGTATATGATTACATCTGTGTTAAACGATAATTTAGTTGACGAAGTAGTAGTAGTTCCAACAATGCAAAACGTATGGAAAGAAAGTAAAGCTGTGGACTTTCAACATAGATGTTTCATGGTTCAACTAGCTATTGAAGAAATTAATAATTGTACACTATCTAGTATTGATTACAGAACTCCAGACCCTCATTACTCTTATCAAACTCTTCAGTTACTGAAGGAAGATTATCCTAATGAAGAGCTTTACTTAATAGTTGGTGCAGACATCGCAGACGAAATCAAGAACTGGAAAGAGGGTCAATGGATTCTTGATAACTTTAAACTCATAGTAGTAAATAGAGATGGAATTGCTTTCAAAACTGGAGTTGATGGATATATCAGCAATACCTTTAATATTAGTTCTACTATGATTAGGTACTTAGTAAAAGACGGGAAACAAATTTATCCTTTAGTGCCTAAAGCAATTAGTCAATACATTCACCGATTTAACCTTTACAAAAATGTTGAAAAATAACGTATATATTTCATATAGTATTCCAAACGAACATTACGCTAAAGAGGTAGCTGAGTTCTTAAAACATAAAGGAACCAATCCTGTTTATTGGAAAAAGGGAACTCCTTATGAAAAAGAGTGTCTATCCAAATCTGACGCAGTAGTGTTCATTTTAGGTTGTTATTATTGGTCAAAGGATTTATCTGATTTAACAAGAGGAGTTCGTAAGGAGCTGGATACAGCATTACAGCTTCATCTTCCTATATATATTGCTTATATGCGTAAAGATGGAGCTCTTCAAGTATATAAAGCCGTAGTAGAAGACGATGAGATACACGGAATTCAAAATGTTTATTTCGAATCTTCTAAATCATCACGATATTGTCCAGATGATTGTAAGGATTCAAAAATTATTTCAAAAAGAAGACATAGATGAGAAATTGGAGTTATACAATTAAAGAGGGAGAACATACTGGCAAGACTTTATGGTCTGGTCGATATTGTGCTGTTGCAGCATTTACATTTTGTAAAATAAAGGATGTATGGTGTGTATTAGCTAATCAGCGAGGAAGCGGGACTCCAGATTTTCAAGGTTATTGGAATTGTCCATGTGGTTATCTGGATATGGAAAAAGCTGAAATAGCGTGTTCTAGAGAAATTTTTGAAGAGACTGGAGTTAAGATAAATCCAGATAGATGGACGCTCTTTGGTGTAGAGACTGACCCTAAAAATGATAGCAACGGAAATGTAACTCTCCGCTATATTGCTATTCTAGAATATGGGAAGGATGATATCTCAGTATCAATGGAAGCTGTTTTAAACGGAGGAGGAGAGAAGAATGAAGTTGAAAAAATTCAATGGATTCCAATCAGAGATATCGAGAAATACGAATGGGCATTCAATCATAAACAAAGAATCACTGAAGCTATTTCTTGGTATAATATTAAAGTAATAGAATCTGAACCATTAGAAAATCAAATAGTACCATGATATATTTTGTAAGTGGACATAGAGACATAACTAAAGAAGAGTTTGAGAAGTACTATATGATGGCTTTGAGAACTGCTTATTATGAAGATGATAAACCAGAGTTCGTAGTAGGAGATTATGAGGGAGTTGATAAAATGGCTATGGACTACATTGCTGAAAATTTCATGTGTCCATTAACAATATATCATATGCTTGACAAACCCAGGCATACTCCAAGCGTAACAGATAGAGTCCCTATTTGTTATCACGGGGGATATAAAACTGATGAGGAAAGAGACTCCGCTATGACCAGGAGCTCTGATGTTGATATAGCTTTTGTAAGAAAGGGAAGATGGGATAGTGGGACAGCTCAAAATATAAAGAGAAGACATCAAATATCTTAATAAATATGATTAAAGAACTCTCATTAAAGAGTCAATGGTAGCTAAGGACAAAACAAAAACGGAAGTTCTTAGAGCTGTCAAAACGGCATTTGTAAATTACTCAACTCAGAAAAATGCAAAACCTCTTGACGATGCCATTGAAATTCAAATCATTAAAAAGATGGCACAACAAAGAGAGGATACTGCAGAACAATACAAAAATGCAGGTAGAGTAGACCTATCTGAAATCGAATTGTCCGAAGCTAAGATTCTCAAGGAGTTTCTTCCGGCAATTCCTTCTAAAGAGGATATAGAAGCCTGGCTAGAGAATAATAATTATCACTCCATAGAGAAGAAAGAGATGGGTTTAGTTATTAAAGAAGTAAAATCTAAATTTCCTACAGCAAATGGAAAACTCGTGGCTGAAATTGTTGGGATGCTGGTTGAAAGATAATTTATCTGTAGTATGTACTACTGCAGGAGGAATTATATTATTTTTTATACTATTATATTTTATGTTTTGCATCCACGTCCTTCTTGGATTGGCTGGAATTGGAGCATTTTTAACAATATTTGGAGCAAATATTGACAATGATGCATAATTTAGAAGAATCAGACCCGATACTGCACAGTATATCAAGTGAAATACATAGGCTAATACTAAAACCCGACCCTTTTTCAGAACTGGGGTTTACCGATGAAATATCAAGAGAAGAATTATCTGAATACTATAGAGTAATATTAGAGAAAATGCCATATCTAGATAATGAATTTGTAATGAATGAATTAACCTATTATTTAAAATGATTATTGGAATAGCTGGAAAAGCTCAAGCTGGAAAAGATACTGCATGTAGTATTATTAAAGCAATAGATGTGTGGAGAAAGGCTAGTTGTGGAGAAATTAATATAGTAACTAGCTGTAAAACTCTAGAAGAATTCTGTAAAGAGTGGATATCTGGCAAAGAACCAGATTTCTCATATTTAATTAATTGTGATTGGGAGAAGCATAGCTTTGCCGAAGCATTGAAAGGATGCGCAGCTCTTATATTAGGTTGTAACTCGGATGATTTTGAGTCTATAAGTTTTAAAAATAGTCGGACTGAACTTCCGTTATTAAATACAGAAGGTAACCCTATGACAAATAGAGAATTCCTTCAATTATTTGGAACTCAAGTTGGAAGAGCTATAGATAAAGACTTATGGGTAAAAGCTTTAATGAATGAGTATCAATTTAGTAGAGATACAGATGGTCAATATGATGTAGAAACTAAATGGATAATTCCAGATGTAAGATTTCCAAATGAGGAAGAAGCTATACACAAACAGGGTGGTGTTGTTTGGAAAATTATTAGAGATAGCGCAGGAGCTGGAAATCATGAGAGCGAAAAACATATTGATGAATTAAAGGTTGAACTAGAAATTGATAACAATGGAACTATAGATGAATTTATAACTTCGGTAATTAGAGCTTATAAGTACACTATACAAGAACTTCATGTGGATTTATAAAAATAAGGGCGATAGTCAGGCATATACGAAAGTATATACTTGATTGTCGCCCTTATTTTTTTTTATTTTTGTGAATTAGGAGCTTGGAAGTATTCCATTACAGTAGGTTTTAATGGCCTAAATGTTCCTGTATTGTCAGTTAATATACGTAATACATGTTTATCTCCGGTTAATACTTTTACTCCATCAGTAAATACTTCACCGTAGAATTGGAACATAGTCATTTTAAAATCCACAGCACCAGTAAATATTTTAAACATATTAAATTCTCCCCCAATGTTATTTGCAAGTCTTACAACATTTTGTTCAGCTGGGGAAAGCGAATTCTTTTCCTTGTCTCCAAATAATAAAGCTATAATGAGAGCTATGAATCCTATAATAGCCATATCTTCTAGAGCAAGAATCAAATTTCTTCTTTTAACAGGGTCTCTCCAAGCCTCGGCTGCTAATTTAGGATTAGTAAAATTAAATAAATCCTTCAGAGACCAGAATATTCCCTCCATTATTTTACCTTGCCAATCTATAATAGGCTCTCCAGTATTTTCTGTAGTTTTTATTCTTTCGATGGTTCCATCTGGATTTTCTATAGTTTTCCAGTATAATTTAGCTCCTGTACCATCGGGGTTTTCTGTCAAATGCACCCAGTGTCCATAATCGTAAACTCCTCGTTTTAAGAACCACTGATTTTTCTTTGCAGATAAGAATGTTTGAAATTGGTGAAGGAATAAGAATAATCCTTTTTTTAGATACAAAGATTTAGTATCGTGGTCCATATATCCAAACATACTATCTGACTCTTGCTTAATCATTTTGGCTTCTTCCTCAGTATAGGCTTGCGGTAAAGCATCTTTATACACACCTCTACTATCCTTTTCTGTAGTAAGAGTTCTAGTTGTGCCGTCTGGATTTACTACTTTAATATTGGATGCTATAAATGATTCTATCATTCTATTATAGAGCGAACGTTGATATTGCCATTCTGCAGAATTTATATCGGCATTTGGATTAGCTAATAAATTAAAACGCTTGTCTTTTTTCCAGTCGTATTTTACCGTTCCATCTGGCAACAAAGTATGGGCATCATAACATCCATGTTTTTTCATATATCCTACAAGAATAGTCATACGATTTAGAAAATCTGGAGCTCTATTAGCCCAAAACATTCTATCTTTAAATCTTAATCCATCTGTAATCTCATAGTTCATTCTATCTACTAAAGCATTCATATCGACATTTGCCATACGATATTGCCAATTTAAATGTTCTAGAAGAGTAATAGTTCCTACTTGTTTAGCTGAATCTACCCACACTGTAGTGTATGCAGAGGTCATATCTTTAACTCCAATTCTATCCTTATCTGTTAAAGAGTTTGCAATAGCCTTTTCATATAGATTAAAAAATCCTGTTATAGTTTCTTTAGTTCCAGATAAATAATTAAAACCTAGAATAAGGTTGGTAGAAACACCTTTAGCCATTCCTAGCAATTTGTACATTCCTCTGCTCTCTTTCGGAACTAGCGATTCGTCAAATACAGAAGACTTAATATATTCATTCAAAAAGTCAATGGTCGCTTTAGCATCTTTGTGAGACAATGTTTGAACAAATTGAAGAGATACGATAGCTGCATTTATTGCCGGAAGAATTTCATCCATTTCCTCTTTTCTAATAAGGGAGAATTGATACATATCTTTGATATGCTCAAGGTTAGTTTCATAAATTTGTTCAGGTTTTCCATTTGTAGATGCCAACATTCCTTCTCTTGCACCAATTGAGTTAGAAGCATCAAATACGTTATACATCTCAACCAAAGTTTTAAGAGAATCTTCTGATATGTAACGTTCTTGCTCAGTAGTAGTCATTCTAGGATTAACCATTTCCAATGCCCCATCTTCTTTAAATGTAGCCAGACTATTTTTTCCGTTTACCATTTTAGACCACGAAGAACCTCGTAATAAAGGAATTTCAAAATATCTTTCTCCAAGTTCTTCTCTAGACTGATTAGGGAAACGCATTCTGTTTAAGTCTTCTAACCAATACTTTAGATATTCACGTTCTGCCGGATTTAAATCGCTAGAGGAATCCCAAGGGTTTTTAACTTTAAATTTTTTCTTGCCTTCCTCGGAATTGTCCAATAATCTTTTGAACATAACTGTAGCATTATTAAGAATTGTTTTTCCGACGAACCCTTGACCTGCACCTTTGTAATATTTATTAGTTATTTGTCTATCTTTATTTTTATAGGCTTCATATCTGTTGGTTATATTTCTGTTAGTAGCACTTAGTCTAGCTGCAATAGAACGAACGATAGGAGTAGTATCGATAGTATTTAAATACGTGCCATTGAATAGAGAGCCGTCTTTTAACTGTTTAAAAACATCTCCAAAATGTTTGTTCCACAGTTCATCATTAAATATATCTACTGCAGTATTTCCGTATTGAGTTAAAGCATTAGCTACCTGAAGATATAAGAATGTGATAGGATTATTAATATCTGGGGCAACATTTCCTGAAAAAAATCTACTTTGCAAGTTTTTAAACATAGATTTTAATTCTTCATATTTAGCTGCTTTTGATAAAGAATCTAAATCTCCATCAGGAGATAATTCAGTTATACCTTTAAGTCTAGTCTGTAAATCGTTATTAGCAATGCTTTGATAATATCTCATTACGGTAGTAAACATATCAGTGAATTTAAATCCATTTCTTTTTAATCCAGCGGCGTCAGCCAACATATTATAATTATGGATAAGTTTATCCTGATTTATATAAGAATAAACTACTTCACTTTTGTCTATATTTATGGTTTTTAATTCTCCAATTGAAAAATCTCCTAAATCTGTATCAGAAAAAGAATTGGCAACCGCCATCAACTTCATCAATTCTATATTTCCAATAGAAGCTTTTATTGATAACTTATCCAATTCCATTTGAGAATTAGTTTTAAATCGTCCCATTAAAGAAGTTCCCTTCCCTAGGTTAATAACATTATCAAGAGGATATGGAGATAAAGATATAAAATCCATCTCTTTTCTTGATTTATTTACCAACATAATAATGTTCATGGAAGTCAATGACTCATTTATCATGACTTCCCAATCTGGTTCCAGTTTATACTTAGATAAGTTTAGTTCAAGTAAACCTTTTACATCTTCATATGTTCCGCTTGGAACTACATTTAAAGAAGCTCTATTCGGATTGAATCCCATGTTTCCATTTATTCTATCTAAGGCAAACTTTAAGTCTTTAGAAATTGTATTAGTAACATCATTATAATGGTCACTTTTTCTTCTTAAATAATCTTTAAATGCATCCTTGATTTCTTCTTCTGTATCAGCATAAATGAATCTATGCTCTTTCTTAGAACGAGTAGTATCTTCAAATCTATATCTTCCAGTTGATGGGTCGATACTTACCCCATATTTTTTATCTTTATACAGAACATCGAAATCTATAGCATCTATTTGATTGATTTTACTAACAGGGAAAAATTTAGAAACTACTCCAGCAACCGTTTCTAACAATGGCTTACTTACTAATTCTTTACCTATTGGGATGGGAATTGATTGTTCTATTTTAGTTTGTTGACCTACACTTGGAATATATGTAATAGGCTCTCCTACATTTACATTACCTATTGCATGACTTAAATCTTCCTTATTGACATCCTCTAGAAGAACTGGAATAACCTTCATAGAAATATTTCTAGCTGGAATTCCTTTTTCTTGAAGCATTCTCTTATAAAACCCTAACTGATATTGGATGGCATTTTTTTTATCGGAATCCCATCTATCTTCTGGTTTTGTGGAAAGTTTTAAATCATAAATTTCAACAGATTGATTTCCTTCTTGGTCCTCATAAACGACTAGTAAATCTATTTTACCTCTTATTTTATTGCCCTCTCCCCCATTATGGTCTGCAATATATTCAGTAAATACCTTTATAGCTTTTCTACCTCTATTTTTATTGTCTATTATATTCTTTTTTAGTGCAGTTATCTGAGTAATAAATGATTTTAAGGCTTTATCAGATACTCCATCAATGTGAGTAACATTTTTTCCAGATACAAAATCTTTTCTAAATCTAGACCTAAAAATAGATTGTATCATTTCTATAGATACATTAGAACCTGGCTTAGCATTAATAATTTGGTCAAATATATAGTGAAAGCCTCTACCTATTTCTTGCAGGTATTGCCAGTAAGGAAATTCTACCTTTTCTATATAATTTCTAGTTTCTAATAATATTGCTTCTTTATTTTGGGCGTCTGAGGGAACTTCTTTCAAAGCCTCGCTCTCTAATGCATGAGTATAAGCATCTCTATCTAATGCCTTAACAAAACCTTGTTGAGCAATGTAATTAAGCACAGAAACGTATCCTCCTGAAGTTGCATCATCGGATTCAATTACATCATAAATATTACTTCCAGAACTTGCAAAAGTTTTAACAGTATCTTTTTTCTTCTTAGCTGCTCTCGCCGCTTCTCTATCCTTATCTAATATAGCTTTAGATTTTTCATAATCACTTGATAATATATTAGTATAGTCTTTACTAAATCTAAAGGCATGATTAATCAAGCCTTCAAATTCAGTATAATGTAGTTTCAAGTAGTTGTCTAATGCTTTTTCAGATGTGAAGGTAATAACCTTATTTGATTTATTGTCTCTTAAAATATATGAACAAGCCATATTATTCGCAAATTTCAATTAGTCTATATCCTGAGTCTGTACTAGCATTCTTCAACAACTCGGATTTTATATTACTTAATCTTATAGATTTTAAGGCATTTTGTTTATTATATATTGTTTTTTGAGTAGAGTAATTATTATGAAATTCACTAAGAGTTAATTGCATTACTGAATAAATGTTTTCATCGTAAAATTCGCTAACATCAATTTGTAATGCATCAGAAAGGATAGATTTCCAGTCAACCTCTTCTAAGCTAATATCTCTATCTCTATAATCTTTTAGAACTCTAGTGAAATAATCAGAAAACTCATGTACTAAAGCTTCTTCTAATTTATCGTTATGAGAAAGTTCATCATAGGCTCCGTTTGTATTTATGTCCTCGTAAATTTCAGAACCTTCCATTTTATTTACTAAATCATAATATGTATCAGGACGCCTAAACTTCAAATCAGCCAAAAATAAATGAGATATTTCATGAATAAGTGTATCATCAGTCATCAAGTCTCTATTTAATATAACTTCTCCATCATATACAAATGCCTTTACATTGTTTAAAGTAGGGAACTGGACCTTCATTTCCTCCATAGTAAGAGTTTTAATCCCAACTCCGTTATCAGATAAACTTTTAGCCAAATCTTCTACAAACTCTGGAGTAGAAAGATTATCTGAATTAGTTAAAGCACCAATACTAGTATTAGTATCTATCGTTGCATCCGATAAAGAAAACTCCATAAAGATTGCATCCCTAAGTTTATCTACCGAAGATAGATAATTTCTTCTAATAAAGTTTTCACTAAATCCTGTTTTATTAGAAATATCAGTAATTTCTGGGCTAAAGAAATCATATAAAAGAGGCATAATTTTTGCAGAGTTTCTAACATGTATATATTGAACAATGTCCCCTCTTTGAACAAACATTCCTATATTAGTATAAACTCCTCTGTCTCCACTGGGCAATTCTCTGATTTCAGCGGTATATTGAGTTCTATCAACATCTTTTAAGTCTTCTTTAGTCAAAACTTCTGAATGGAATCCTTTATCATCAATCCACGCACATAGATATCCATTATTTTTAACCTCTATAACCGTAATTTGATAATTACTTGTTGGGGTAGGTCTAAATACATCCCCGGGCTGAAGTGTTTTGGTTTCATCTAAGTTCCTACTTCCTAAATGTCTATGTGTAAGAACTAATTTATCTTCTAACTCAACATCAATATAGTTTTCTTTATTTTCTTCACTCTTTAATCTGAATATATCGCCTATATTTTTATGCCTGAGTCCGTAATTATATTTCTGTTTATTAGTAGGAATCATACTAATAACTCCAGATTTTAATAAATCAAATTGACTAAGAGGCTCTTCGCTGTCTTCTTCCATCTTAGTTAAAGTATCATTTAAATTTTTCCAAACGTTACCAGAGCTATCTGTACGTTTAGAACTAAACGCTCGTTCTAAAAAAGAGTCCCATTTATAAAAATGATGAACAGCACTATCGGTAAATTCTACAGAATTCATTAGTCCAGTAAACACTTCTACCCATTCTGTCATGTTAGGAGCTTTAGTTCTATCATACATCCCATCTTTACTTAGTTGGTCAAATACGACAGGACTGAGACTGTTATGGTCTGCAACAACTACCATTGCTTGAGCAAATTGTCCTATACCATCTGAATTCATATATAGAAACTGTTTATTAGGATTTAAATAATCTGCTATAGAAGTTAAAAATGTAGAAAATGCGGAAGCTGCTTTATTTATATTAGTCGTTCCATTCTCTAAAGAATAATCATACTTCTCATCATACTTCATTACAAGTGTTCTTCTAGAACTTTTAGAAGAATTAATTGCGTCAGCAACTTTCATTAAAGCTGCTACTTTGTCTTCGTATTGTTCGTCAATATTAAGATTAAAATCGGGATTTATCTCTATTCTAGGATTATTAGTTCTAGAACCTAGAGTAGCTTCTATATATTTTACTTTAGGATTAAAAATAATCTTTATCCCGTTTTCTGTAAACTTACTTTTACTGGAAGAGTGGTTAAACCTTAATAGACGATTGGGTTCAGAAGTCAAACTTTCATCCATATGTACATCAACATTTGGAATAAATAAAGTTTCAAATCCTTGCAAATCTTCTGCATTATCAAAATTAAGCTTATTAGTGGAGGCTTCTTGAATCAAATCTAAAATAAAAGTGTTAACATCCAGCTTACCTTTTCCAAATGTAGTATATGTATTTACCAGTTTTTCTTGTAATTCAGACTCTTCAGTTGTAGAAGTAGAAAATCTTTCTACATATTTACTAATTTTATTGAGATTAGATATATCATATATAAAAGCTGCAACGGGATTTGTCATTAACAAAAGTCTTTGACCTTTGTTAGTAGGAAGTAAATTTACATCAAAAGCCCCATTGGGATTTAACGTTGTAAATTTTAAAATAAGCATATCATCATCAACAACATCTTCAACCTCCGAATTTTCAGCGTTCAGAAAATCTACCCTAAATTTATTAAGGTCGTTAACTGAAACAGATGAATTGCCAAAATTTATAGATGATGGAAATTCTTGATTAATCGAAAGGTTTTCCAGACTTTTAAATTGTAAATGATTTAAACGTAAGTCTTTAAAGTATTCTTTATCTTTATTAAATTTAATGGTTTTAACTACATCTCCAAACATATGATTGCTTAGAGTGGTTTTTAAATTTATTATTTCAGGCTTATCCGCATATCTTGCAGATTGAGTATAATATAAAAGTCGCCTATAAGCAGAATACTTATCAGGAATTTTTGCAAGTTCTTCTCTCAAAGCGGTAGGTTCCTTCATAATAGAATCGTACGTGTTTTCTACTATTTTATACACCGCACTTTGATTATCTAATAAGTGATTGTGTACATATACATAACTCATTGCTCCTAGCACTTTAGGCATATCGTACATATCATTCTTATTAAGAACTATTAAATCTCTTTTATTTCCTAGAAATACTTGCGTAGGGGAAGTAGATACTAAAAAACTAAGTTTATTAGATTTACCTCTTTCCATAATGGTTTTAAATGCTGTTAAAAACTCTGAATGTGGAACACCAGTCCTTTTATATATTTGGACGAGAGTATAAGGATTAACATTACCTATTAGGTAATCAGCAATGTAAGTATTTCTATCTAAAGTATCTTCTGGAATTTCATCAACGCTTTCTATCATATTTAAGTCAGATTGATTCAATTCATCATTTAAATTTTCTAATTGGCTGGCATAATTTGAATCTGAAACAATTGCTTGAATAATATCATCTAGAGACGAAGACTTACTCATGTCAACGTCTCTAAATTGATATTTTTGCTTGCCTATAGTTATTTGAATACAATTATTCATCGCAAGTTAATTTTACTTCTGCTTTATTATTAGAAATTAGATTTACAAGTTTAGAAATGAAATCATTCTTTGTTTCCGTACTAAATTTAGTAAATCCTTTTGTAAGGAATGGCATTAACATTGTATTATTTTCTAAAAACATTTCTATATTAGAAGTTTGGCCAAATTCAGTTTCTTTTACTACTGTCTTTTTTTCTAATGAGTCATACTCTTTAGTAAATTTAGTTTCATTAGGTTCTCCCTTCTTAATAATTCTAATCAATAAATCATCATATTTATAATCTTCTCCCTCTACAAGTCCATTAGAATCACTGTTAAGTGCAGGATTTAATTTTCCTTCATAATCCATGAATTTAAGAAGTAAGCTATTTTCAACCTCAACTCGTTCATTTTTGTCTTTTATATTTAAAGAATTTTCAAAAATTTTAGTTAGAGTATTATCTCCGAAATTGTTTTTGCTGACAATTAAATTATATAAGAAGAACAAATCTCCCAAAGTCATATTTGTACTAGATAGTGGTCTAGTATATTTAATTTCATCGAAAGCCTTTAAATAATTAGAAAACGCTATCTCATTTGCTTCAACTTCAAGATTTCCTAAATCTATAGGAAGTTTATATAAGAAATTAAATCCTCCGTATTGATTCTTAAAATACGTACTTGTTAGAGCTTGAATAAATTTATTATTTGGATTGATGCGTTTTTGGTCTGGAATAAATTCTTCTTCAAACCATAGTTTAAATGTAGCTCTATCAAATACATTTCCTAAATCTAAAGTTTTTCCTACTGAAGACACAGGAACTATTTTACCTGTAGAATTATACATTTTCATTCCTGGAGACAGTGATATATTTCCAACTATATTAGATTTCAAGAATTTGATAATAATAGCATCACTAATAAATCTATTAACCTCACTCATATCTTTCTGAGTTAATTGTATAATAGCTTTATCTTGTAAAGCCTTTATTGTTAACTCTTTAGCCAAATTATTTTTTACTGTATAAGCTCCAAGAACTTTGCTATCTACGGCTAGAGCTGTCAACATTTTACTAAAATGAGGAACAGATGTAATAATATCCAAAATATTAAACTTATCCTTAGCTAACTCATAATTATCTATCATTTGTTGTTTATAATCTTCATCTTGAATGAAGTTCAATAAATCAAAATTCGTAGGTAAATAACCGTCATCGTCAGGCTTAAGTTTATTTACAGAGTTGAACTTTTTAAATTTTCCTGAAATAAATGATTCTAATTGATTAATATAATTAATCTTGTCGACTAACTTAGTTTTAATACCTTGATTTAAGCTTCCAAAACGTCCTAGTCTTGTAAGTTCATCAGAACGTTCTTTTAAATCTAATAAAACCTCCATATTGTGAAGGTCTTTCTCAGTTAAAGTATTTAATTCATCTCGCCTATTCTTAAGTTCATCGATGTATCTTGAAAATAAAAGTCTCATTTTTTCAGGTCTTGTATCCTTTGAAGATGGGTTATATATATCAAACTCTTCTGAGTATTCTGATTGTTCCCAAGCAATGTCATTTAAATCATCAAAATCATTCATCATATTTTCGATTTCTTCTTGTGACATCTTCTTTTTTCTCTGTTTTTTAGTTACCTTCAATAGGTCAGCTCCAGAATATGCAGCTTCATGAATTACATCAAGCAGGTTTTTATTTTGAATTTTGTTTAGAATCTCAAAGAAATTAGAACTACTTTTCATAAGTTCTTCTAACTCCGACTTAAACTCTGGATACTTAACTAATTTATTTAGAATTCTTTCTCCCCAATCGAGTATTGATTGTTGATATATGATAGGAATGTAATTATCTGGGTCAGCCATTTCAGTATAATATTGAACGGCTTTCTTTAAGTTATTCCTTTTTCCATTTATATATAGTATATCTTTTTTTGCTTTGTTATTAGCCATAGTAACTGCTCTAGTAGTCATGAAATCTGAAGCAGTTTTAAAATCTACACCAGTAGCTAATAAATATATATATACAGAGGCTAAATCTGGCCCAGCATTAATCTTTTCAAGAATAAGCTCTTTAGCATTGTCAGTAGCTGCAGAAAGTAACACTGAAATTGTTAAAAATACATCTTCTTGAGGTCCTCTTTTATAAACTTTTTCAGCAAGGTCCAATAAAGCAGGATTAATATCCGATTTTATAGCAATATTAGGTAATGTTGGAGATTCTTTTAGCTCTATTAAATTTCCTTCATTATCATATACATCAATGGTTCCAGTTTTTTTCGCCAATTCATCAGGATTAGCATTAGACTCTATGCCTTTTATATTATGAAATGTATATCTTCCCAAAGTATCTTCAGTTGCAGAATTTACTTTTTCATTGTAATAATTTAGTAAGATAGAGAATACTTTAATGCCTGTCGCATATACCCCAATTCCATCTTTACCAATAGAATTTTGATATTGTAAAATTATTCTCGCTCCAGGATTTTCATTTGAAACTAGTTTGCTAAATTGTCCAGAAGTTGAATTATCTGCGGCTACTTGAGCAGGACCCATAGAAATAGGAGAAGTAGCAGACACTACATTACGTATATCAGAACCAATTCTCCATAAAGCATTAAAAATTTTATTTTTAATTGCCTCCTGATAATCATTCTCACTTAAATTATATAAACTGTGTTGATTTAATAATTCTATTAAATCTTCATCTAATCCCTGAATCATTACAACGTTATTATTACCAGATGCAGGTAAATCAGTAGTTTCTCTAACTAAGTTAACTAGTAATCTATACAGTTTTGGAGAATTCATAATCTCCTCTGGAGTTCTTCTAAGCAATTCATCATAATTTCCTTCTAAGATAACTCCATTCTCAGCCGAGAAAAATCTTTTTCCGGATGGAAAAGGTAAATCATGAGATATATTTAAAGTTTCTTCATTTAAGAAATTAAATAAAGGACTCCAGTTATAGTATGTTCCTTGATTAGAAATACTTGCTCCTAACATGAACGCCTTATCAATATCAAAGTCAGAACCCTGATACCAAATTTGTTCAACTGGAACGTAACATATATTAGTCTCGCTCTCAGTGAACATTGCAACCTTCATATTCATAAATGACTGCATTGATTGAGATGGAATACGTGCTACAATGAACTTGATTGCTTCTTGCCACGAAGTAAACATATCTTGAGAAGATTTTTTTATTCTATTGTTCAATGCAGCATGAGAACTAGAATTTATTTGCTGAGCTAGAGTTTCTTTTTCTAGTTCTGAGCTAGCAGTTTTAAGTTGCTCTTCCCAATTTTCTAATGCTTCTCTGTCTTCTAGTGCAGTGAATGTAGAATTTACTTGTAAGGGAAACAGCGTTGCAATATTATTTCCGGTATAATTATAAACTACATTACTGTAAAGTCTAGATTGGTCAATAGCTTTTAGTGTGTCTAAATTAGAAGTTACTAACACTTTTCTACTCTTTCCAGAAGAAGTAATGTAAGTATAAAATTTATCTTCGCCCGATATCTTATATCCTATTTCTCCATCAACTAATACATAATCATTTCCATTTACAGTACCCTTATCAATAGATTGGTCTTCTACAAGCATTCCTGATTTAATCCATAACTCAATTTTAGCTCTAGCTTCTGGGCTATTATTTAACATTATATGTAAATGCTCTTTATTGTTTTTTACAAAATACATATCATAATTTCTAGAGCTTATATCAGTTTCTATAGTTTCTCTTTGTCTCGTTTCAAAAAACTTAGGTCCTTGCGCCTCAATTTCATCAAGAGAATCTCCAACCCTTAATCCGAATTTAGATGCTGTATTTTTTCCGATAGCTAATTCATTAGCATCAAACCTATCATTAGCTATATTAGCAAAAATAGAATCAGTCGTTCTATAAGCTACTGGAATTCTAAATCTTCCATTTGATAAATCCATTAAATCTTCATTGATAAGGTCTCGGAGATAACTATTTATTATATCTTTATTATCTGTTAACTTTAGAGTATGTCCAAATTTTTGGTTTACTCGCTCTACAACCTCATTCCAAGCAATTTGAAGATTAACATCGGACTCTATTAGAGTTTTCCACTTTTTATCGTTTAAGGTCCATGATAGTCTAGAAGTGTCTAAATCATAAGTATCGAAAGTGACAATTCCTCTAGAAGCGGAACCGTCTGCTAACGTCAGAACATGATTTGCGGAACGAAGATTTCTTCCTTTAGAACCTAATCTTTTAACAGTAGTTGTTCCAGTAAGTCTTAAATCTTTAAGGTCAAGTAATCCAATTTGTCCAGGTTTATTATTTCTATAATTCATAACCTGAACAGGAGACTCTCTACCTATTTGAATCCAATCCCCAGCTCTTATTTCACCTATATCAACTTCTTTATCCATCGCTCTAAATATAGCATCTCTTTCTTCCGGAGTAGATACTCTATCTAAAATATCAGTATATTTCCAAACTCCTCCTGCTGGGTTATCATAAATAGTCACAATATCGTGAGAAGGATTTAAGATTGCCTGCAATCCGCTATACTTACGTTTAATAATATCTCTATTTATTCCATTAGTAAATCCATTAGTAAAAATACCGAAGATATTATTATCATCAAATGGAATTTTATATTGCATTTGACTTAAACTCTTATCGCTTAAAATATCTTCTTTTACTAAATCGAGGTATGCAGAAGCAAGTCCTAATCTATCTGTACTTCCTCCACTAAATGTTTTTAATAAGTTTCTACCTAAGATTTTATATACTCTTGTTTTGTCTTCTTCACTATTTAAATCAAAGTTATACTCTTGTAATCCTTTTGCTATTACCCTACCGATATCTTCATATACCTGATTGGCAAGTTCATGACTTGCACTCATTTGTTCCAATGCAGAAATTACTTGAGTCATTTCTGATACTTCGGATTCATCTACCGCATGTTCTGCGTTTAGCTGTATTCCAATATAGTCAGGTTTAATAGTTATATAAGTAAGAGAAGAGCGTTGCTTTCCTTTAATACTGTTATCAAGAATATCACCTAAGTAATATCTTCCAACATCAATAGTTCTATCAGAAAGCTTACTTATATAAGTGTCAATTCCTCTTTTCCAATCCCTCGTATTTTCATCGTTTGTTTCTCCTCTTTTTCTACTTCTTTCAACAAACTCAGCTTCTTTAATATTGAGAACTTTATCAATTTGTTCTAATTCTCCTATTTCATCTAAAGCTTTAAGAAGAGCTTGGTCAGAGAAGAAAAATCTTTTATTTTCTTGATTAGCTCTAGTTTTAGCTTCTTCATATAATTCTAACAAGCGTTGTCTATATTCACTAGGAGCCTCTCTTTTATAGTCTTGTCTAGTTTGGCCTTCTTTTAATCTTTCATCAATAAAACTATCTATATCACTTTTATAATCATCATCAAATGATATAAAAGAGTCGTGAGTAGTTTTTAGATAGGTTTTTCCTATTGTAGGATGTCCATATATTATTCTATCAGAATCTAATAATACAGGAATATTAGGGTTATATCCGTTCTTAAATAAATTTCCTGGATTTAAGTTAGCCATTCCATTCTTTACGGCTCCAGCAGTTGCTAAATAAGCAATATCAGAAAACTTCATTGGCTGGTAATAAGTATTCTGAGAAACATCTACTTCTTGAGTTGAGGAAGGAGGAATATGGATTTTATAACCGCGAAGTTTAGCTTCCATTATTAATGGATGCTGATTATAAGTATTTCTATTAAAAGCTACAAGATTTCCAACTTCTGTAATTTTATCAAGAGATGTTTCAGAATATTTTATTTGTCCGTTTTCTAACTGTGCAGAGAATTCTCCACCTAAAGCCATCCATAAATCATAATTGGAACTTATATCCTTAGTGATTTTTTCTATGACTTCTTTGCCGTTAATAAAAATAGGACTTCCCTTACTATTTAACTGAACTCTTTCAATTGTATATTGATTATTTAATTTACCGTTTTCGTCAAATCCTAATTTATAATTTTTTGTTATATTTCGTATTTTCCAATACTTTAAAGTGTTTATATCTCTGTAGATTATTCCGTTATAAGAAATTCTTTTTCCATTCCTATCTACAGTAATATCTAAGTTAGGAATATCCCAAAGATTGTCAGCCATTTGCTTCATTAAGGAATTACCTATAATAGAGCCTGACTGTGCATTTCTCATATACTCGTTAGTAACTGCAAAAGTTGCACATTTTAACAATCCTGAAGATAAATATTTAGACATAGAAAAGTACCCAAGAGGTTTTCTATGAATAGGACTCATTTCTATTTCTTCGAGAGAATTCTGTTCATATCTAGCAATCATCGGGTGTAAAAAGATACCACCATCAAATTGTTTAGCTCCGTCACTATCTCCTTGTATATTAAATACAGGGGTAGAAAGGTCTTCAATTACAGCTAATTTATATCTATCTGGAATTCCTGTAATTTTTCCTTTTATAAAGGGATGGATTGTAGCTCCTACAACCACACCACGTTTATACATAGCAGTAGTACGTGCAGCTTCTTCTATTAGTTTATCCATAGTAGAAGCGTTATTATTTGTTGACGCTCCCTTAGCTGGATGTAAAAAGGGCAATCCAATAGTAGCTGTATTATAATTATCGCTTACTAAATTATCTAAAGATTTAAATGTGTTAAGTTCAGGATTTAAATATACCTCATACTCCGGGTCAGAAGATTTACTCATTAAATCTATATTATCAACGATGTCATATTTATTTCCGTTCTTTTTAAGGATATAAAAATTATTTAATCGCTGAGTTCTATTATCAACCCATATATTTTTATACGTTGCCTGTTCATCTGAGGTAAGCTTTAATTTATCGTATAGAACTTGTTTTGATTTCGAAGTTAATTTACTGATAAAATCAGATTGAAGTGCAGACATATCTATGTTATTGGTCAATGTCTTAATCTCAGACCCGTTTTCATCATATAAATCAAATTTAACTCCACTCATTTTAAGAGTTAACGCATATAATTTATCCTCTGCTTTTTTCTTATCCCAATAAGATTCAGGAATATTATTTATTGTAGATTTATTAGAAAGGTTCTTTAAAGAATAATTCTTTATATTTTCTAATAAAGTAGTATTAAACTGTATTCCTTTTTTAGTCTTACTGTAATGAACTTCTGGAAGAATTTCTATATAGAATCCTTCTTTTTGGAGGAACAATATTGCTTGATAAATTCTGGTTTCATCAAGTTTCGAAATTAACGGAACAAAATCGTTGATAGTTAAATTCTCTTTGTAATTATAAGTAGTTATAGAACTGTCTCCAATAAACTCTTCAGTCTCTTCAAATAAATTTTTCAACTCTGGAGATAATGAGTTATATTCTGTAAGCGACAAACCTAACCCATCTTCGCTAGGAGTAATTAGTTGAGTACCTAGAAATAATAGTTTATAATCAGAGAGTAATTGTCTAGACAAACTTTCATACATTCCATGTAATGTAGAAAATCTCAGCTGATTAAGTTCGTCAGCAGACATTTCTCCCAAACTCTTATTGGTAAATACTTCATTACCGTAAATATCTCTATAGGTAAATTTAGTCTCCATGTCAATTAGCTTAACCCAGATATTAGACTTATCAGAGTAAGTTGTAGGTTGAATTGCTGCCATTCCAGCCAGTTCATTTGATTGTCTATCAGCTGTATTTTTACTTCTGGGTTGCAAATAATCAAACACAAATTGTGAATACAATAATTCATTAGCTTGCATTTTAAATATATTTTTTGTTTGATTATCTGCATTCGTAAAATCAGTTTTTAGAGCTGTTCCTTTTAATAATCCATCCACTGAAATAAATAAATTAGAATTCATTGGATGTCCAGGTTCTAGTGCAGCTTGCTCTTTAACATCATTAAGAATATATATGTCGTCATTACCTGCACTAGTTAAACGATATTTTGGAAGATTATTACCTTCAGCATTTTTCACATAGCTTTTAGTGGTGTCTCTATTGTTTGCAGCTATTGTTCTACTCAATGCTTTTAGTCCGGTTAATGAGCTTAAAATTCCTCCAATTCTTGGAGATTCAAGATTTGGTTCATAATATACTTTAGCTTTACTTCCTTCTGGAAGCACTGCAGAAAATTCTCCTTCTAATAATTCTTTAACAGTATTTCCTGTAGCTCGTGCTCTATTTTGAATTTCTGCACTAATTATCGTTGCTACAGCTACATTAACAAATCCTTTTAGGTCTTCGTTGTTATTGATTTCTATCGCAGTTTCAAGGAATGTAGAATCAATTGGTCTTTCTAAAACATCCCACAAGAAGTCACTCCAACCTTGTTTATTTCCTAGTATATCAGATTTAAAATCTTGTACAAGACTTCCATTTCTCGTAAGATTTTTAGATGCTAGATTAAAATTATAATCTGCCCCTCCAATATTAAAATTAACACTTACCACTTGATTATATTGGTCTTCGTTTATAGAAATCCCGTGGTCTGCAAACATACTAGTATAATTATCAAATTTGCTTTGAATCATTAAGTGTTTTTCTAGGTCAGATTGCTTTTGAGAAATTGCTTCACTATCAAGATAACTTACAACATAAGCTCCAGTATCAGTACTATATTTATATTGTAAATAACTAACAGGAGAAGTCTTATTAATATGATTAAGAACCATAGAATAGATATTCATTTGGTCTGGAGAAGTTATACTACTCTCCAAAGAAGCTAAACTAGATGGATTATTTTTATCAAATACATAATGATAAATGCTGTTAAATGCCGGATATAAAGTGGCGTCATTTCCAGTAAAATAAGTACGTCTGTTATTATAGGCTATTTTTACAATTTCTTTTATAGCTTCCCTGGGATTATTTCTGATTTCCTTAGAAATGCCATCATTAGATTCTGAAATATTTCTGAAAATCCTAATCAAAGATTGGAAAGTTTTAAATTCTACAAACTGCCCAGTAGGTTTTCCGTCAATGTCCAGTATAGGTAAAGAATTAATAAATAGTTGAACAGCACCATTAACATGTTCATTCATGTCTTGAAGTTCATTATTATAATCTTGCTTTATATGTTTGCCCAGGTTATAAGTGTATTTATATCCAGCTCTAGGTTCAATATGTCCACCCATAAATCCTCGAGCAACTTGAATTAAATCTTTGCTATGCTTGTATAAAAAATTATCAAAGTTAGTAAGCATAACAAATTTATTATATGCATTAATAATGTTTATATCATCAGACTTAAATACTCCATCTAATGTATGTGGATAAAAGAATATCCTTGCATTATTAATTAATTTATTATATTCATCTACTTGAAAAGTTTCCCCAATATACATTGAAGTAACTGGCTGATTTAAATCTCTAGCTAATGATTGAAACAATTCATTTTTATAATTTCTAATTGAAACATTAAGTTCCCTTGTAGTTGATACTAGTTCAGGTCCATTTTTTCCATTGTAATTTACAAAGGAAAAACGTACAATATCGTTTTGATAAATTCTTATAAATCTTTCTTGGTCATTGATGTTATCAAATATAGTACTTAATCCGTCTCTCAACGATGGGATTGGGGCCTGTGGAAAATCATTAGCCTCAGGAGCTATATTTTTTGTATCTTCTTCTATTGATACCTCATTCCAATTTTCTGTAACAAAAGTTTCTACATCATTTACATTGTCAGCAAACTCCATCGCTCCTTCGTAGCATTCTGTATCGTAGGAGATTAGTTCTTTAACAATCATTTTTAAACTTTGATTAGATGGAACTACAGCACAATTATCTTTTAAATAGTTTAAGGCAGAAGAGATAAATTCTCTCCTACCTTCAACTGTTCCTAATAAATTATCTGGAAGAACTTCAAACGCTACATCGTAAGCAGCACCTATTTCTTCCAGAGATGGTAATGTTTTACAATTTGCCATTAACAATTAGATTTTCCGTCTTTATCACTAATGTATTCGGTTCTTAATGAAGAGAACATATTCGAAATAGTTTTTAATTCGGGAGTGATTTCAAATCCTGTTACTTGTTCTATAATATCTAAGAAACTTGCTTCTTTACTTGCAAACCCTCTATTGATAATCTCGTCCAATTGTTTTGGATTAAATGAATTTAAAGCATTTGCAACTTTAGCTGCCTTATTATAAGCAATAAGTTCTTTTTTGCTAAGTTTAGTAATATCAACAGGTTTCGTTCCTTCCTTTATAGCATCTTGAATACCTTTTGTAACGATATTTCTATATTTTTCTAATTCTTGTTCTGTATTCGAAACAATTTCATCTTGAATGACAGACCTCTCTTCGATTCCTGATTCTCCATCGTATGTATATGTATATGTATAACCATTTACTTTAATAGAAAAGGTTTCATCTGATTCATTGTACTTAATATCTTCTGGATTAAGTATAACAGAGCTTATATCGGTTCCATTAAGTAACTCATTCTTAGTAATAAAATTAGATAATGCAACTTCACTATCTGCATCGATTACTATTTCAGAGTCTCCTGAGAAAGAATACGTAGGAGAAACAGAAACAATTCCATTAGAATTTATAAATAATTTTCTAGGCAGAACTCTTAAATTCTCTCTTATCTTAGATGTTAGTTGAGTTTTATAGGACGCCATCTTTTCTTCTAAAGTATTCCCAATGGGAACTATATTAGAATTAATAGCAGCATTAACCATTTCTAAAACTTCATCTTTCTGCAAAGATACATTATTTTCTATAGAATTCCTAATGGATTCTTGTAAATTTTTATTAGCGTTTTCTAATATAGCATTATCTTCTAATTCCTGAGAAACATGATTTTTAACAACAATTTCGGGAGTTTCTTCCGCAACAATCTCTGGAGTTTTGTTAACCTCAAATTCTACACTTGTATCTATTGCATTATAATCAACATAATAATTAGGGGCTTGTATAGGGCCATCAAAATATAAATCTATGTCGTGTAATGGAGATATATAGTATCCATTTTGAGGTTCTTTAACATTTGAAGAATCTAAGCCATTAGTCCATATACCGAATTTATATAATCCAGCGTAATCAATAGCGTTTTGGAATACTTCTCGTTTTCCGCTATCTCTTATACTCCAATGATTATAAAACAATCTTCTAATTACAGAATTAGACAAAGTAAATCCAGCAATTAAACCTTTTCTAATGTTAGGGAGTAGAGCTTCTGAAGCATTTATTGCATATTCACTTAACATAGTTTGTAATTCTACAAAAGTGTTTACAGCAGAGGTCTTTGATACTTGATTAAAGTTCTCAGAACCAGTTCTGTAGATATCTGGAATTTCCGGAGAACTATAAATATCGTTATTTGGGTCAGTCAATTTTTCTAGCAACTTGGTCATATTTCTATATTTTCCAGATAATCCGTTTAGAATTTTGACTATACCAGAATCCACTGTTTTATGCTTAGTCACCAAACCAATATCTTCAAATAACTCAATTACAGCTTCTGGAGAAACTGGTTGAGTGCGATATTCAGATATACTCTTTATAGTATATGGATTACTTTGTGTATTACTTTCATCGGCCTTTTTTACATTCTTATATCTTCCAACAATTTTTGTGGTAGAATTAAATAATTTACCTACTTTCAATTGAGGAAACTGAGATTCTAAATCGTCAAAGATATCCTTGATGGTATCCTTAATTTTATTTAATTCAATTTCGTCTACTTTTCCATCAGTTCCAACCGCTATGGGAGATTTAATCCAATCTGCTTCTTCCGGAAGAACTAAAGAATTATTAAAAGTTTTTATCCTTTCGTTATAGTTTTCTACTTCTTTTATGGTTGCAGCTTGTAATGCAGCAAGACTGTACAGAAATCTTGCAGCTTCTACTGGCCTGGCAAGTCTTCCAAGTTCTCCGACACCGTAAATTCTTCCACCCTTACGTCCATCTTCCATATTACTCCATTCGCTAAAAAACTCTCTTATAGTAAGTCCTCTCATATTTAAAGCTGCCTTACTTACTCCAAATACTATATCTCTAGGAGGCCTTCCTTCTTCTGTATTTTTATACGACAGGATGGTGGAAATTTTTTCAGCATGTTTACCTAAAAGTTCACCTGGACTTTGTTTCCATAAGTCATCAGATATAAATACGACCGGATATCCTTTAGTGATAGATTTTTTGCCTAATCCTCTATCTTGGTCTGCGTCGTAATAAACCTGACTAAATTGAAGTTCTGGATGATTATATTTTGTTTTATCTAAAGTATTACCTCTATTAAATTTGTTTCTTACTTCAGGTTTCCATTTATATCCTGACCCATATATATTTTGTCCATAAGATATATTTGTTTTGATTGCATCAAAATCAGAAAGTCTATAATACACCTGACCTTTAGAATCTATTTTAGATGACAGCGTTTTCTTATCTTTAAGAATATTAACTATATTTTGATATTCGGAATTTTCTATAATTTTACTAAAGTCAGAAGTTGAACCTAATGTAACATCTAAATTACCTTTATCAGTAGGAATTTGATAAACAATTCTGCCAAATAAAGTGTCTTGTTGTAATGGTTCAAAATTTTCTACATTGTAAGCATTGTCGTATCCCGATTTAAACTTAGTTATTTTGAATAAGAAATTACCTTTAGCTATTGCAGATTTAAATGCCAGCAATTTAGATTTAGAATCTCCATCAAAATATCTTTCTATAAATGGCCTTAAAAATCTATAGTAATCACTTGCAGGAGCTAATTTAGAACTTAACATTTGATTGATTTCAGACTTCTTTCTCATAAATAATGAACGTAAATATGCGAGAGATTTCAATAAATCAACATCGTGTACTCCATAAAGTGTTATACTTCTTATGTCATCTAATGTTTTTCCATTAATAAATTCAGAAAATCCTTGCAAATCTTCTGAAATATTGTTGGTAACAGGAAGGGTAGATATAACTCCGTCTTCTTTTATATTAAGAGCTAAATGATTATAAAAGGAGTTCATCTGGAAAGTGGCAGCCTTTAATCCTGGATTTCCTCTTTTATCTCCTTTAATAGAGTTTATTTCATCATTTTCTACTCTAGTTGCTTCCCTTTCATCTATTTCTTTCGCTTCTGCTCTATTGGCGGCATCTTGTTCATCAGCTCTATCGACAATAGGTTCAATTTTATCAGAAGAATCTGGATTAGTAGGAACTTCTGTAATAGTTAGGGCTATAGTAGCATCTCCAGTAGTTTCTTCTTCAGTTTCAAAAACTTCTTGAGCCTTACCTTTTAGTATTTCTAACATCGTGTTCTTATAATTAGAAATATCTTCCTGTTTGAGTTCAGAAGTACTTGTAGTATTTGCTTTGTCTGCTTTATTTACTATATTTCTATCTTTTTTAACGATAATGTTTCCATCAGATGAGCGGCTCATTAATGTATAAAAATAACGTAAATTACTTGGAAATGCAGTAGGAGTATTTAGATTCGCCCAATTAACATCTACGATAGTATATTTAAATTCAGAACCCTGAACATCGTGAGAATCTCTAACTACAGCTTGTCCTGGATAAGCATCCTCTAACTTTTTAAATACACTGGTTCTAAAATCGGATAGGACGTTATCAGTAATTAAAGCAATTCGTTCCCCTTCTTTTAATCCCTTAGCTATTTTTTTAAGATATCCCTCAGTTAATTCAGATATATTAGCTAGTTTATCTCCATGTATAGATACAATTCCTTCTTCATCAGACTCATAATATTTAAGAACAGTTTTAGATTTTAATTCTCTCATTAAAGAGTCTATTCTAAGGGGAGTATTTGTTCTAGCTGAGGCTTCTTGCATATCTAACAACACATTTAACAATCCACTTACTTTGCTAAGATTATCTTTTTTATGAACATTATTTGCTCTAATACTAGACATTAGAGTGGGAGTATTTAAATACATTCCTGACAAATCAATGTCTATATGAGATTTTTTATTTATGATTCCTTCTTGCTTGTTATCTCCAATTGCAAATATAATCATTTTTTTATCATTTGGCAGGAACTTATTTAAACTGGATAAAGCTTGAATTTCTATCCCTGTAAAATGAGTATACTCGTCTATGAATAACACGTCCGGAATTGCTGCTACATTTACATCTTCTTCTGTTAAAAAGTCTGGATTAAAGATAGAATAAGCTCCATTTTTTAAATACTTAGCTTCTTCTAACTTGGAAAGCTCTGTTTCAGGATTTCTGAGTTCAGCTATAGCATCCCTCATTTTATTCCATCCACTATCGGTTAATAGTGTTTTAAATAATTGAAGCCTATCGTAACTTTTTTCTTCACCTAAAGTTGTGGCAAGTCTCTCGGCAACATCTTCTGCTGACCCGGCTATCATAACTTTAGCTTCTGGATTATCTACCTTAATCATATTGTAAGCTGTTAAAGCTACCCCAGTAGATTTACCAGTTCCAGCACCGCCCAATAAAGTAATTAAACTCTTTGTAATAGTATTAGAATCTCCCCAAGATTTATCTTGAAAAGGTTTAAACTCGTTTACTTTTTCTAAGAATGTATTAAATACATCAGGGTTTTTATATAATGCAAACATTTCTTGAACACTCATCATTTGATTGAAGAATGGAGCATGTAATTTATTATTAAGAATTGCTTGCTTTAATGTTCCCTGTAAATATTCAGGCTCAACAGCCATCATAGTTATTAGGTATTGCGCTAAATCTAATTCATTTAAGTCAGAATAAGTAGAATTACTTTTTAGCTTAGTAGATTGAGCATTATTAAAATCTATTATCTGGCCGCTTGCTAATTGAGAAATAATCTCCTCTTTTTGGTCAGAAGATAAATTAGTAAATTTATCAAATATTTGCTTATGAACTTTTAGTATTAATTCGTTTGATGCAGAAATAGCAGGAATATCACTTTTTCCACTATTGATAATATCGTTAGCCAAAGCTATCTCGTCTCCAGTAAGAAAATCTTCTGTAATTAAATTGTGCTTATTTTTATCGTCGTCCGTATATGTTATAGTTTTAAATTTAGACAAAGGAGAACTTTGGTCAACATTTCCACTAAAAATAAGTGCATACATGCTGTTAATTCTACTCATTGTTTTATTACTGTCCGCAGTTTTACTTAAACTATTCATATCAGAAATTGAAGTAAGCCAGGATATTTTTTGTTGTAAATTGTCAAGTTCCTTCCTAATCAACACAACTTCTTCAGAAGTTAAAGGAATATCCTCTACCATTCCAATATTTCGTTTATATTGATTAGACATATCTATAAAATCTGTACCTTGTACAAGATAAGGTAATATAGATTCATTAAGAACTGTAATTGCCGCGGAGGCCACCTGTAATTGGTCTCTTGTAAGGCTATTACTAATGACATAATCACTTAAATTATTTAATCCAGAATAATTCCCTTCCTCGTCCCTTATCAATTTAAATACGTCTTCTCCGGATATGTTTTGAGATAAAGTAGATAACATTTCCCACATAGGGTTATTAACCATACTTAATTGAGATAATCTATCTACCTCTGCAATCAATGCAATTCTTTCTTCATCATGCTTTAAATAATCTAACAGGAAATCATTGAATTTCTTATAATCACTAACTTTTTTTAAACTTTCCTTAGCATTTAAAGAGTTCATTGAGAGATTTCCATCAGATAGTATTCCTCCGATTAGAACATCAGACGCCTCGCCTTTAAATTCTGTATAAAACATATCTCTAAAGGCTTCTCGTAATTGGTCTTGGGTTAAAGCATAATTTCCGTTAGGATTTTCAAATATATAATATAATCCAGTATAATTAGGATTTTCAAATTTTAATTCATCAAAATTTATATCTTGCATATCATCTGGAGATACTTCATCACTAGTCCCAATATATGTAGATTCTTGTTGAATTCCTTCATATTCATCCTCTATAGTGAATCCTTTTAAAGCTTCCATACTAGTTCTTTCGGATAAATATCTAATGAAGTTTTCTGGATTAAATTTATTATATCCATTTTTCACAGAATCAATCATGGTTTTGATTTCGTTATCTATAAATCCAGATTGAGCCACTAAATTTTTTATAGATTCAAATAAGACTTGTAATTCTCCGGTCCTTCTTTGATTAAGAATAGGGTCTACTCCGATAGCCATATTATGACCCATGGAGTTAACTATTTTAGACAGTTGTTGTTTATATGCAGGTCCTATTTTGCTAGAATCATCTCCAGTTTTCCAGATTTCTCTAGTTAAATAAGCATCAACAATTTCTTCTTTTTCAGTAGGACTTAAAGCAAATTCTCTAGGGTTAAGATTATTTTCAGCGATAATTTCATCATCGGTTCGCCCTGCTCTAACCTCATCTTTAAACGCGACTATTTCATCCTCAGATAATTGATTTATTCCTTGAGAGGCGTTTAATTGTTCTACCACATTATAGAATTGTTTTTTCATTGCTGAGACTTTTGAATCTCTATAACGTAAAATTGCAGGAGATACTTCGGCTTTCATGTTTCTCCACATTTCAAAGCCTAGGTTAAACTTATCGGTTTCTCCTAATTTAGTGTATCCCTCATAAGCTTTTTCAATGTCTCTCTTTTGTTCTTCTGTGGCAGTAGAATAATTAAGCCCTTTAGCATATTTAGCATATGAATAAATATCAGGCGCAACAAATGGATTGCTTAAACTTCTACTAAGTCTAAAAGCCATTTTTTCTACATATTCTCCATTCTTTTTTCCAGCTATAATATCGTCAAGTTTTTGTTTAAATTCTCCTTGTTTTCTCTTAGCTGCTCCAACATCTGCATTTTCCCCTGCAGAACGAAGTTCAATAGTGGAATCTATGTAACCCTTTAATTGTTCTCTAAAATCCCATAAAATGTCTTCTCCTACTCCTGTTTGAGCAAGCTTTGTAAGTCTAGAATCTTTCATCAAAGCATTATCAATAACCTCGGAATCCTTCATGTTATAACCTTCGGCATTAATAATAGAATCTAGAGAATTTAAATAATTAATCAAGTAATTTCCTATTACATTATTTTGACTTTCCTCTCTAGTTTTAGCTACATCGTAATAAACATTACCATCGTCAGTTTTATTAGTAACGAGATTCATTGATAGAGTAGTAGAACCAAGTTCTCCTTTATCCATTGCTTTCTTTATATATTCAATGGATTTTTTAACACCATTATTTCTAATAGTGGTTGCAATATCCATCGCTAAAGACTCTGGAATTTTCTTCTGTATTTCCTGTATTCCATCTCTAAGATTTTCCATTTTAGTAATTGCTGGAAAAATGGCCCCTCCAACAGCACCACCTAAAGCAGACATAAAATATCTTTCTAAAGGACTGCTGGCTAAAAAATTATAATTTCCTTTTTTAGGAGTCCATCCAAGCTGATTAAATGCCCAGTCAAGTTTATTACTTGCTTCAAATACAGCGTCCTGTAATGCTTCTTCTGATACCTCTTCAACAGATTCTTTCAAAGAGTTAGCAATCCATCCTTCGGGGTCAGAAACTATATGCTTTTCATAAAAATCTTTAAATTTAGTTCCTAAGCTCTTAATCCACTTTAGTTTTCCAGCATTAGATACTGTTCCAGCTCCCTTTTCTACTAAATCAAGTTGAGGTTTTAACTCATTTATAAATCCTTTTACAAGTCTTTTGTTAGCTTGTTTTAACTCATCTAATCCAAGTCCGCTTAAAGCAATTTCTCCAAGAGAGGTATTAAATAATTTATTAAATCCGTATAGTGCAGCTCCCATTCCAATTGCCGTTGTAGCATCACTAAAACCATTCTCTTTAAATGTGTCATACATGTCTTTTGTTTGAGTCATTGCCATGTAAAATTGAGAACTATTTTTTGCAAATTTACTAACTGCAAGTTGAGAATCTGTTAATATATTTAATAAATCGTTGTTAACTAAATTTTTATAGTCAGTAGCCACATCTCCATCAGATATAGCTTGCTTTAATGTTTTTCCATATTTTTTTACATAATCAGCTTCATGAGAATCTACAAACGCTTTAGCTTTACGAGCTGCTCCTCCGTCCCATCCAATCCATTGAGGAATTTTTGCAATGGAACGTTGTTGATATAATTGTCCAACTACATCACTGATAAGTGTGGCAAATTGTTCATAATTAAACATTCCCTGGCTGCCTTCATCGCTAGTAGAAGAATCGAACCTTCTTACAAAAGCATCAGTTTTATTTAGTAACTTCCATACTCCAGGTCTATCCTCTGCATCACTATCAGACACAGCATCAATTAACGTTTTTCCAAATATAGAAAGAGCTTGTCCAAAATACATAGCTCCCGTAGCAATTCCATAAGCCTGTCCTACATAAGGAACTAGCATGGGAGCAACTGTTGCAGCAAGCTTTAGAGTTGTTCCTAAAGCACTTTTTTCAACTCCATCAGAAGCTAAGAAATTATATTTTTCCCATTTAGAACCAGTAGAAGTAAGTGTATCAGTCCAATGTAAAAAATTTTTGCCGGCAGCATCTCTATCTCCTAAAGTTTCATAATAAGGCATCCCATTAGCATTTAATTTATAATCTCCTTTATAATGTTTAATTTTTCTACCATCCGCGTCTTCATGATATCCATCTTCTTCCCATCTAGCTTCTACCAGTGGGTCTATAAACATAAAATCAAAAAATCCACTCTTATCATCATCATCCGGAGTCCAGTCTAATTCCTTATCGGATTTAGTGTCGAATACCCTTTGGGTCTGCGCCGCTTGTCTCATCGAAATAGTTCCCACACCTTCACCGAATAGTCCATTAATTCCTTGAGATTTTAACGTAGGATTTGATACTTTCTGTACTACAAATAATGGAGTACGAGTTACAGATTCATTATCTGAAAAAATATCTAGAGGACTCGTAACTAATTTGTGAAGAAATTTATCTTCTAAATCATCTTGTACAAATGTATTATAAGTTCTGTTAGCACTATCATAGAATTGGTCAAACGCTTTTTTATCGAAGTTTCCTTCTGAATCTTTAAAAGTTTCTTGGATAGCAGGGATATCTAAGTAAGAATCCCTACTTCCTAGAGTAGTGTTAGAGGCATCCAATCCAGCGGCTTTAAAGTTTGCGAAATCTTTATCTGGATTATAAAGTATAGTTGCTAGCCAATCGTTTTGCTGTTCATTATTCATTGTTACTTATTAAAAATTTGTTGGACCCATAGGTTTAAAATTACTTTGTATCTGGCCTCTTTGTTGAATTTTTCTTGCATCAAACATAGGTTTCGGAAGATTAATATTCCCAGTTCTTGTTGCAACACTAATTCTATCTCCTGCAAGAGGCATTAATATTGTCCCTCTAAACATATCAGCAGTATTTCCTAACCAATCCCATTCATACCACGAATCTATTTTATTATGCCCTTTTTTTCCTGCATTTTTTTCAGGCTTATTTAAAATTTCCATCATATATTTTTTCCAACTAGCTTCTTCATCTCCTTTAAGTCTGTCCACTGCTTTGTTTTGGTCAGTGACTATACCTCCAATAGTTGCAGTAGTGTCTGGAGCAACTCCAGTCATTGCTAAAAATGGGCGGAGAAGTCCTTGCTCTCCAGCAGTCTTTGGGTCGTTCATGACGTTCCAATAAGGTTCTATACCCTCTGCTCTATATGCTTGACGCCTTTCTAATTCAGAAATATTTCCTTTTCTAGAAAGACTATCTTCGATTCTTTTAATCGTATCTAATAAAGCGTAATTAGGAGCAATTCCTCCATTGGATGTTTCTGTGTAAGGAAGCCATACTTGAGCAACTCCTTCTGACGAATCTACTATAACATTTTTTGCAGCAACAGGTTCTACTTTATCGGAGCCAAAATATATTGAGTTTTGTAAAATTAAGGAATCGAATCCAGATTTTTGTAATAGAGAAGCTAAAGTATCAGAACCTATGCTCTTTCCAGTTTCCACATCTTGTGGAGCTGTCCACCAATTTGATTGGGGAGATACTAATTGATAATTAGAGTGAGGGTTTAATACAAAGTCCTTTTGTTGAGTTGCAATTCCACTTGCGATAGCGTCAAGTTGTTTTAAATCACCTCTGCTTCCACTACCGTCATCTCCAGACCCGCTTAAGTCTTTTGTAAGCTTATCTTCAAAATTAAGTTTAAAATCAGTCGTATTATCTAATTGACTAGTAACCATAGTAGTTATTAAATCCAGAGCTCCTTTTCTAGGGTTACTTTTATTTCCGGATTTAAGTTCAAGTAACGTCATCGCATTCGTATCTAACGTACTTGCTATATATTTAACTGCATCAGCAGCTTGTTGCATTTGATTTTTACTAAGAAGCCCTGTTTTGTAAATTCCATCAAGTCCTAGGCCGGACAAATCAGCTCCTTCGTTTACTAACTGTTGTAAATGTTCTAAACCTTGAAGTATTTTATCTCCTTTTTTATGAGCATATCCTTCCTTGGAAACAGTAGTACTTCCTATTTTAGTAATGGTGTCTTGAATAGCTTTGTTAATTGTAGACATTCCAATTCCATTCTTCACCACACTAAAAACTTCATTTCTGCCTGCCATTTGGTCGTTGTGGGCACGTAGATAAAGTAAATCAGAATTCTTCAAGGCAAAATATTTATCCTGATTATTTAAATATTCTTCTGGAGAAATTTGTTTCATATTCCCTTCCTCATCTTGAACTACGACTTTACCAGTATTAGAAATGGCGATTTCATTTAATCCTCCATTTTCTTGAACAGTTTCAAAAGCTGAATCATATTCTTTTCTACTAAAAGCAGCATTTTTTACTTGCTTTAACGCCTGTAAATATCTTGAACTTATATTAGAAGTATTTATTCTCCCATTAGAAAACAAACTATCTCCTCTATAAATCCAACTTAATCCATTTATAATTTTATTGGTGTCACTAGGTAAAGCATCAATATCTCCTATCATCTTTAACACATCTTTATCAGTAATTCCTTCATTAGAAGATTTTGCAGACTCAGAACTAGTTGCTAACGCAGTATTTGTTTGAGCTGGAGAAGTCATCCCTAAAGGAACATAATAAGTAAATGGGGGCATTCCACCCCCACTCTGCATCTTAACCACCGGTTTTAAGTTCATAAAGTCATTGATTTAATTATAAGTTGTTTAGATACAGATGATAAATTATTAATCATCTTTATATTAGTATCTATTGACTTTTCTATTGTTCTTTGAAAAAGTTTGGCGTTTTGTCTTTCAGCGGCAGAGATATCTTTTTGTCTTTGTAATTTAGAACGTTCTGCATATGTCAAAGTCCCACCTTTTTTATTATATCTAGCTCTCCATTTAATAGAAGGAAGACTCCATCCATAAATATCAGAGTATGCTTTATTCATTTGAGTTTGCGCATCTCTTCCAGTAGAATCGACAAGTCTTTGATATTGTTGATAGAGAGGAGATTTAGTATAATCCTCTCCCTTATCTTCCATCGCTTGTAATTGACGTCTTAAAGGTTCAAGTTTAGCATTAGCTACATCTTGAATGTTTTGTTCTGCAACCCCTAATTGAAATTGTTTTTGCCTATCTCTATTAAGTGTAGAATTATATTGTCCTTCCTTCAAGAAATTTTCTATAGATGTCCAATTGGCAGATTTTTTTGCAGCTTCAACATCGTGTTTAGCTTTATCAATTCCTAGAGCAGAGGCCCTATTTCTATTAGTGACATCACTTCTACGTGCAACTGCATCTCTTGTATTTTGCCATGCAGCTTCACTAGTTTCTCTAATACGTTGATTGTCAATTAAATCCCCTTCCATTCTAAGTCCCGCTGCTTTATTACCCGCTTCCAATTGGCCAGCTAATTGGAGAGACGCATCGGAAGTTCTAGGTCTAGCAGCTAAAGATTCTAGTCCTGCAGCTTGACCATAATATGCTTGCTTAGTAGCTAAATCTCCAACAACTTGTCTAGGAACTTCCCAAGTATCTAAATATAAAGGTTTTAGTCCTTTAATGGTTTCTTTAGCAACTCTATTATTGTTCCATATATTTCCTGCAAGTCGTCCTGCTCCAATAAAAGCTGCGGGATTTAACCTAGAGAAAAGGTTTCCCCAATTAAATCCATTTCTCGATTGTGTGCCTTTCGTATTTGAAGCAAGAGGAGATTTAATATCTTGAGGAGTAGCTTCAACTTCGGGAACAGTATCGTCTATTTCAGAGATTTCAGATATAGGAATTTGAGGAGAAGTATTCAAAGGATTTAACATATAATATCCCGTAGTATTGTCTAAATCCATATTATACCCCGCATCTCTCCATGTATTACGTACTTGTTGAAGCTGTTCTGGAGTATAGTCTCCTTCCCTTCCAAGTAATCGTCTATCATCAGTAATACTACTATAATATCCGTCAGCTACATAATTTTTATTTGGATTATCCCCAGTATATGCAGTTTTAGAAATTCCATATCTTCCTGAATTAAAAGCATTACGAATGCCTTTATCATTAACATAGTTAAAGCTATTGTTAATATCAGTCTGATATTGTTTTACATTATCTCCTCTATAAGAATCTCCCTTTACTCCCCAATCTTTATATAGCCCTGCATGGCGCTTTTGCATTTCATTAATATCTTGATAGGTAATTTTTCCCGATTTTAAAGAATCTAAAAGTCCTTGCGAATAAGGAGTATATATATCATTATACCAATTTCCTTTTAATTGTTTAACCCCAGTAATTAATCCATTCTGCCCTTTAGGAATTTTTCCGCCCTTTTTATATGCTCCTGGATTATACCATGGTTCCATGTAATTATTACCTACATTACTTAAATACTGATTGCGCTTTAGATAAGCTTGATACATATCTTGACCTCTTTGTGTAAAAGAGTTGTTTCTAAATACCATAGGTATAGAAGAGCCTGGAGTTTTGGGATTTAGATATTTAGGAAGCTGAATATAATTTGGCTTGTTTTTATTTATATAAGTAGGAACTAACTTAATAGAATTTTTGCGTTTTACTAAGGCTTCATACTCTGGAGAAATACGTCTAAAAATATGTTTATCTGTACCTTTTGCTTTGTAAGGAGTGAATCCTAATGCTTTTCTAAACCATCCTTGTTCAGAATATGTTTGCCCTGGGATTTCTTTAGTAGGGATTTTTCTTTCTCCCCATAATCCATATTTTTTTCTTCCTTCTATAACTGTTAAAGCATCATCATTTAATTTGTCCACCCCTTCCTTAGATAATCCTCTTTCAGAAACAAGTTTCTTTTTAGCTGCTTCGATTGCTGCTGATTTAATTTCTTCTGAAGATTTTCCGGTTATTTGGGAGTTTTTAAGAGTTACATTCAATGGTGTAGATTCTCCTTTAACTAGTACTTGGATGGTTCTTTCTTGAGATGGAAGTCGTTTTTCTCCTCTAATCCATTTTGCAACTCCTGAATCTCCTGCTTTAACATAATTTCTTGCACCTAATAAAGTACTTGCAATTAAAGATAGATTTTTAAAATCATTAGTGTTTAAATCTTTAACATTAAGATTTCCTACTTTAGCTAAAGTACTAGATATAGAAGCTCTTTGTTCTTCATCTAGAATTCCAGACATAGCTACTACAGTACTCAATGCTGGAACTAATTTAGAAATAACTTGCAAAGCTTTACCTGCTTTTACTGTTTTTAGTCCAGGAATTAAAGAAATAGCATCAAGACCTAAATTAACTCCTAAATTTCCTACATCACTCCAATCAAATCCGTCTGATAAATCTGCACCAAATGTCGCTGCTGAAGAAATCGCTCCAGTTGCAGCAGAAGCTACATGAGCTCCTGGTACAAAACCTAATCCAGCACTTAATAAGTCTGTAATAGCAGCTCCAAGTTTTACTTTATCAGAAGCTTTAATTATTCCACCGGCATCAATCAAAGCTTGTTCTTCCGGAGAAGGTTTATCATTTAGCAAGTTACCTAGTGAAGCAACTCCAGAAACTTTATCGTGACTGTCTGCAGCACGTTCATTTACTTTGGAATCTTCTTTAGCTTTCTTTTCATCCTTAATTACAGGGATATTGGTATCAACTAGTTTACTTACTGTTCCTCCCCATTGTTCTTTAATAATTCCTCCTTTTTTAAATAAGGGTTTAACTGGCCTTGGTCGTAAAAACGAAGGAACATTTTCTTTGTATCCCTGCGATTTTTCTTTCTGCTCTTTAGAGATTGGAGCTTTATCAAAAGTGAATCCAGTAATACGCCCATTAGAATCAATAATAGCTCTTAGAGGGGCATTATTTGTGTTTGGAACAAGAGCAGCATTTATTACTCCAGGTTGAATATATCTAGATAAAGGTTTTCCATCTATTATATAGTCGTCCAATAATCCTTGTTCTTTAGCCTTAAATAAATCTTCTAGCCAAATTTTTACTTTATTGTTCTTAAGAAGTTCTGGATAAGAGGAAATTCTCTTCAATAAACCTGTAACATTCTCTTGAGAATATGGATTATTAGATAAAGAATACTGATTTATTCTACCCCATCCAACCTTTTCATTACTTCCTTCAGCTATTTGACTTCCAACTGTTTTAGCTTTTCCAAGCATTCTGGTAGTTCCATTGTTATTGATATAGTATTGATTATTATTTTTGTCATAATCAACTATAACAGGAACTAATTTTCCATTTATATTTTGATAGAATTGAGATTTATAACTAGACGAATCCCCAGCTTTTGGTTTTGTATAAGCTCTAATTAATTCCCCAGGTTTTAATCCTTCGAAGAATGAGCTAGCATCTAACATATGAGTATATCCATGCTCGCTTCTAAGAAAATCATACAACGGGTCAGTCCAAATAGTATTTAAATCTTTTTGATTTAAAAGTCTATTATACGAATTTTTTATATCATCTTTCCAACTAGAATATTCACTAGGGTCATATAACTGACCATCTACAGAATACCAACCTTCTAATTTATCTAATGTAGGATTAAATGTTTTAGAAATTATTCCATTTTGAATTCTATTTCCTTCTGGAGTTAAATAAAAAGTATTTCCTTTATCATCTATTCTAGCAAGTAATCCAGAATCTGTAGCTTTTTTATTGTAGTTTCCAGCAGTATTTTGTCTTCCCTCAAAATTGTCGGTTTTGGGAACCTCTTCATTGTCGATTTCCCCGAACCAATCTCTATAATCATCTTTATTAACTCCTAATGCTGCAAGTTTTTCCCAATCTGCGTTAGTATAATCTGAATTATTTAATTCTTCTTTAGCTGCATTAATTCTTGCAATTAAATCGTCCCTATTTTGAAATGCAGTGCCCTCTAAATTGACATTCTGGTCATTTAATAAGCTATCTGCGTATTCGTTAAATATAGATACATATTCTTTCCATCTATTTGAAATTCCTCTTTTTCCAGTAGCTTGGTCCACAGGGTCTTTACCGTACCAAACAGATTTATTAAAGGAATTTCCTCCAAATATCTTATCAGATAATCTTTTTCTAAATCCGACTCCAAAATCTAACTTCGGATTAGATTTTTTTTCTACAGTAGGTTTTATGTAATCAGGAATAACATCTACTATTTGGTCTAAATAGTGGGCAACTGCTCCGTTAGCATCAAACCCTCGACCAGTTGTATTAGAAAGAACTCCGGAAGAATCAATCCAATTTCTTGAAAGGTCTCTAGAAGAAATATTTCCAGAATCAATTGCTTTTATATAATCTCCATACGATTCTCTAAAAGCATCCTTCTTTCTTCTACTCCATCCAGTACTTTCTAAATAAGATTCCAAATTAGAACTAGCATTACGAATTAAATCGTCTGTTGCTATATTTCTATTATCTACTTTAAAAAGTCTAGTTTCAGGAGTTTCTTTTGTTGTATTATTAGTACCCTGATTGACACCGCCTCCATTTTCAAATTTTCTTACCGCTTGTGCCATATATTATTTGATTATAATAAAAAAGGAGTATACATTAAATCTGTACACTCCTTTTAAACTCTTACTTTTTAAGTCTACCTACTAATTTTCCACCTTTTTTATAAACAGGTTCTCCTTGAGGAGCTTCTGGTCCAGGTTGTCCCTGTGTGAGTTGCTGAACTAGTTGTACAAAACCATCACATACAGACAAGGCTGTATTGCAATCTCCACTTTGAAGTGCTTCAGAAGCCATTTGAGCTAATTGCATTAGTACTTGTTCTACTCCACCTTCTGCAGGAGCCCCACCTTGAGGTTCGGCAGGCATTGGTTGGTCAGCAGGCATTGGAGCTTGACCACCTTCTTGAAATTTCTTAACTTTAGGTTTTACTTCCATAATTTCAGTGTTTTTATATTAAACGTTTAAATACTCGACAAAGTTAATAATATTTACAGACATATCAAAGTAAATAAATAATTATTTAGTAATACGAGTCTGTTTCCAGTAAAGTATTTTAATCTTCTTTGCTTCTAGGCGCATCTACATATTCGGGAGTATTTGTATCTTGTATATGTAAATATTTAAAAACTTTTTTTCCTAAGGCTTTATAATCTCTATCCTTCTCGGAAGAATATGCTCGTTTAGCCATTTTTATTAAAGTCTTTGTATTTTTTCTACTAAAAATACGCTCTCCTCCCTCTAATTCCATTTGAGTAGACCCATCTGGAGCGAGTACTTTCATTATAGGTACTTCTAAATCATCCTCGTCTATTTCATCAAGCTCATCTCCAGGTTTAATCCCAGAATTTCTATTAACCTCTAGAACATACATTACATTATCTTCTTCTAGTAGAGTTTCGTCATTTGGAATTCCTTGCCTTACAGAAATAACTTCTTCATCTTCATCTATAAAAACTATATCGAGAGGTATTTCTGTATCTTTCATCCAGAAAGCAATAGTATCTGGCTTTTCATATACAAATAGCATTCCTTCATCAGGAGCTAAAGCTGATTTTCCTTGCAGCCCTTTTATTTTTTCTTCGTCAGTTTTAGCAACTTTCACGTTGTAAACCTTATCACCTATTTCAATTTTCATACCGTAATTTCTCGCATTAATCCAGTATTATCTTGAGTATTCTCTATTATTTCTCTTGCAAGAATTTTTCCTGCCTCAATTGCAGCTTCGTCAGTACCTTTCTTAGCTAAAGCTTCTAGCTTTTCAGTAACTTCTTTAGTAAAGATAATTTCGTTTCTTTCTATTTCGGCATGTTGTATGACTCCACCGTCCTCTTCTGTAATAACTGGAATTCCTTTATGAGTAATCCCATCTACATTCATATGATTTTTATGGGCATGTAAAGCTCCGTCAGGAATTACGTTCATTTTTCCTCCTTCTGCAAACTTTTTAGTTCTTGAAGCTAAAAATTCTCTTACTCTAGCTATTTCTTCTTGAGTAGGTAACTTTACTCCAACTCTTCCTATTCTCATTCCTCTAGATTGGTATCCACCTGCCATAGATAAAGCATTTCTTCTATTAAGTCTATCAATGGAACCTGCTTGAGATTGGAATGCATCCCTTGCTTCTTCATCAATATCAGAAACTGCATTTTGTTGTCGTTTAGCTTCTGCAATTTGCCTATTAGCTTTTTTCCTAGCTTTATTACTAAATGCACCATATTTTTTACCACTCTTAGTAAGAGCATCATCTACTTTAGCCATTGAGCCTCCATAAGCCGAACCTTGGCTTTCCCAAGTTTCATTATCTTTATAAATAGTATCAGCCTTTTTTCCAAAAGCACTATTTATAATACTAAAAGGCATAGCTAATGTAGTACCAAATGTACTTCCTAAAAAAGCATCTCCTCCAGTCATTCCATCGGTTCCTCCAGTAATAGCATTTAATCCATTGCCGACAAATTTTCCAACTTGCATAGCTCCACTTACTAAAGAACCTACTCCTGGAATAGCTCCAGCAGCAGAAGCAACAGCATCGTATCCAGCGTCTAATCCTGCAGTTAGACCTCCTCTATCTCCAGAATATTCATGTTTTTGTGGTAAAAATGAACTTAATATATTAGCAGCCTGCCCTGCGATATTCATGGTATTTCCTATATTAGCTTTACTAAATATACCTTTAGTCTGGCTCCCAAAATCTATCGGTGCTTTAGGAGGCTGAGGAACAATTGTAGATGTTCCATTTTGACTTAATCCGGCAGCCGAGAAGAGGGTATTAAACCCTCCACTTTGCCACTTTCTAACTCTTTTTCGTTTTTCAAGCATAACTTATAGTATATAATGTTTTTAATGCTGTAATTATTGCCAAATCTTTTCCAGAATATCTAACCCTAATCTTTATATATTTATCTCTAAGTCTAGTTTCTTTACGATTTGTCCATTTAGAGGTTTGTTTATTCCAGTCTATTTTGTCTTGAGTGCCTTCCATTTCAGCACCTTCAAGTAGAGAAACATCTACAGCATCATACATTGGAACTTTATAATCTTTGTAATCTCTAGGTAAATCTTCCTTAGCTATTTCCTCTTTAGTAATATCTTCAGGGAAATGATTTAAAACTATAGGAGGAAGTCCTGGAGAATCTTCATCAGAAGTAGGCCAAGCATCTTCATTTTTCTGAATGAATGTAATAGGAGCAATCTGAACATCCCACTTATCTTCTTGATAATTCATATTTCCCCTCATTCTTCCCACTTTTTGAAGGTCTAAAGCCTCGAAGTGAGTCCATAGTCTAAATTCATTTAATAAATCTTCTCTAACAACTTCTGTTCCTGATAATCCAGTATAGGTAGCACCTTCTATAGCATCTTTTTTATGATAGAAGTCTTCGATTTCATTGAAAGTATCTACTCTTGTGTAATAAGATGGAAGAAGAGTAGACTTAGTATAAAATCCATTATTTAATTTAGGATGTGTTAATTGATTTTTAATGTCGGTATATTCAGAATCAAATAATACATCCGAACCAAGATTTTGATATAATTCTTTAGTAGCCTCCTGTCTGTAATACATATTAGGCTTATCCTCATTAAAATCATAAGCCTCTCCTACAATTTCACAATGGAAAGACTCAGGTGCAGCCTTGTTTGAAATAATCTGAAGATTATTAAAAATTTTATGAGTAGATGGATTATCTACAACAACAAATTCAAACTCGAATGGATGTTGCTTACCGTACCAATAAGTTGGTTTAAGTTTATCTTTAATATCTATAATTCCAGACTGACCATGTTTCCAGAAATCAGTAGTTAAATTTAATCCATCATTCACTCCGTTTTCGATAATAGCCTTCGATGTGACTGCTATGCTTGATTGGTACAGCCCTACATTATAGGTAACATATTCATGCCATCCGTTTAGATATTCGTTTATATCTGTAGGCACTGTTCCAGATTTATAATCTACAGATACATTACATTGAATATTTAATTGAATGACAGGAGTTTTCCAATCATCAATAATTGGATGCTTAGCTCCGGATTCGTCTGTATATAATTCTCCTAAATAAATTAACTTACTTTCTGAGTCATTTATATTCCTGATTTCAAAGTTTTTGTATTGTTTGAAATTGTCTCTAACCAATACAAATTCTTTTTTCATAAGTACCCCAGTTTTATCTATGTTAGGTAATGCTCGGTTGACTATATCAAGATTAGTAGCTTTATGTCCTTCAAAATCTTCCCATTCATCAATAATTGCACTATCTAAAATTATTCCATCAGCAGAAGTAGATTCACTAGAAGTAGTTCCTAATTTACTAATCCATTTAGATGTATTTCTATCAAAACTGAAATATATATTATCTATATTTTCAGAATATGAAGGAACCCAGGAATAGAAGGTTATCCATTTTTGTAATACTTCATTATAGCAGATATTCCAAACTTTTTCTTCGAATCCATGAAGATTATCATAAAAAGTAAACATTACATCTTGTTTAAATGCATTATAATGACTTTTTACATTTCTAATTCCTATAATTGGAGTAAGTTCCCTTTCTGATAATGAAATATTTCTGTTTAAGAATTGTTGAATTCTAAAATCTGAAATAATTTCAAATTGAGTTCCGTTAGTTCTCCAAATTTTCTTTCCAACAGTATCCACTCCATAGACGTAATAGGGAGTCTTGATGACACTTTCCGGCCACTGAGTACCATAGGTATCCGACAGCATTTTTGGATTCTCTGGAAGCACATTAGAGGTGTTAATAAAGACATTTCCACCTGAACCCTCACCAGCAACGGCACGTTCGTTAACTGGAATTAAAGCCACCCCATGTTCAAAAATACAAAGAATATTTCCAAATAACTCAACCATCTTCATAATTCCACCATAGATTCTAGGATAATCTCTGTAGTGTGTTAATTGAAACACTCTATATCCATTTTTAAATGCGTCTCCTACTGATATATCAGAATATGCAATTCTAGTATCATATCTGTTTTTTATATATGGCACATCTGGAAGAATGTATGCTACTTTTTCGCCTACTGTTCTTGTATATCCTTTATTATAAACATGAGATTCTGGAATTTTATAATTACCCTCCACAGATTTTTCTTGTAAAGGATAGAAGCTTCTATTTAATCCAGTTAATCCTTCTTCCTCAGGCCTTGACATATCAGTAGACCGAACTGATAAATTAGTAGAAGAACAAAATTTAACCGTTATCCAACTTCCGAGCTTGATAGCATTTATATCTCCCCGATTTATTTTGTTATTATTCTCTTTGTTTTCTATATCATAATTTTCTTTCCAAGAATTTTCATCTACGATAGTGTCATTAATAGGAGCATCTGGGTCTTGAAAATTCCTATTTAATCTATGAGTATAATTGCATATATAACAATCACCCCTATAATAAGTAGTATAATAAGCAAATCTAGGTTCTTGTTTACCTTCATTTAGTACAACTCGTTGATGGGTTTTAAATTCTGAAAATAAAGCGTCGAAACCAATCCTATCTCCTATAGGATAATAAGTAGATTCATCTTCATATCTAGAAGAAAAATATATCTGCATATTGGATAGAGAATAGCCTGGAATATATATGTTATATACTTTTCCGATAGTAAGATTTCCGGACATTCCTAAATAAGGAGAATAGATTCCCCTAACTAAATTAGAAGCCTCCTTGGTTCTATTATCTAATTTTATATATCTAAATTTTGTAGCATCTTCAGCTTCTCCGGCTCTAGCTCTTAAATTAAATCCTCCTAGTGTTGAAATGGGTTGGTCGTCAGATAATGATATTATATCTGATGTAAGATAATTTGAGTTGTCTGAATATTGATAAGCTGCTACATAATAATGCCTATTATCATATCTATCTCTAGATAGAGTTGTTCCATTTATATTATTTTTAGCTAATTTGATAGAAAACTCTGTTCCCGTAAATAATTGATTATAGTACGGTTGATTTAGAGAATATTCTGGACATATTCCACATCTAGGTACCAATTCACTTCCACTTTTGTCTATTTCACTAGTTAACCTAGATTTATAATCTTGAACGAGCACTCTAGAATCAGACATGAATCTTTCTATATAGTAATTGTTTCCATAGTTAATCGCAGGAACTCCAGAATTGCTTTCTACAGGCAATGTATATGTTTGAGATATTATAGTTGGAATTCGTTTTTGACGCACTATAAAAAATCCTTTAATATTTAGCTTACTTTGTAAATAGTCTACAACAGAATATGGAATATAAACTCCTAGTCCATTTACAGTAAATGCATTTGTATCATACGAAGATTTTAATCTTACTACCCCTTTAGAATTTTCAAAATTCTTAGAGTTTTTTATTTCATTAGTGGCTTCATCTATTTCTATATAATAACGTTCTCCTTCAGCCTCGTTTTCCCATATTTTAGAATATTCAGTATATCCTTCGACAGAATCATATATATTATTTAATGTTGGGAGCTCATTTTTTCCTCTAATATTGTATACTGATGACAAGCTTCCATCATCCATTATATAAACAATACCTAATCTGTAAAATTCCTCATTCCAATATCCTACGTGATAATATATGTTTTTTGTATTAAAATATTCTCCAGGAGTAGACGCAGTACTAGTATCAGTATAGTCATAACCCATGTCTCCGATTAGCTCTGATGATTTAGTAGATTCGACATACGGTAGTATGCGTAAACTTAAATCTAATAAATCTCTATGATTTAATTCTGGTTTATTAAGGTTGCCTAAAAAAAGCATATTTTGACAAGCTGCTTGAGCTTTTACTTTATCTGCAATAAAGTATTGGGTATTTATATCAGAAATAGGAATATCAGTAGAATCTTCATACCCTGTTATTATAATTGAAACAGAAGAATTTTTTACCACATACTTTTTATTAATTTTTACAGCTTGCACAATTGCATTCTCGTCTTGATTAGACGTTACTCTGGTATAATATACCTTTATATAGTCATAAGCTTCATCTATATTAGTAATCGTCAATGCAATGGACTTATTAGAATTCTCGTCTTTAATACCTCCATCTATTGAGAAAGGGTCTCCGTCGTTTCCTTTAAAACAAGAGATTATTCCGGATTCAGCTACAAAATCAGTTTCGTTGTCATCCGCATCAGAATATTTTATGTATATAACATAGTTTCCAACTTTTAAGTTTCCGAAAGAAGAGACCCCATTATATATAATTTTTGGAATATAATTTACTCTTTTATAAAGGGAAGTATCTAAATTAAATTGAGAGTCATCATATATATTTGTATCATTATTTCCAATTCTATCTACTATTTCATAAGTATTGTTCTGTAAAGTTGAAAATCTTGTATTTATTAATCTAGGAATATTTCTGTTATCATTAAGTATCAAATTAACAGAGCCATCATATGATGGCTGAGGAGTTATCTCTATTGGATTATTTAAGCTAAAATTTAATTGCTCTGTATCTAAATCTACAATACTTCCAGCTTCAAACAACTCTCCATTTATTTCAGAATCTTTAGTTAATCTATAATTACGTAATGGATTATATTCATAGACTATTTTCCCTTCTGGTTTTATTTGACTAAGAAAATATGAAAATTCTAAACTCGGAAACTCTAAATCTTTACTTATAAAGTCTCCTTCTACAAATTTTATCATCGTAAAAAATTATTTTATAATACTTTCTCCAGAAAATATTTCAGAGTCTTCAAATGTAGGACAATCTGCCATATCCATTCTCATATAATTTCCAGCATTGCAATAAAATGATTTTAATACTTTACTAGAAGAAGAAGCGAAAATGGTAGGAACGCCGGAATCATTATTATGAACTTCAAATTTTGCATTATTTACTCTGTTCCCATCCTCATTATAGATGTAGGTTGAGTTAGATTCCAATTTATTTATTGTACTTTCTACAATTTCATAATTTCCGTCAGAATTCTCTTTAAAAATAGCGGATGCATACCCTGCAGATAAACTAGATTGTAATTGTGTATATTGTAAATCCATGTTATATCCGTTATTAGTTATAGAAGAAATTTTTATATCATCAGAAGTAGGTTGCAATACGAATGATAAAACTTTTTGATAAGAATTATTCCAAAAAGAATCTTCTATTAAAGATTTAGCATAATTGACAACATCATTTGTAAATACAGTTGCAGAATCATAAGATACTATTTTTGGAGTAGCAGAAATAATGCCAGATATTGTAATTGGACAAGCTTCTTTATAATAGTAAGAATTAAAATCTAAAGATTTAATTGGGATGGCACCGGAAGAACCTTTATATATGTAATAATTTCTAAAATAATTATATAATTGTCCAGGAAGTTCTAAGCTTAAACTACCTGACGCTAGTTTTTGAGAAAATCTATATTCTCCACTATAATCTTTCCACAGAAGATACTGATATTTATTAACCACATAAGATTTTAATCCATGTAATCCAAAATTATAACTATCTCCGCCACTAACATTAAATCCCTCTGTATTGGAATCATATCCTGGATTTGTTACTATAATAAATTGTGCTCCATTAAATGCATCAGTTATTTGTTTTTGAAATTCTGACCAGTATCCTATTAATTTTTCATGACGGTCATCTCCTTTTTTATAATATATTTCATATAAGTATGTACATATGGTAGAAGATGCATTGCGGTCGACTTTAACAGCAATACTCCAGTTTCGGTCTGAGCCCTTAGATTTTTTTCTAACTCCTATTCCTAGACCCGATGTAGCTTTTTTAAAAGAGTCATTATATGAATATCCAAATAGACTGCTCCAATTATCTTTGCGTATAGCTGGAACAAAGGGAAATGTTACTGATACCAAAGAATCAGTTTTATTTCCAACAAGTTCAGATTGAGAAACTATAGTAAACTTGATTCCGTCTGAGCCAGATTCGAGATTAGACAATCTCGGGGGTTGTATTTTAATTCTGTTTGAGTATGTACTATAATCTCCATTATATACAGAATCCCCGATAGAAGTAATTACATTTCCATTATATTCCCAAGACTCTACATCTCCATTTCCTACTTTAAAGGGATAATTAACGGCATTTTTTGTAGACACATTACTTACTACTGAAGATTTATAATTATATGTAGCCTCAATTATTTTAGCAAAGGTGTTATCTTCGTATCCTTCATTATAAGATGGCACTACATCTTTTGTGTTAGAATTAAGTAATATTGTAGTTGAAGAATGGTCATAGTCGAAATCTACTTTATTAAGATTTTCAATCTCTTTAACATTATTAGAAGATAAAAAATCTGCATCAACAGCCGTATAGTACAAGTTATTATATAATGGAGTATTTAGAGTCCATCGCCAAGCTATTGTAGATAAATCTGAATTGCTAGATAATTTATATTGTATTTTTACTAAATATAGTTTTCCATATTCAAATTCTCCATCTGAAAATGGGATAACATTAGTAAATGTTCCATTAAAACTTCTTTTATCGTCTATTTCTAATGTTTTAGTTTCTTTCTTACTTATTGCATCATAGAATATGAATTTTATAAATTCTATAGTTTCTCCCTCTTTTGGATATGCTTGTAGCCCCCAAGTTAACTGTAAACTATCAGAACTACAATAAAATCTCCATTCCGATAACAAAACAGCTCCAGTTCCTAATAAATCTATATTTATTGAGCCTTGTATATTTAATCCCGACAATTTGGTGTATATCATGCACGGAGTAGCATTATAAGATACTATTCCGCTAGTTTTATTTTCTAATAAAAGAGCTGCGCTGTTTCTAGTAGTATAAAGAGATGTCGATAAATCAAACCTAGGATATGTTAACGTATCTTCAACTTCAGTAGTAAATGGAAGCATATATGTTGTATTCGTATATTGGTTTTGGTTTTCAGTAGTAACAACGATTTCTGTTCCGCTTATAAGTTTACTGTAATCATGTTCATTATCTTTAAAATCATTAACACTACCATAATAAGAAATATACTTGTTATCAAAGTCTTCTTCAGGAAAACCCTTACCATATTCCTCCTCATATACTCCATCCGGACAATTATATTTATAATCTAAATCATATATTAATAAAGTTCCATTACTTGGAACCTTTTCTCCCTCATAAACAGTTTCCTCTAAAGAAATATTTCTAAATCCTCTTACGGAAATATCTATCGCTTGAATAGTATTCAATTCAGCAACAATATATAATTCCCCAAAAAGTTTATTATTATATGTATTGACTGCTCTACTGCTTCCTCTATAGTTATCTACGGCATCGTCTCCAGTTCCCCCATTCCAAGTCTGCATATAATATCCTATATTTGATGCTGTATCATATGCTAAATCCGAAATGTCTATAATTTTATTTTCCTCATCAAATCTTTTTAAATTGGAAGTTATATCTCTCAAGTTATTATTCGAATCTTTAACTGCAACACTTATAGTAAGTAATTTATTTTTAGGACTTTTAATTTTTATTTTTCCATATTCATCCAAATCTGTATTTAAACAGTTAGATACAAAAGACTTAAGCTTAGATATATCTCCCCCTGTATTTAAAAGAATTGAAAATTTGTCACCAGAACGTATAATTATACTATCATCAAATAATTTAAATCTCTGAACTAGCTTAAACGAAGAATTTGTTCCAAAATCTTCTGCTGTTAAAAAGGGATTTTTAGTTTGACTAACTTCATCACTACTAATATTTCTCTCAGGAGATGGAAACGAACCTATTTGCCCTTTGTTAGTAAGTGGATTATATGATGCAACATAAATAATTCCCCCGTACTCTTTTATACCTACAGGTACATATCCTGCGGGGAGATAAGCAGTTTCTACTCTACCATTACCCATATCATTCTGAAGCACAAATTCATTACCATTATAGGTAATAAGAGTTGCATTTAAAGCGTTTGTTAATACGTTATCGGGAGTAGTGATTGGATTAAGGTCCATAACTAAACCTTCAGTAAACGTATTAACCGTTTCTTGTTTACTCATGTTTTCAAATATTCATATTTTTCATTATTGTTAATTAATATATCTTTAAATTTCATGGGGCCTCTAGTCTCTACTAGTTCTGCTTCTCCAGATATAAAATTTTCTTTATATAACCTAAAGCCCATATCCGTTATTATTGGAACTTTAAATATATATCTTCTGTTATATTCATTTATTCTACATTCATCAAGAATCTTATATAGAACTTGATTTCCGTATTGAAATGTCTTACGTTTTCTACCTCTTTTATTATGTTGAGATAGAAAATTTTCATATTGAGAATCCGATAAAGCAAAATAGTAATATCCGTTATATGGAATTTTCTTCTTTTTATATAAAACCCTAAACTTGATAGTTAATTTTTTTATATAATAGTGAAAATGTTTAACAGAATCTTTTGTAAGCCTTCCAATATAACACCAAATACCTCTATCTTGTATTAAGGTATCTCCCCCATAAATATTATACAAATATAATAATTTCCATCCATAAGTCATAATCCTTTCTATATCTTTTTTAGGAACTTCCGGATACAACTCATAAAGAGCTTTGTAATAGTTTGATATTTTCTTTATTTGCATAATTAACAATATTGCATTCCATTATTAGTGTTTTCTGTAATTTTAGATTTCAGATTTTTATCTACATAAATTATTTTTTCTTTAGAGAAAACATTGTGCTTCATACTAAGAACTAGCTCATTGCCAGAAAAGTTAGAAGAGAGAAAATCTACATTTTTCCATTTTCCTCTCTTTCTAGCCTTTTTAAAATCCTCGCCGTAAGTTCTTCTAACATGAATATCAGCAATACCTTTATTTGTAGGAAGTATAAAAGTTACATTATTATCAATTATATCACTTAAAATAACTTTAACAGAATCTCTAAAAATTTTTTTTACCAGAGCATCTCTATCTTTATTCCCATTTATTCGTTTACAATCTTCACATGTAAGTTTTAATTTTTTATACGGGAAATTCATAAACATCTCATCCACATTAAATGAATGACCTACAGCATAATTCATATTTTATCGTATTGGTTTATAAGATTTATTAAAGATTTTTCTATTCCAATTTGTTTTCGCATCTAAAATTTCATTCATATCGTTTTGGTCAATGTATTCGGGAACTCTAGCTGCATCACAATACCTATACCAGTCCTGTTGAAGTAATTGTGATAATTGAATAATATTTGGATTATTAGTCATCAGACCTTCTTTATACTTTTTTCTAAAAGCCACAAATGTAGCAATAGCAATACTTTCTTTATCGTTTATCATTGGGAGTCCTTCTTCATCGAGAATAACTCCTTTATATAATATTTGAACCTCCCCATAATTTTTATCAAAATATAAGGTATCCCCTACTCTTTCATATTTTGCATACTTCCCAGACATGTACAAGGGGTTCTCAAACAACTTTCTTCCTTCAATGTAATTCTCTATAAATTGAGAATTGTAATCTCCATTAGGAGTCTTATTTGTTACATAATTCCAATCTTCTGCGCGATAAGTTACAGCCTCTACAATATCTGCATTGCAGGGTAATTCTACTGTAAAATCTGGACATTGGATTTTAGTACAAAATCTATATAATCTAACATTTTTATTTCCGATTAAATTCCAAGCAATTAATCCATATTCTTCAAAATCTTGAGGAAGCATTTCAATTCCATATAATAGATTAGCTTGGAACATAGCTTGATGAAAATTGTACTGTGCCATTATTTAGGAGTTTGGTCGTTAGGAGTAATTGGAGCTGCAAACTGTCTATAATATCTCAACTTCTTCTCTGTAAGTCTTTTCTTTATCTCATTATTTATAAATGACATATTTTCTACATCTGCTGGAGTACAACATCCATATTCCTCTAATTGCCTAGGGTCTTTGAATATCGCTACAACACTTACTTGTTTTATAAGAGGAGCGTTAAAGATAAAACAATCACACATATTGTTTTCATTAGGAGTAATATCAATATATACATAAGGAAGAAATCTCCCTCTTTTTCTATATTGATGATATTGCCATGCCTGAGAAGAAGTATAATATATAAATGGAACCTGTCTATCGGTAGAACCTATATAATCTACAGCAAGCTCTCCATAATCATTTAATAGTTGTGGAATTTCAAAATGAGCTACCGGTGTTTCACATCCTCCTTGTCCACATCTACATCTATCCAAATCTTTACAATCAACTTCAATGCAATTTATAGAAAGGTACAAATCATTTTTAGGCAAAATTCCTTTTAAAGAATATTCTTTAATGATTTGTAATCTTTCATCTGCTATATCATCTTCTAATTGTTCTAGTGACATTGTTGGTCCAGAATGAATTCCTCTTAGTCCAGAAACAACATCATTATATATTGCAGATGCTAATTTTCCGTAATATCCCATAGTTATATAATAAAAAAGGCGAAGGCTAATAGAGCCCTCGCCTTCTTACAATTTTATAATTTATTCTTATGCTTTTGCTTCAAACTTAGCATTTGCCTCTGTTTTTGTATATACTTCTGTTTTTGTATATACATTATCAGCAACGGCTTTTGCTTTAGTAAGAGCTTCCTGTGCAATCTTTTGAGTTTCTTCAAAGGAAGTACTATTTCCAGTAGGACCTCCAGTTCCTCCAGTAAATCCAATAGCTGTTAGTCCAGTCTCAAAATCATTAGCTATAGACTGATTTACATAGAATACATGAGTAGTTTGAGAAATAACTTGTTGTCCTACAGCAGCTCCTCCCATGAGACCTCTATCTTTCTTGTAGTAAATAATATATTGGTTATATTTACCATTAATAATAGGAACTTCATCTTGAAGAGGTGCTTCCCATCTGCGTACATCTAAAGTAGGAATTCTTAAATCCTTAATGATGTGCTGATATGTTCCGAAGCCTTCTTTACCTTGAACTAGAGTGTTAGCTCCATCATATTCTGGGTCAGAGGCTTCTTTTGCAGAGAATATAGTAACAAAACCGCCAGCTCTATCAGCATAAACTACAGGTCCAGCATTTTCATCATATTCCTGAACGTCTAACTCTGTAAATCTTTGATACTCATCAACAGCCTCAATTTCTAATTTGGAATCAACAGCTTTTACGTTAAAGTATTTATAGTTATACATATTTAAATACTTGTTAACGATGCCAGCAACTTTAGTCGCTAATTGGCTAGCAGATTCTCCGGCCTTCTTTTCGAATTGGATATTAAAAGGCTTTCCTTTGAATACCATATCATTAGAATACAATGAGTTTTGATTCCCAGAAAGTTTAATATACATAAAGATGTTAAACACTCCTGAATTAGAAGTAATTTTTGTAAGGTTTAATGTAGCTTTAGCTAATACTGGAGCAGAATATTCTTTTTTATAAATAGCAGCTACATAAGGCTTTTTAAAATTTCCAACTCTTTTAATATTAAAACTACCTACCTTATCGCCCTTTTCTTGTTGAACAGTCCATCTAGGTAATTTAGTAGTATAATCTAAATTGTCGTTGATTAGTGTAGTTGTTGTAAATTGAAACATACGTTACTTATTTTTTATTTTTACCTACTGCCTGAGCTGAGTCAGCAATAGAAACTGATATTGGAATATGGGTACTTAATCGTGGGTCACTCGAGTTTTCCATGATTATGTGGGCCAGCTCATTTATTATCTCTAAACAAACGTAATCTGGAAATTCCATTATTTGCGAAGTATCCTCTACTAAGTCTACTTGTTCTTTAGTAAGTACCATTTGTTGAGGAACTTTTAAATACTCTACATACACACTTACCAATTCAAATTTAGAATCGTCGTTTCCGTATCGAATTTCCATTCTAATTGGAGATACGTTTCCATAGCGTACTTCTCCTTGTCTTTTTACTAAGGAAGCAGATTTATTTCCAATCTTTATACTTCTTGGTCTTTCACTGATAACTTGCCCTGAATCATCAATTTCTTTTATATCAGTTCCAGAAATATTACTTTCGCTGTAAGAATTAGTCGGATTATCTACACTAGTATTTACATTATGTATATAATAGTAAGGTCTTTTAAATGAAGGTCTGAAATAATAGTTATTAATAATTGCATTTAAATCTGCGGTCATTCTAGTTGCCACTTTATCAATAAATTTTCCCTCATTTAGACATCCTATATTTTTTTTTGACTTAAATTTACAGGTACATCCTAAGATATGAAAATAATCTGTAGGAAGCATTACTTCATAAATTGAGTTATTAGCAATGCCTTCCGCATTAGTAATATTATATTTATCAGACAGTTTAGCTGGAAGAATTGCAGTAGTGCTCAATACTCTTAAATCATCGGAAGTTTGCTGAGTAGTATCATAAAGATTGTATCTCTTATTTATATATTGATATATAGCCCTCATTGCAAAATGATTAAAATCATCTATAAGAAGGGCAGGGGCATGTTCTTTATTTAACTCTATAAGAACTCTTCTGTAAACTTGTCTTAAAGTCATTTATTTACTTTTTAGCTCCTGATGTAGTACTAGGCTCTGAGGATTTTTCTTTATTTTCTTCTTTTTCCTCATCCTCGTAAAAATCAGGATATGTATCCTTTTTAATTAATTCGAGAGTCTTTCTGTTACGAGAATCTTTCATCCACGTAATAACAGCATCGTCTGTTGCACCCAAAATTACGCTATCTCCATATAGATACAACTTATTCTTTACATATATTACATGTGCATCTCTGGCATCCATAAACAGGATTCTAAGATTGATATCGTCTCCAGTATATAAATCAATAATTTTATCTGGATCTTTCTCTGCAACAAGTAGTAAATAATCAGTTATATCGGCACTAGCAATATTTTTCATGTGCTTACCTAATAATCTAGCCATCTTTAGTCTTCCTTCTTCTGAATCGTCTAGAATAAAGGAGCCTGCATTATGAATTTTCTTTTTCTTAGAAACTCTTTTTTGTGCTTCATATCCAGGTCTATCAACATAAAGCTCTGCAACACCATATCTAGGTCTTTGGGATTTCCATCCAACAGTACCATCAATCAAGTAATCGCCAGTCTTTGGGTCTTTTGCATATCTTTCAGGAGCAATAAGAACACAATTTTTAATTGCTTCCCATTCAGCGGCATGAAGAGGATTTCTGCCAATATCTAAAGTAGTTCCGTCTTCAATAACAAAAGTTTCGGTTTCTTTAACGAAAACCTTTCCGCTTTGTATTTCTTTATCACTTAAAACAATATCTCCTAAACTATTTACAGGTTTTACGCATTCTGGATATAGGCCTGTCTTAGGGTCTTTACATGGCTGAATATAATATTTCATTCCAACTTTTCCATAAACACTTCTAAGAATGATAATATCATCAGCAGGGGTTACAACATTACTCATATTAAATCATTAAATTTGGTTACAATATAAAAAATTGTAAGGGAGTCCTATTTCAACTCCCTTACTATATCTGTTTAATTACCTTGTTTATCTTAGATTTCTCTTAAAATGAAGCTTCTATAAGGGTTAAATACTCCTACTCCAGAATAGCCCCAGTTAATTAACTTAGAAGCGGCAACTGGACTAGAAACAACTCCAGAGCTTAATCCATCAAGACCACCAACTCCAGGATATTTATTAGTAATGAAATCTCCACCCTTCAATGTAAACATTTGGATAGGAGGCTGTGCAGAAGTTTTATCTGCAGTTAAATCAAGACATAAACAATATCCTTTTTCCATTCCGTATTCACGAGAGAATGTTCTATCAACCTTAAAGGTGATTTCGTTTCCTGCGAACTCGTAAGAGTTAAATGTAGCACCAACTTTAATATAGTCATTAGCTGCTTGAGACCATAAGTAAGTACCTGTAGTCTTGTACTTAGCTAAGAAATCTCCAAGAACACTTTGAATCAGGAACCACATTCTTTCGTTGCAGATGAACATATACTTGTTTCCAGTTGGCTGCGCCGCTTTTTCATTCATAGTAGCTAAAACTGTCTGGAATACATCAATAGAAAGCTTAGCAAAGGCATACTTGGATGCGAATCTTTCTACTTGAGGAATAATACCGTCTCCGATATAAATAGGACGTTGAGTATCTGGGTCTACAATTGTAGGCTTGCCGTTAACATCAACATTACATTTGTTGAACAGTAAACCATTATTTCTTACATATAAGAAGTTATCAAGAAGAACTTTTTCTTTCTTGTCCATCTTATATAAAGTTTCTTTTAAACTTCCAGTGTCTTTACCTTCTGCAATGCTGATGAATACATTTTCATGAGCTGCATAAAGAGCAGAGTAGCTATCATCAACGCGGTGAGTTGTAATATAGTTTCTATGCTTTTCGATATTAGATTGATATTTAACATATCCTTCTTCATGCATTTCAGGCATAGCATTAGATTGGAAGCGAGTAGTATCTCCTATTTGACATCCACTAAGGTCGAGAACACTAGAATAATCGTTATCAATTAATCTTACAACTACTTCCCAATAGTTATCAGCTTTGCGAACTGGACGACTAACAACAATACATTGCTGCATTGTTTTATCAATCTTAAAAATATCATATTTTTCGTAATATCTTTCTTTGAAAGCCATTACAATTTCTGAACCATTTTCACCTGTTTCAGTAGGAACGTCAGCGAACTCAACTCTCTTAATATAGTTGGTTTCTACTTCCCATTCAAAATACATTGCGTCGATGCTTTGATATCTATTGCCAGATTTAACATCTTGATAAAAGATATTTCTTAAAGACTCTGTTAGATAAGAGGCTGTAAGTTCTGGATAAAGTCTCGATACAACGCCTAACTTAGTTGGTCTGGTTCCTAAAAACTTATAGAAATCTTCATAAGTTCTAGTTTCCGACATAGTCGGTCTGTTTGATACAAAATTTGCTACTATCATACTTGTTTAAATTATTAAAAATCTATATCATCAATAGTTTTCTTTCCTACGTCTGTAGGTGGAATATCGTTGTCCTGTTTAGGGACTGGTTTGGAAACAACTTTAGAATTTCTTCTAGGTTGAACTCCTTTTTTAGCATCCTCGTATCCAGCAGTATATGCTTCACGTTTTTGCTGTGTAATCTCTTTAGCATAATATTCAGTGAGTGATTCAAAAGCCTCGTCCCCCTTAATAGCAAACCATGCCATCCTAACTAATGTTTCTGGGTCATCGAGCGCTTTGCCTAGCCAACTAACTCCTGCCGCATCTGATGTCAGTATGAAATCGGCAATTTCGCTTAAGTCTTCTTGTCCTAGATTAAGCTCTACGCCTCCAATCTCTGTCAGGTTTTCTAAAGCCTGCATTACTCCATCTTGAAATTCTTCAAATTGTTCTTGTCTCTCTTGTTGATGCAATAGTTCTTCTTGCTGACGTCTGTCGTCTTCAGCTTCCTTGTATTCTTGACGAATACCTTGCATCTTCTTTTCGAATAAAGCTGGGTTAGCTTTTTCTTGTTCAAGAGCAATATCGATTTCTTCTTTTGTGATATCTTTTACACGAGATTCTAAATCTAGTGCATATAATTCATCATCAGTAATATTATCAATCTCATATTGAGGATTGCCTTCTAATGATTGTTTATAGTTTTCTATTGCTATTTGTTCACGATATTGAATATATTCGGATGGAGAAATTCCATTAGTTCTCAAATAGTTGAAAAGACTCTGTTCTTCTTCATCCAATCCATAATCTATATCTGAATCATTGGAAGTTAAAATATTCAATTTCTCTTCATTTGAGAGAGATTCCCAATTAACTTCTTCAATTTCCCCTTCTTCATTTTCAAATTTAAGTTTAGAGGGGTCTTCTATGCCTTTACTTTTTAGTAAAGAAAGAATAATATCTTCTTCTATTTAGGTTCTTGTTCAGCAGGAGAGGAATTTGTGCTTTTTCCTCCTTCTGCCCCATCTAACCATGGTTTCTCTTGGTCTAGAGAATCAAAATCTGGTTGTTGAGAGCCATCATCGTTGTTAATGTTTTGGATGATAGGGTCGTCGTCGTTAAAGTCTAAATCATCAATGTTCATTGCCATATGTATCCTTTTAAAAGTTATTTGCAAATTTAGTGATATTTTTTCTTACATTAAACTAAATTAAGCCAAAACTTAATTTATTCTTAATATAATCATATTTGCAAACTTTTTTATAAGTAAATTTAAGCTAGACACTATTAATAAGTGTAAATATAAATTTTACTATTTTATATATCCAAAAGCTGTGAGAGATACTGAAATTGGACCATTGGATGGGTTCCAATTATCTGTTGCCCAACTATCATTATTGCTGTTAGCCTGATGATATTCCCTAATTCTAATCATACCTAAATTATTCGGGTCTTGGATTGCATTACACCAGTGTCCACCCGTACTTCTTCCGCCAATATTTATAGCACTAAAATTACCATTAAATTGACCAGTATCGCCAATTACCGCAGAAACTGAAGTTATAAAAATTGTTTTGCCCGATGCCGGAGCTAAATAGACTGTCATTAATCCTCCCTCTACAGTCACTTCTACGTTAATGATTTTATCTTTTTTACTACCTATAAAATACCATTCTGTAGAAGCATTAGTAGTTCTTCTAACAGTTCCGCTTAATAAAACTGCTGGATTAGAATCTGTTCCATCAACCGGCTGAATATAACTTTCTATTAAAGATATAATTTGGTCTTTGCGAACATATTCTTCTAAACGTTTATCAGTTTTATCATTTACCCATTCAGAAGTTACTATTGTTTTAGAATCGTCATCAACCGGAATATCAAACCCTGTATCATATTTTGGAAATTCCCCATTAGGAGAAGCTTTAAATGTAGGGGCATATAAATCAGATTTTATTTGTTTAGCCCCAACAGTTATAAGATTATCAGAATAAATTCCAATGTTTCCTTCAGCCAAAGTTCCTACATTATGCCCTTCTCTTGTAAAATTAAGGTCTTGAATACTTCCTATTCTAGTTTTTATATTATTGATATCTTCTTCCTCTGCAACAGAATTTACATGTAGTAAATCTATGTTGTTTTTCGAAGTTCTGGTTATAGGAACTCTGTTTATTAAATAAACCATTTTATATTGAAGTACATCTTCTAGATTAGCAGATATATCATAATCCCCAGTTTTAACTTGTATAGACATTGGATTCGAAGCATCTTCTACTATTAGCTGTACTTTAGTAAATTGAGTACTTTGAATTTCTTCGTCCTCTGACGTAATTATTTCATAAATATATGTACATAAAACATCTCCAGTCTGCACTTCTATCGAAGTATTCAAGTCTATTAAATAATGATTATAATTGTCTGTATCAGAAGACTCAGTAAGTAATGTTGCTGAAGATATTCTTGTGGAAGTATTTGCCCAACTAGATGGAGAGATAGAATTAAATTCAGGCATATAAGTCCAATCAATATGGTCTACTTTTAAATATGACTCTCCGTTAAGAACCTTCATAGAATATGCCGACCCGTCGGATGACGAAAATAAATTTGATTTCCATCCATTATTGAAAGTAGCAGAATTTCTTATAATTGCAGAATTATTACGTATTTCAAAATTATCATTAATAATAACTGGAATATCACTCTCTATTCTAAACCCGTCTATTGTATAGTAAATATACGCTGACTGGCCAAATTTAATAGAATTACTTTTATTATTACCCTGGATTACTAAAGCTCCTTCACCACCAGATTCCTTTTTTATTATAAACTGTTTAGTCCATGGTTGTTCAATTTCTGGGATGTAAGGAGTTATTTTTTTATTAGCTATTTTATAAATAACAGAATCTCCTTTTATAGAAGCTATCCCATCTGTAAGGTTTGAAGATTCCAATTCCTCTAAAGAGTCAAATATTAGACCTATGTTTTCTTGAGCTTGTGTTTTTTGATTCGCTGTTATAGATTGAGGAGCTTGAAAGGAGACATATACAGTTCCTGCTCCTCCCACTATATTAACTTTATTTCCTCCTATAACTACATAAATACTTCCGCCTTCTAACACATAATAAATTCCGTCAATGGACGCTATTTCATTCTCAGTAGATACCACATGGAATAAATCTGTGTCGGAAACTAGTTTCCCATCCTTGACTATATCAATAAATTTTCCTCCCCATTGAATTTTTACTTGGCCCTTGGTTTTAATGATAAAGTCTGAACCAGTAGAACCTATAGTTTCATAAGTTCTTCCAAATAACTTTTCCATGTTATTTAATTGTTAGTTCAACATCATTATCATCTTTTAAAATACTCATTACTTTATTAAATGCGTTAGTAGAGGATATTACTTGACCCTTAACTTTATTCTCTCCTACCAAAATACAACCAAGAGTATCTTTAGCAATGTTTCCTACATGAATTAATACTCCTTCATATCCTGGAACATTAACTAATCTGGGAAGTTTTCCACCATAAGGTTTAGCCCATACTCTATCTTTAAATTTTTCACTGACTACATTCATAACGACTTTATAAGTTCCAGTCGGAATAGCAGTTTCTCCGTATATCTTTATTTTTTTTATTTCATCTTCCGTCATAGTATTACTTAATCCTCTATCAACATCTTCTAATGTATCGCAGATATAATTTCCATCAATGAAAAGTTTACCGATAGTATAAGCGTTTCCTCTATATGTTCTCTGTACTAAAATGTGTTTCATAATTATTTGATTTAAACAAAAATACCACCGACAAAGGATTGCCGATGGTATTTATATTATGAGTTCTTACGTTTGATTTCGTCGAACATTCCAAATACTTCATCTACATCGGCTTCTCCAAATTTGACTTTTCCCAAAGTGAATCCACCGTTTTCTTTTAGTACAGCTTTTGCTGCATCACCTAGTATCTTAGTATTAATGTTTCCATTTTTGTCAACGAAAAGGTCAATCATATCATTATGTTTATCGACCCAATTTCTTATAACATATGTGACTGCCGTTTGAACTGGTAGCGAGGATAATCCGAAAAAGTTACTCGCGATTCCTTTTGCATATTTTTCAGCAGCTTGCATTAATATTTCTTTATCACTAACCATTATTGTATTTCTTTGCCTGTCATTAATTCATTGTATCTTTTCTTGATTTCTGGGTCATTTTCAAGGAGACTTAGCATAGTATCTATTTTTTCTTGCTTTGCTTTTAATTCCTCAGAAATCTTTTCTTTTGAGCGATTTATTGCAGTTAATAGATTATCAGCAGCTATTTTTCCATCAGGAGTAGCTACATATTCTCCAGCAAACTTATTACTTATAAATGCCATAAATCCGGCTTCGTAAGTTTGTTTCGCTAGTTGATAATCATGAGATTGTGCTAATACAGATTGTTCCTCGTTTGATAAAGAACTTACACTTCTATTAATTTCATCAAGTATAGACAGCTTCTGCATTTGCTGCTGTTGTTGCATTTTACTTAACGTTTCCAGTTGTTGATAGTAAGATTTCTGTAAATCACCCAAGCTAGTAGAGCCATAAGCATTGCCAAACATGTCATTCGAGTTTTAAATTATTATTCTACTAATCTTAAGCTGCAGGGGCTGCAGGTAACGTAATTGTAAATACAGAATAAGCACAATGTGCTATCTGAGCATTAACTGTAGGAGAGTCAGAAATTACCTGTTGTGTAACATAATCAACTCCTTTCGGAATTAAAACGTCAACATATTTAGTAACAACTGGTGTTATAGTCTCCGGAGTTGTTGTTGCGTTGGTTGTTGCAATGATTGTAGAATAAGGATGTGTAACGACTTTGGTAGCGCCTTTACAGTCTACATATTGTAAATTATGAATTAAATCTAGTTTAGTAACTTGAAGTCCATTTTCGACTTCTGCCCATCTTGTAGTTACGGTTAGTGTTGAAGTAGGAGCTATATCTGTTCTTGCACCGCATGGTAGAGATGTCATTTGTGCTCCTTGTGTATCAGTGGTAGTCCCAAAGGGAGTGATTTTTATACTCATTACACAGTGTATTTTTAGGTAAATAAAAATAAAGGGAGACTACTTTCATAATCTCCCTTTAATATCTCTATTAGTTACTGAGCAGCACAAGTAGGGCAAGCCCCGTTTACGGCTGTGTTAATTGCATTCCAATTGGATGCAGCTTGACCAGCGTACATTCCTGTACCGTACTGAGTAAAAGGACTACAATATAAAGGAGCTATGCTTGGAACTGGTGCACATAAATCGCTATAAGCATACTTCAACTGTCCATCAATTTTATGGTCTAATTGTCTTTGCAGATATGCATCAACAGCCATGATTGATTTTTCAGTTTTGCAGCAGCAATTATCTGCATATCTTTCAGCATTAACTTTATTAAGCTCGAACATTAAAGGAAGAGCAGCAGCAGTTGCAGCTTCTTTCTTCTCTAATTCAGAGATTCTTGAACCTAATCTAGCAAATAAATCGGCTTTTTCTTGAACATCTTGTTCTCTGCGTTTGTATAATTCATCGCAAAGTCTTTGATTTTGAGCGTTGTCACGAGTAATTAAATCGATGTACATTCCACTCTTTTCTTGTAAATCTTCAACTCTTCCTTTCCAAATTTGGTTAGTTAAAACTTGAGATTCATTTCCGATTCTTTCATTTGTAGCTAGTGTTTTGCCATTGATATAGGTATATAAATCTATATCATTTTGCATAGATTCCACTCTGTTAGCCCAAGCTAAATTATCAGCTTGTTGTCCTTGAGCCATTGCAATAGTTTTTGCTTGTTCAGCAGCTTGCATAGCGCAACAGTTGTTGTTTCCTCCAAAGAGTCCACCTAAAATACCACCGTTGTTTCCACATCCACAACCTCCGTTATTAGCAAATGCACCAAGTGCAGTACCGATAATACCGAGAGTTAAGGCTGCGTTCGTTCTCCCCTTTTTACCGAATTTATCTTCGGCTTCTTCCATTGTTTAAAATTTTTAAATTGTTAAAAAATTAAGTAATCCGACGTTAGATTACCTGTCACCAATGAATTTCGACCTTATTATAATTTTAGACGTCTCGGTCTACATCCTATGATAACAATGCAAAAATACGGATAAATTTTGAGTCCTGCAACTAAATTATTAAAAAACTTTAAAAGTCCTTAATAAATATAATCGCACTCAAAATTTATCCGCACAGACTATTGATGAATGTAGATATACTGTAAAATTTTTATCTTATGCTAATAAAAAGCATATCCAAATAATTATTCCTCCAATTAATGAAGGCAACCCTCCTTCTAAAAGAGATTTTTTATAAGATAAATCATTATGAAAGTTTTCATAAGCACTACAACCTAGTACTGCAAGTGACACAGGAATCAGACATGTGGTTCCCATACCCAATGTGATTCCAAATACTGCAGCTATTATCATGGAAATAATAGCATATTTATACCACGAAATTTTAATCATTTTAAGGTGTTCCTATTACGTAAATATAATCATTATCTTCAGTAGGGCTAACAGAATCTATTGTAAATGACTCAAAAGTATTTGCAGTAAAATATACCATAAATGAATGTACGTTTGTATACATCACTTTAGTATTAGATAAAGTTTTACCGTTATATCTTAGAGTATATGTTACTGACAGCTGAGATTTTCTATCTAAAGCATTATCAGCTACAGTTAGCCATCCATTATTGTTATCTATACTGAGTATGTATATATTTCCTATCGTCTTTCCTCTAACATCGTCTATTTGAACAAGTTGATTATCGGAGTAGCTTCCTTCCACATATAATCTATTGTAAGATAATATTTCTGATTTTGTAGGACAGTAAGAGCCCGATGAACCATACCCAGTTTTAGAGTTAATCATGCTCTACGTCGCTATCTCTGCCATTTTCTAATTCTTTTATTCGATTATTCAATTTATCAATCTCTTGTTTTAAAAGTTTAATTCCTTCAATAGCTATGACTCCTAACATATCATATTCTACTTTTTTCACTTTTATGTAATCATCAACTTGGTCTTTGTTTTGATGCTGAATAATTTCAAACTCCTCTTTGTTAGGAACTTCAGAAGCTAATTTATAATCTTCAGAAACTATTTCTGGAATTATTTTTTCTAAGTCTTGAGCAATTGTTCCGATTTGTTTTATTCCTGATTTAGTAAAACTATCAGTTGGTATAGAACATATCTGGTCTAATGTATGAGTTAAAGGTTTGATATCGGATTTTAATCTCTTATCTGACTCTTTGAAGAATCCATTAACAGAGGCTACTCTTTGGAATTGGGCATTTCCATTGGTTCTAATAGACCATATTCCATCTCCAACTTCCCCATCCAGACAACATATATCTTGACATCTTATCCAAGAATTATTAGATTTAGAACCTAAATACATTTGTTGATTTGAAGGATGGTCGTAATGAGTAGTAACTAATGCTCCATACCCTCCATTACTCTGCCCGTTTCCTATAAACAGTTTATCGGCAGAAGTAGTATTTCCAGATTTACCTCTATAATTTATCCAACAGTAATCACCTTGAGAATCATCGCAGAAATTAAATTCATTACTGAATCTTATTGTAGACTGTATATTATCCCAATTTATATCTTTAGTTAAAGCAATAGTACCTTCTTCTGAAGGAAGAATTACTTGTCTAGGAGTATCACTATCATCTTGTAATCTACAAGTATAATCAGAACTATTGCTATCGAAATCCTTATGAAAATCTATATATCTGCCTATCTCTATTACTCCATCCCCACCTTGAGTAACATTGCCGCTGCAATCTTTCCAAGAAGTCCAATGGTCAGCTTGATATGCTCTTGTAAAAACAAGATTTTGAGTAATATTATAAAATACTTGAAGTTTATAATTATTACCGCAACTAAAGACTTGTAATACAGCTTCTCCTACTCTTCCTACGGGTTTATTGGCTATAGTATTTAATGTTGCGGTACTTGATTCCCACCATGAGCCTTGAGTTTTATAATCATTTAAATCGCTATTACTTTCTAGCCTTTTTTCACTAGGTGTAAATTTTTGCTCTAAACTTTTGTCAGTAGAAATATCTTCTATAATAGCAATTCTAGTATTGTTTGAATCCGCAACTTGTAGTACAACTTTTTTGTATAAGGAATACCAGATGTCCAGTACTCATAAAGAAAATCTAATTCATATGTATCTGCATTTTTCCAAGCAAGTCCATTTATTTCTTTACAGCTATCTGCGCCACCTTCTGTATGATAAAAGTATCTTGTATGACAACTAACATCATTTAGATTAACTATAGAAAATAAACAATCTCCTGAATGAAGTCCTGTAAAGAAAAGTGTCATAGTAGAATCGCTCCCTACACTTAGAGCTAAGTAAGTTTTTCCTTGATATTCACAAGTTCCAGCTTGTATTGATGCTTGGCCTGTTCCTATTTTAGCTCCAACGTTAAAGATTTTGTTGTCAGTATAAGATTGAGTACAGACTACATCTATCATCCAGGATATATTAAAAGAGTCTTTCCAACCCATTGAGAAGGATTTCGGCTTTCACAAAGTAATATTACAGAAGCTTTAGCATCTGGAGTATTCCCTATAAGTCTATATTCTGCAGCTCTTAAACCTTCCTCTGGAACAAAAGAATTTTCTCCCTCTGATATAACTGCTCCTTTTCTTTGAATAACATATTCTTGTGTCATAATAGATAATTTGAGGGAGAGATTAACTCTCCCTATAATTTATACTAAACTTACTTCTTCTGATGTATATCCTCCTGGAATTTCACTAGTGACAGTTATATCCGTAAGGTTTATATTAATACTTAAAGAGATATTTGCAGCTATAGAAGAACTTGCAGTATCGACATAAGCCTCTAAATATCCATTAGATTGTCCATTTTGCTTTATAACTCTTATTTTAGTTAAATAAATATTTGGAGTTACATCCATCACTTTAACTGTAACTTCCCCGTTACTTCTACATTTAAAAAAGAAAGTAGCTCCTGCTGTTCCTTCTTTTATAGTTACTAAAGCTGAATTATATCCAGAATCAGAAAGTTCTGCAAATCTAATCCATTGTCCAGCAGTTGCACTCGATAAAGTTTTAGTCAGATTTATAGTATCTAATTTTCGTTTATCAGCTGCGGACATTACCCCAGCATTAGCAGCAGTTGCTGCATAAATTTGTTTACTGTATGCTTCATCTATATCAGTGGATGTTTTGTGTACTTTATACCATAAGGTTAAGTTGTTCGGGTAGGCTAATATACTATCAATACTTTTAATTACACTATCAGACATTTTATTTATTGTATCCGATAAAGCCTTACCTTTACCTCCATCATATGCTGTACCAGTAACTTCTCCCAATACAGTCGGAGCACCTACAGTTGCATATTGCGTTCCAGTCCATCTAAATTGATAATTTCCTTCTACATCTATATAAATCTTACCTGATTCTGGAGTGATAGGAGTTGTTTTTTCTTGATTAGAAAATAATTGTATATTACTTAAGACACCTTCTGCAGATTTATCATAAGTAGCATAAACATCAATTACATCATCTACATATGATGGAAGCTGGGCAGATGGAACTACCCCTTGTTCATCCAAGGAAGCAATTCCATTGGCAGAGCCTTTGCTGTTTATAAAATCCTGTAATTTAGAACTAATTTCTGATGTATCCCCAATCGGAATCCAATTATCTTCATTTGTATAATCATTCGAGGCTAATTGATATATTTTTCCAGGCCTATCTTTACAAGTAACATTAAGTCCTGGATATACCCAAACTACTCCATCTGAATCAGTCCAGTTTTCTTCTTTAACTAAATCGGTATAGTTAGTGGCAAGACTTTTGGCTTCAAGAGGCCCATCTTTCCTTACCTCTAAATTACCACTAAATTCAAACGTTCCTTTATTTCTCATAATTATGCGAATGTGATTTTAAATGATGAACTTCCATTGGTTCCATCATTACGAGTATATACTTTATAAGCTACTTGCTTACCTTGAACATCTATATTCTCTTCAGTTGTAGTAAATTTATTTATATCATAGTTTTCATACTGTCCACTGAGAGTATTTAATAATGTAATTTTAGTTACATTAAACTTAGCAGGTAACTTAAATGAGTGTTTATTACTAGCAGTCTCAGATACAAATGTAATATCTAAAGTTTTATTAGTAGTTAAAGCAAGTTTAGCAAATTCAATGATATTATCTTTATTAGTAAAGTAAGGATATACACCTGTAACAGTTAAAGTCTTAGTATTACCAGGAACAATACTGCTAAATGTAGCACTCTCTTTAGCTACAGTCTTATGTTCATCACTAGTCTTACCAAGATTAGAACAAGCATAATATACAGGCATAGATGCAAATGTAGCAGTTGCTTTTGGTCCTTTAATATCTACCTTCACTGTATTACTTCCTTCAATTGCATTAAATACTTTACTTTCTAAAGTAACAGCAGAATAATCTGTATTAGGAGTAGCACTTTCTGATTCTCCATTTACTAATCTAGCCATAGTATAATTTTCTTCTAACAGATTTACATTAGAACCATTTATAGTAATAGTATTATTATCTGAGTCTTTACTGTTATCATTAGCAGCACTATAACCATAAGTAAATCCAGAATACTTTCTAGGAGTACTAGATGCTACAGCTGCAGATAATGTGGTATCACTAATAGTAATAGGAGTACCTACTTCTACTAATCCAGTAGAACTCAATGTGAATGAAGGAACTGAAATAGTAGCGTTAGGTGCACCTTCTGTAAATGTAAGACTATTAGGCCATAACTCTTTTGTAAACAATGACATTAGTAAATCCTGCATATTAGTCTTGGATGAAATACTTGTAATTCCTGCATTATTTAGTAATCCGGCAAGAGGTCCTCCCGCAACAGGAATTGTTTCTGTAGTTTCAACAGATTCTGCATTTATAACATGATATTCTCCATCGTTAGCTAGATACTCACTCCCGTTTCCCGCATTAGTTAAGTATAATACTTCATCATCTGAATAAACTACTTCGACTAATAATGATTTAGTATCTATATAAATTCTATAATACTGTAGTTTAAATCCATAAGAATCTCTGTAAATCACATCAGTGGTATAAGCTTCATACGAGCCTGAATCTTCAGATTCAGATGGGGTTATTGATTTAACGAGCAGAGGAATATCGTTCTCTATAAAAATCAATACCTTTCCATTAGCATAAGCTTCGTCGATAGTTCGAGCTTCCTCTTCTGTTATATTATATCCAGGAGACTTAGGAGTAGGACGACTTAATTTAATAACAGCTACATTAGATTCAGCAAAATATTGCCCTTTAGTCCAAATAAGTTTCTTGTCTTGAATAAAGACCATATAATTCCCTTGAGGGGTAAATGTTCCATCCGCAAGTCTTGCCTTAAAGCCATCAAGTGTCAAGAAACTAAATATAACTCTTTTTTCTTCAGCCATAAATATTATTTATTAATAGTTTTTTATTAAGCAACAACCACATATATTCCAACTAAATCCTTTAGGGAATTATAAACTGCTTGCCCACTATCTCTAGAACATAGGTAAATTACTCCTTCTTGTGAATAATATTTGCCTAATTTAAGCTCCATATTTCCGTTATAGGGAATAGGGTCTTCCTTTGTACCTTTATGTTGTTCATTAATTTCTTCGTATAGTGCTGCAGTTTCTATACCAGGTGCTTGGTTTTCCAATACAGTATTTATAGTTTGTTTTACCTTGTATAAAATTCCTTTGTACGTTATTTTGTCGCCAGCATTTAACGTTTTTCCTATACAACTCCTCCAAGTAGGATATAAGGATTGGCACATTAATGCTTGAGTATCAGAAAGTTCAGCAGTTGTTATAAGTATTTGTAATAGTTTAATCATATCTGCTTGACTTGGAACAAGTTCTTCTGAAACTTCTGGTTCTAAAATTTCAAAATCTTTTTTCACATTAGTCTTTATAGTTGCTATTAAACTAGCATATTCATAATAATCAGAACTAGCAGAAGGGTCTTTTATTACTCCTAATTGATACGAACTATATTTGTTAATTATTGCGAGTTCTTCACTTAATGTTAAATAGGCTCCAATAACAGCCTCGATACATTTTTTATAGTCTGGAAAACCTCTTAAATGTACTTGGATATAATTCCATCTTGTTTCTTCATGCGGTTCATCAGTCTCTATGTTATCTACTAAAACTTGTTCAGATTGAATGTCATAATTATAGTAATATGTTCCGTTCCCAAGAAATTGAATTTTATCTGGCTGAACGTTCATGCTTATTCTTTTTGGTTCTAACATTAGGTCTTATTTTAAAATTTACCGGAAATGTATATCTGAGTAAGGAATAAAATAATCGTTTGTCCTTACTTTTAAAATAATAAGGTTTATTTTTGTAGACAAAATCAACTCTGAAACACTTACTGAAATTGATTACTTCTACAACATGGATATATTTATTATAAAATCTACAAATATTAGATTCTTTCCCATTCCAGTTTGTACATCTTAACCCTGTTAGTCGTTGAACTTTTCTTAATAAATTTTTAGAATCACAATACTTGAGCCAACCTAAATAGGCTTGAATTCTTCGTTTTAACTCAGTTCTCGATATTTTCTTTTTTCTATACTTTGCAATTAATCTAAAAAGTTTAACTTTTATAGATTTTCTTATCAAAGTATGGGTATGAAAAAATTTATAACCAACAAAATCAATTCCTCTACTGGCTACTGGGAAAACTTGGTAATTTGGCTTTAATTTCAATTTTAAGACCTCCTTTAAATATGTCTTGATTGATACTAGAATATTATGCAAATAATCTTTATTATCGCTCAATATAACTATATCATCAGCATACCTAAAGTAAAATTTACATTTCAACTCTTCTTTAACCCAATGGTCAAAATAAGTTAAATATAGATTTGCAAAGAATTGAGATAGATAATTTCCAATAGGAACCCTTTCTGCAGAATAAATAATTTCTCGAAGAAGTGCTAAAAGCTTCTTATCTTTTATCTTCTTTGTGAGTATATCATTATATAGGATGTCGTGGTTAATAGAGGGGTAAAATTTTCTAATATCCATTTTTAAACAATATTTTGTTTCCTCTGGATATTTATTTAAGACCTTTTTTAAATCATATGCTACATTATGTATTCCCCTATCTTTTATACACGAATATGTTTGTTTTATGAAAATGTTTGTCCAAATCGGCTCCATGATATTCATTATAGCATGGTGTGTTATTCTATCCGGATAATAAGGGAGCCTAAAGATTAATCTCTCCTTAGGCTCATATATTGTAAATGTGCTGTACTGAAAGGTTTCATATGTTAGGTCTCTCAGTTTCAAAGCTAGTTCGATGTTTTCTATATCTCTATGCTTATCATGTTTGTTTATTCCCCACCTATTTCTTTTATTTAATCTAGCCTTACTATCTGCCAGATAAATATTATCGAGAGAATATATCTGTTCGTGTAAATATCCTATTCGTTTCAAGGTCTTATATATTTTAGTTGGAAGCGTTCGAGAATAATCCTACTAACACCCGTTATGTTAAATACTACGTCATTTTTTGCCAAGGGGCAAGGATACTATTTCAGACAAAAACTATTCTTACTTGACTTAATATATAATAAAGCTGACATTGGCATTGGCATTGCTGACCCCATTGTTAGAATTGAAGTTACTGAGACTGGAATTAGTACCATTATTAGCGTTGCTGCTAACGAGGAGTGTTTGCTACTAATCTTGTCTGAACCAATACAAAAGTAAAGAAATAACACCCTAATTTATATTTATTTCTCTTAATTTAGTCTAATTACTGTACGAAAGCCGACAGCGGCATAGGCATAGCTGACCCCATAGTAAGAATAGAAGCAATCGAGACCGGAATAAGCACCATAATTAGCGTCGCCGCCAACGAGGAGCGTTCTCAACGATGTATTCGAAACATTGCACCAATGATAATCACACATATATGTTGTTGATGAACCACCAACCTCTGAAGGAATAATTTCTCCAGTCCTGCCTAGGTCAAAGGCTTTTATATAACCGTCCCTTGCAACTTCTATTCCAGCAATAGATTTACTACCTACTTCATCTGTAAATTCTTCGGGATTAGTTGTTGTATATACATTACCATCCTCATTTGTAGCTTCTCTTTTTAATATTATTCCATCTAAGTTAGTCCAGATGTCTCCAAATGGATTATCAAATCCTCTCCATCTTGGAACTTTAAATGTCTTAGAAGCTATTGTTGTAGACTCATCCTTTACAGTTTCAGGAATTACTAAATCCTTTACGCCAGTAAAGTTACCAAATTCATTACAGTATCCGCATGGTGTTAGTGGGCAATAACCATTATAGTTATTCCAATTAGGACTGTCCCACATAGTAACCCCATCTCCTAATCCGCCTTGATGATAACCTTCAGCTGTTAAATCAGCATTATATGCTGCTTGTGAATTAAATGTAGCGTACTCTATTACCCAGCACCAATAAAATATCCATTTATAGTATTCGTAACAGAGTAATTCAGAATCAGCATTTTTAGCATAAGTTCGCATAGTTGCTCTAGAAGCACTAGTTCTAGGTTTACCTAGGTCTGTTCTAAATTTGTCAGAATCAAGATAGTCGTCCATACTGGCTCTATTAGCTCCACCTCTAAATTCTGCGGAAGTATTTACTACCGATACGGCCTTGGGTGTATCAGAATTAGTAGTATCCACTGTACATCTATATGCATCAATTAATAATTCTGGAATTTCAACCCAGGTGTCGTCGATTTTTACTGTGGAAATTTTAACCCATCGTTTATTTTCTTTACTTCCAGATTTACCATAAAATTTTATAGAGTGTACTTTCACAGTACCATCTGTTCCATCTAATACGGAAGCTTCTCCATTTTCTTTATAAGCCCAATTGTTTGGATTTAACCAATATTTAATAACTGGACCCTGCGCAACACAACCTCTAAAAGAAGATTGAATAGGAAGTTGTTTATGTAATAGCGGGTTTCCTATTCTTGTCAAAGTTGGGTCTGCTACTGTCACGTCCCATTCAACTCCATAAGCATATACATCTTCGTTAATAACCATAGAATCTATTTGACTTTGAAGATTTACTTGTTCTTCTTGGAGCTGTTTCCACCTAGTATTAAGTAATTGAAACTGTTCTTCAATTTTACTGCTTGTATCAGCCCATGCTGCAGTTCCGTCTTCCGTATTAACTAATATTTGCCCAGAAGTTCCTCCGGAAGGGATATGTTTATTACCGGATGTTGTTGGATGCTCATATTTATTAGCTTCTGCTTCTATTCCTTCTAATTTAGACTTTTCCTCAGAGGTGTAATCATTAGTCGATAATCCTTTACCAGAAACTTTATCAACCTTAAGGTCTAGGGCAGATTGTGTTGCTGTAGAAATAGGTTTATCTAAATCTGAAGTATTATCTACATCATTTAACCCTACGTCAGTTTTAGATAAAACAACATCTCCAGTACGTCCGGATACGGATGTAATAATGTTAACTTGAGCTCCTTCTTCTATTCCTGCAAGTTTAGTTTTATCGTTAGAAGTATAATCTTCTGTGGAAAGACCTTTTCCCTCAATTTTATCTACTTTAGAATTAACTGTTTGGGTTAAAGTACTTATGGCTTGAGTATTATTACTAACATCTTCTTTTACTTTAGAATCATCATAATTAGAAAGTCCAGCTAGCTTTTCTTTTTCCTCAGAGGTGTAATCTTCTGTAGACAATTGTTTTCCGACTACTTTATCAACCTTAGTATTTACAACTTCAATAGTAGCGTACTTAGCATCACTCTCTTGTTTAGTATAAGCGTTTACATGAGGAGTAATTAATTCGTCTACTTCTTCTTTTGTATAATAATTTGTAAGGTCTACATCTACGTGTTTATTACCTAAAAATTCCCATTTAGATTGTTCTGCAATCCATAGATATTCATCGTAGATATCATTAGTTCTAGAGCTTTCGTTAGGAACTAGGTATACTTTATCTGAATCTCCAGACTCAGGCAGCTCAGAAACTACTAATATAACTTTACCTTGTTCAAATTCTATGTTTCCAATTCCTAAAATCGATTGCCCGTTAAATGTTTTGATATTAGTTCCGCTTATTAATGCATCTTGTTTAGCTTCTACTTCTGATTTAGTAGCATATTTTTGGTCTGATTCAGATTTAGTATAAGCATCTACGCTAGTTGGAATATCGGATAAGTATGCTATTTGGTGAGCTTCTTCACCAGATTGACCTGCTTCTTGTACTGTAGGTCTTTGTCCAGCTGGAACATTTAGATTCAATGGATATTTTGAAGACCCAAAATCCATTTTATCAAATTTACTTAATTGAGCAATCGTAGCCCCATCTTCCGGATTACTTCCATCGGAGCCGTATTTAATGCCGACTAATTGACCCCCTGAAGGCAGTACAACCTTAGATTTAGATTCATCCCATGTAACTCTTCTATCTAATTCTTTATTTATATTAGATTCCGCTTCTAGAGCTCTAGAAGATTCATAGTCCAAATCTATTCTTAATTTATTGGTAGTTTCTATTTTAGAATATAATGCGTCCGATTCCTCTTTGGTGTATGCATTTGTGTGAGGAGTAATCATGGCATCCACTTGCTCTCTATTATATACTTCTTCCTTAGTGTAATAATCTTGAGGGTCAACTCCTACAGATGAGAACTTAATTCCATTAAAGTATATAGATTTAACATCTTTAACTAGATATATTACACCGGATTCGGTAGTCTCGAGTTGATACTCATCGAAAGTATTAAATACTTTAAATCCTACAGGAATATTTGTGCCGAGCCAATTAAATTTACACTCAACTCCTTTATCGCTTTTTATAATTAACACCTTTGATTCGGTATCTGGATTTAGAATCAAATCAGCCCATAAACCATCAGAAGTAGTTTTTAAAGTAACGGACTTATTAATAATAGGATTATTAATTTTAATTGAAGATACTATTTTTCCATCTTTTGCTTGATTAATAATAGTATCCGATTCTTGCCCTTTAATTATTAGGTCCTCAATAGGGATTTTAAAATTTCCAATGGAAGTTTCTAATAGTATCCACTCTTCTCCTATTGCAGTACCCCAGCCAGAATCTATGTCTTCTTGAGTTATGGTATGTCTTTTAAATCCTAAGATTTTAGTATCTTCGTCAATAAGAATAGACGTTAATTCCTCTCCATCGGGAGTTTTGCCTAAAATTTTTATCTTGTTATCAGGCACCTTTTCTGTGTCTAATTCTGTAATTCCCGCTCCAATATCACTTACATATTCTTTAATCGCTGTAGAAGTGGGAATTGTATTTTTTGTGTCTATTTTGTTAGACACTTCGTATGAGCCATACGTAGTCCATAAATAGTCTAGTTGGCTCATATTCTGTGGTCTTGTTATTTTTTTATTCATCGTAGTTACCCCAAATTAATGATGCAATAGTGTCTTGACTAGGAACAACACTTCTAACCCAGTTAGTAGTTGCAAGTCTTTGAGAGCTGTCGTTAGCGTCGGGAGAAGTAGATGATTGAGGGACTCCGGTAAATACTGGAGAATCAATTGGAGCTTTTAACTTTATATCAGATTGTAGTTGATTTATATTCTCCTTATTAGTAGTTACTAATCCTCCAATTCTATTTTCTTCTACTTTAGCTCTAGAAGCTTCTGCCGATAAAGCTCTTGTAGCTAAGTCGCTGGCTACCTTTTCAACAGATGTTTTAACAGTCTGTGTATCTGTGCTAAGTTCGTTAATTACAGTTGCTAAAGTTTTTCCGTCATGTGTAATATTCTCAGAAGTACCTCCAGCATATAAAGTATTTCCTCTTTTTTGTAACAAGTTGTTATCACCAACAAATAATCTCACATCCGCGGATAATTTATCTGGCCCAGTTCCTAATTCTTCAACTTTTACAAGTTCTACTACTTTATCTGGGTCAGAATTATCAATAATCCATTCTCTAATCAAAGTTCCTACTGGGATATTGATTACTTGCTTTGTTCCATCTAATAATTTAAATGTAATAACAATAGCTTTTTGGCCAGGGTCATATTTTGCATCTTCTACTACAGTAGATAATCCTATAATATGCTGCCCAATAATTGCATCATTAACTTTAATAGTTAAAATTCCGTTTTCATAGGTGGAAACAATTTTACAAAAAAGTCCATCATTTTTTACTATAACATTGTTTCCGTCAGCTGTTGAAATTCTTACAATACCAGATATTTCAGTTTTATCAGAAAGTTTATTGATTGTTAAATCAATTGTATCTGTATCAACTGATTGAATATTAACATTATTTATAGCTTCGTTAATTAATCCATCAAGTATTTTTAAGGCGTTCATCACTGATGTTGCCTCTTTTAAATACGTAGTAGATTGGTCTGGATTATAAGAGCCATCCCCACTTAAACCTACCCCTATTTGAGTTTGGTCTAATTCAGATTGGATATTAGATTGTTTATTTTCCAAGGTACTTTGTAATGCCCTTACAAAATCTTCAATTCCTCTTAGAGTTCTGAAATTAGAAGTGGGACTTGGGTCTCCCATAATATCAGAAACTGTTTTAGCAAGCGCATCTTTTAATGTGTCTGAATCAGTAAATCCTACTAAAAAATCTTGTAGTTCTGGGAATGTGTTAATTTGGATATTAGCTGCATCTTTAGTACTTAGAAACTTATGTAATTCATTAGATACTGAAGTTAACGAAGAATATGTAAGAGTTGATAGATATCCTTTTATATCTTCTACAGAAGTTCCTACAGTAGCTTGTAATTCTTCTTTTACGGAAGAAACTTTTGTAGATAAAGTATTTAAATCAAATCTTAAATTCTCTATGGCTTTAGCTAACTTTTTTAAACTATTTAGTCCTTCTGGAATAGTTGTATGGTCAGAGTCTCCCCAAATAGCATCATCAGCAGTTTTTCTATCAAGTATCTCTTTATTTAATTTTTCCTCCAGTTCAGCGAGTTTAGAATTTAAATCTCCGACATCTGTAAATGTAATAAGTTGTTTAAATTCCAATTCATCATTAGTTTCCTTTTTAATAGCCCACCATAAGGATTGGTTATTTGTAGTGGAGTCTGCTACTATTTTTAGCAATCCTTTATGTAAAGTAGCTTTATTTTCTGGAAGATTATAAAATTCTTTTAAAGCAGTTTCGCTTTCAAAAATGTAATTGCTCTCTATTGGAAAATTACCTGTTCTGCGAAAACTTCCTATTAATTCACTATATTGTCCCATTTTTTATTATATCGGTGAAAGTGGTTGAAATTTATATGTTATTTCAGAATTAAGGAATGCTAATGCTTGTCTATAAACATAAAGCTTATATATTACATCCTCTGCAGCTCCAGGAACTTGGAATGGTATATCACTAATTACATCGAAAGCATCTATTCCAAAATTTTGAGCAGGAGTGACAACTTCTACTAAATCTGGATAACTTTTTGGCATTGCAATAAATAAATGTTTAAGTTCTTCTGGGGTTGAGAAATTATATTTATGAGTAATTTCAAATGCTTTATCTCCAAAAGCTGTAAATTCATTATTTATTGAATCTGCTCCAACTAATTCCTGTAGATACTCAAATGATACAGTGTATGCCGGCTTCCATTGAGGAAGTAATCCTACAAATACTGGTAAAGCAACTTTAGTTGTACAAGTAACTGTATGTTCAACTCCGCTAATTAACGTTACTGCAAATTTGAACACCGTATCTTCTGTAACTGGATTTGATTGAATAGAATGAAATCCGTCTTTAAAATCTTCTCCAGTAAAGGTTCCGATTAGTATTTCATTTTGAAATAATTCTGCGTGCTGTAGGGCAATTATGCCATGAACTTGCATGTTTACTTCAACAGATTCTCCAATAACTGCTGTAGGAGGAGCACTAACTGCAACTGCCTGTCCATAAAAAATTGCATCCATAGCTTCTTGAAATGTAACTTCGTTTGCAACTTCTGAATTATCTTCTACAAATCCTACTGTTGTTTGTACTGGTCCACTAGTCTTCCATACAGGCTGATTATCCTTAATTTCTTTTTGAAGTTCTTTTTTAAGGTTTCCTATTTGTTCATCCAATTGACTTAGCACGACCAAATGGTTCTCTTCAGTACCTTCAACTCCAGACTGAGGGGCAGTAAAAGGAATGGTGCCATCTCGTTGTACATAATGTTTTCCATAGATTTCTTTAAGAGTTCCATGAGGGTCGTAGGAATTTATATGCTCTTCAATAGCACCTTTTGCAGCTTCAATTACTAAACTATTTATAATGCTATCAATTTGAGCTCTTGAATAAGTTTCTGCTTTGGAGTAAGTATCACTTTTTTTATAGTAAAGCGCAAGCCTCTGATTAAGAATCGACATAAATCCATGAGGGTCTATATCTACTAAGTGATTATTCATCACAGAATCAACATATCGCTTAGTAGCTAGATGACTCTCAGCAACAGGATCAACTCCTAATTGAGCTTTTATAAAAGGAGTACTTCCATCTTTTTTAATGAAAGGACTGAATAAAGCATCAACTTCGTTCTTCTTGTAAACTTCTTGCTTTAAATATACTTGAGAAAGTTTTGTATATGCAGTTAAAGCCTCATTTACTTTATCCATTATATTGTGTGGGTCATCTGTACGTAAGTGACTATCTAATAAACTAGTCACAAATCTCTTTGTAGTCAAGTGGAATTCTGCAATAGGGTCAACTCCTGTTTGAGGAGCTTTAAATGGAGTACTTCCATCATCTTTTACCATCCCTTCTAATTGCGAATTTACTTGAGGTAAAATACCATGAGGGTCGTCTGAATTTAGATGTGTTGTAAACGCATCTTTAATTAATTGTTTGGCAATTGTATCCGATTCCAGTTTAGTATATACAGAAGTTTTAGGATAAACTTCTAAATTCTCTCTTACCAATTGCTTTTTACTTTCCTCACTATATTCTCCCAGAAAATTATCTCTTTCTAGATACTGTGAAGTATCTTTTGTTGGTTCTGCTTGAAGACAAGCTTGTCCTCCAGAATTTCCAGGGGTTAAAATAGCTTTACCTGCCATCTATTATTAATATAAAATTGTGAAATAAATATAGATTTTTTATCATCTATTTCATTATTCTCGAGTAAATCAATTAAACTTATTTGTTCAAGAATTAATTGATAATCTAGTTTATATCCTTTTTCTAAGGAAAAAAGTAAATCTTGGTATTCGCAAATAACTTTTTCTTTAAGATTACTTGCCACATCCGCATTCGTGATTAGAAATCTGCTTAAATTCTGATTTGCATAATCCATTACAACCTCCTATTTGTTCTATTATTCTTTCTGCTTCAGCAAGTTGATTAAATTCAGTCATATACTCGATAACATTTATCGCCATCCAAACTAAATCTCTTCTATAAGTCAGCTCGCCTATTTGAGTGCTTTTGCTCCAACATTTACTAAATCCTCGGTTATTAAATATTTGCTGGCACAAAGATATATAACATTTCTTAAGAAAACAAATGGACACATAATTTTCACTTATTCTAGAAATAGTTGTACCCTCTTCGTTTCTTTCTATAACTTCTGATAACTCTACCGTAGATACTTCTTCGTTTATATATTTATAAATACTCTTTCCGTCAGAGAAATATACAGTATCATATATTGGAAGAGCTGACCCTGATTCCTTCTCTTGTTCTCTTATAAACCATTCTTGAGAAGGTAAAACAATATGAACTACATCAAACCATCCATCGAATCCAACTGGAAGAGTAATAGGTTTAATTGTATCTGTATGTTCTGTATATATAAGAACTTGAACTTCTGGGCCGGTAGTTTTATTATATTGTAAAACATCTATAGAGACAGTATCAGAATATTTAAATCTATTTTTTACAGTTACAGAAGAAGACTCTGGTAAATAACCGTTGTCTCCTACATCTGTGACATCTTTAATGATTACTTTACAAGAATCATCAGTACAAACTTGCATTTTTAATTCCATTTTAAACTTGCTTTATTTTATCATTGTACGGGTTATTATCATATAACTGAAGTATTTCAACTTCTGTTCTCTTAGTGTCATTTTCTGCTTGGGCATTCTTATATTTTGCATCGTTCTTAGCAGTAAACCATCCAAGCTCTCTTTCATTTTCAACCTTTTGTTGTTCAAGCTGTAACTTAGCCTCATTTAGACTTTCTAATTTACTCTGAGCTTGTTGAAGTTGCTGTTGAAGCTGTTGAAGCTGTTGTTGAAGTTGCTCATTTTGTTGAGCTAGTTGCTGAGCTTGGCTATTCTCTTCTTTTTGAACACTAAGTGCTTTTTGAGCTTTATATTTAAGTTCAGTTAAACTCTTAGCTGTTAATGCTTCAAATATAATACTAGGGTCCAAATTTCCAGCTTTTATAAATTCAGGAATAACAGCACGTATGGCTTCCATATCTTGAATAACATCAGTACTTGTGATAATATGAATATCGAAATCGCTAAGAGTAAAATGTTCGGGAAGTGCAGTAAAAACTTTTTGAAATTTATCTCCAAGTATAAGAGTTCCAGTTAATCCATTCTTATATACTATTTTTGCAATGTTCAAACAATCTAGAAGTATTTCATTGGTTACTAAATCCATCTGTTGGTAATACTTTTTAGTAATAATGAATGAATTATTTAAACTTGTTTGCACATTAGTAACTGCGTCTTTTTGTTGTATTCCGTTAAGTCTTTCTCTAAAAACTCCAGTTATAGAACTAGTAGTTTGTTCTGTAGCTTCAATGGCTAACTGAATCCCTTGTATGGTCTGAGCTTTTACAGTATCATCAAATCCAGAAAATGTTGTATTGTTATTAAATTGACGTCCATCTTGAGAAGTATCGATTAAAGCAATTCCGGATTTTTTATAAGCTATCCATTTTTGAATACGTTCTGGAAGTTTAACTCCTAATGCTGTAGGAAGTACTGATAAATCCAGCCAGTCTCCAGTAGTTCCGCTATTGGCTATTAGATTATCTCTAAAGAAGTGCAATAAATCATACTTATCTTGCAAATTTGCACAAGCTAATACAAGAGAAAAAGGTTCATTATTTCTATCGTTAAAGTAAACTCCATTGACACTTAATCCACAATAAGCTGGATTATCTTTACTTCTTATGACATTTTCAGATTCTCCTTTTAGAATATAAATTTCTTGCCCAATTCTTACGGTTTCATATCTTTGCATCACAAAATCCTTGTCCGTTTCTAGCCATTCAACTTCATAGACAGGAATTAGTTTATAATTATATGATTGTATATTTTCATCTGGGAATCCCGGAACTATTTCTCTTCCAGCATCAAGTCCGTCTGTTAAAGGTTCTCCTGTTTTTTGGTCTGTAAAGGACCTTACGTAATAATGAGAAGTATCAAAGCTCTCATGCCACATATCTTTAATCTTAGCAATATCTTCCTTAGATAAATCTCTTCCGTAGCAATTAAGTATTTGGGCTTTAGTTAACCATTTACGTACTACTACTCTGTATGAATCTTTGATATAAATAGATTCCGGATTTCTGTCAATAAATGTATTAAGAGGATTTAAAACTTCAATACTAACATTAGTTTTTTCCGGAGAAGGTTTTATTCTATAAAATGTGTATCCTGTAATAAGTAAATCGAGAAGCAGTGTTCTTAACTTAGTCATCATATCTGTATTCCTAGACTGCATAATGTATTCTACAACATTCTGTGCAGCTATTTCATACTGTGATACAAAAGATTGGTCTAAATCACTAACAAGTTTCTGAATTTGTTTCTCAATATAAGTATCAGTTATATTTTGACCGTCTACAAATTTTAATAAAGTATTTTGTAAATGAGATTGAAGAAAATAATATATTTCTGATGAAATAGAAATTTCTTTCTCTCTTGTTATATTGCTAATCGTTTCGGAATCTTTACAAGATACTTTAGGAATAATTGGAGTTCCTAGAAACTCTCCAACCAATGCATCAACATGCTTTCTAATTAAAGGTATGAATTCTACTGAGGTAGCTTGCCCAAGTCCAAAATTTTCTTCTAAATACCTATATTGTTCTGCATCTCTTTTACAATTATAATAATTATAAGCCTTCTGTAATCTATATTTAGGGTATACCAGTTCTGAGATAGCTCTATCAGTTTTTTCTATTAATTCACTATCTTTTTTAGTATTTTTCATATATTGGTTCTAGTCTATTAACATCCGCGTCTTTACAATCTTCTGGATATGTTTTGTACCCAAGTGAATATTCTACTCTCCAAAGGCTTTTTGTTCTAAGTTCTTCTTTCATAAATTTAAGAAAATCTGTAGCATTTAATTGAGCGGATATTACTAAAGGTTTGTCTATATTATTCAATGCAAATTTAGCAGAGTACCCTCCTTCGGGTAACTCTGTTATAATCAATTTGCTTATATATTCTTTACAATAAATATCCCGAATTATATCTCGGATTGCTGCTTCTAGCTCCGCCGTAGTCATAATGTTCAAATAAATTATATTTAGGTATATTTAGATTATTCTTTGGAATAATTCCCCATTTTTTTCGTCCGTTTTCATCATAGTAATAACCGAAATCTTCGAATTCTGAAGTAACATCTTCTACTTGTCTAGCAATAACACTTCCTAATTCTTCGTCAGCAAGTTCGGCCATACCCATAGCGGCTATAATATCAAATTTTCTCTTATTTTCGTCTGTATACCTATTTAGTTCATCTAGCATGTCTAAAAACCAAATAGTGTGACAATAATCATTTACAAAAGCAGCAATTAAATCCGTCTGATGGCCAATAACAGCGACTGTGGCAGGAGCACCGTATGCTTTACTTAATCCAGAGTTTATATCTGGCATTGTAGCTCTAGGTCTTCGCATAAAATATTTTAAATATTTATTTTCTCTTGCCCATGTTAAAAGAGATACTTTAGATGCCTCCAGTACACATTTACAATTATAATATTCTAATAATCGAATCGCCATTTTATAGGCTTCTCTAACATCATTAGGTCTATCTTTGTAATAAGCGACATACGCTGGGTCACTTTGCCCTAAGACTCTTTTTTTAATTACAATACAAAAATCAGATGGGTCTTTAGTTGCTTCCGATGTATCTTTTTGTCCAATATCAATACTATCTATGCCAGCAACATATAGGTCGTTCATTTTAGGTCTAGTAATAGGTCTTCCTAAATCATCATATTCTGTTACAGTCCAAACCGGATGCTCGTATATATGAACTTTACCACTAGCATTTTTTATCCACTTAAATCCAGTAATATTTTCCTTTTTATGAGCTCCATTGAATGTATATTCTAGCATTCCATGCTCAATAGGTTTTCCAGCTTTATCTGCTCTAATGGTCGCAATTTGCTCAGCAATTAAAACTTTATTGAATTTATTTACACCTTCTAGAGCTAATGCCTCGTCGGCATTAAAACAATACTCAGCACAGTAAATTACTAAAGCCTCTGGGTCATTTACTTTTTTATCACGTTCTGATTCATAATAAGCTTTAGCTTTGACTGGGTCTGTCCATCCTCTTTTATCTGTGTATTTCGGGTCGTTTACAATAGAATATGCTGGAATGAAATAAGCAGTTATTGTCTCACTTCCATCCATAGTAAAATGATGTCTATATGGTAAGGCATCATATACATCCGGATATTCGTAAGCATGAGCAAGCCCTTCTAAGGCTGGACCACTATCTCCGCCAGTTCCCCATCCCATCTTAATTCCAAACCTAGCTCCTTGAATACCTACTAATGCATCTCCTTGCATGAAAGCCTTCTTCCATTTGGGCCAAGAACCGGATTCTTCATATATTAATAAATCAGTTCGGTCTCCACGAATTTTGTTTGGTTTATCCGCATTTATTCCTGTAATTTCTGACATCCACCCGTCCTCAACTTTCTGCCCATTTAGAATTTTATAGTGAGAAGCGCGCTTCGCCATAGATGTATCCTGAATTTGTCTTAATTTAAAGAACCCTCCATCTGTACTATTATTTAACCAGTCTAATTGTTTCCAACATTTATCGAGAGTTTTTGTAAGGTAATTATCTAAAGCTGCAGCAATAACTACAACAGCATTTCTTCTACAATTATAGGTATTTACAGCTATAGCTGCACCAATTTCACTAAATCCGACTCCACGAGCTTTCAATCCAATGGCATTTTTACGAAGTCTTTTACATAATTCTATATAATGAAAATACTCGTATTGTGCTACAAAAAATGTTGGAAAGGCATATACTCTACCAGCTCCAGCTTTATCTGCAGAAGTTAAATCCATTAGTTGATAATAATTTAAGAAAAAATAGTTATCACCAGTAATAGTATAGCCATTAACAGTCATTCCATCTCGGCATCTTATATATTCTTGAGTCCAAAAATCAGCATAGGCCTTAGAGCCAGGTTTATATCCTCCATAGTGTCCGGTTCTAAGAAATCCTTCTCTGGCTTCTGTAAACCATTCCCATTTAAAATCTAATCCCTTAGTTCCATTAATGGGCCTATATCCAGTAAGTTCATAAGATAAAGTAGAATCGAAAAAGTCTATTTTTTCTCCTATTCTTACATCCCATTCAGAATGTACTTTTTCTTTTATTACTTCCTCGATAACTTCTCTAAATTCGGATTCTTCTTTAGCCTCTGTTTCTTTAATAATTTTCTGGATTCTAGAAGGTATAGTAATCGCCGGTTCTTCTACTACTTTCTTTTTTCTACCTCTTGCCATAATTAAAATCCAACTGGAATAAATCCTTCTTTAGCTCCAGCTCTAAGAGTAGACTCTTCGGATTTTTCTTTCATTACTTGACTTTCTAAATCTTTTAGTTCCCCATTAACTTTAGACAAACTAGAGATTTCCGCCATAATATCTTTCACTTTGTAAATAGGTCTTCCAGTTTGCAAGTCTCTCTCTTCTGGGTCTATATTGTTAAAATAATCAATAAATTTATCAACAGTATTTTGTGCAGCTTTTAGCATTTTAATAGAGCGAGTTTCTTCTTGTAGAGCTCTGTATTTTCTACATGCCGCTCTAAATATAGGGTCATTAAATTCATCTTCAGTAAGACCCGAATCTTTCAATGCTTGTTGATGTCTTTCTTGTTCTGCATAATCTGAGTAGGGGGATAGCCAATCTAAAGCGAGCCATATATATTTGAATTCTTTAAAGGCTCGCTCTCCATGTTCTCCTTTCTTATCCTTAGGCGTAATATTTCTTTTATTATCCATTAACGCCCCAAATTCCCTTACTAAGAGAATCTCGGGCACATTAAGCTCTACTCTATTATTAACACTATCATATAGAAATATTTTCTGCATAATGGAATTATATTAACGATACGCTGTTCCTATTTCAAACGAAACTGGTGAACTTTGATTAAAAGTTGCTCCGTTCTGTTGTACTGGTCTAGACTGCCAACTTACTGGAATTTGATTAGAAGCTCTATATCCTACCTTAGGAGTTGGAGCTACTTGTTTATTTGCTGAAAAGACTGGCTGATTAAGGGGAGCATTTGCATTCACTTGATTATCAATAGATTGTTTCATATTTCCAAATGCTTGAGCGTTTGCTCCCTTCTTATTGGCAATTCTTTGAAATATACCAGAAGCTCCTACTAAACCTTTTTTAGCTATTTGTTTATTCATAATACTTCTTTGAAAATCGCTAACTACTCCACCATTTTGCTTTTTGGCCGGCTTCTTTTTAGAATTTTCTTTGTTAAACTTCTTAGCTATTTCGCTCTTAGGATAAGCTTTAGCATATGCCGCAGAATCAGCCTTAGCTTCACTATCAACTTTCTTTTTCCAATCTTTTTCATTCAGCATCTTATTCCCATTTTGGTCTTTTTCAATGATTGGACCTCCTGTTTGTTTCTTAGCTGATTTTTTCTTCATTTTGCCTCCGCACTTTTCCATTTCAGCTTTGAAATCATTAACTACTTTGGTCCCTTTTTCTGCTTTCGGGGTTGCTTGTTGTGCTTGTGCTTTTTTTATACATTTACTACAAATTACTCCGCCTTTTTTAAAGTAATTCATTTCAAATCCATCTGGACATTGTCCTCTTAAAGATTTGATGTAATTTAATTTAGCACCTTTAGCTGCAGCAGATACTTGTTCAGTTCCTTGTGTCATAAGTTGTTCAAATTGTTTATATTGTTCTTGTAAACCATCTTCTCCTAGATTTTGAATGTAATCATTTAGTTCAGATTCAGATTTAGCTCCAGAAATTTCTATAAGGTAGGCGACAAAAGCTTTCTGCTTTTCGTCTAATTTTCCACCTCGTTGAAACTTGCCGGCCCACCATATAGGTTGCTTAGAATAAGGATATTCAGAAACAGTTCCCATCTTATCATATGAAGGATTATCTTCTGGAGAAGCTGTTATTACAACTTCTGGAAGAACATTATTTCGTGTGCTTTTCTTTTTAGAGTCTCCCCTAGAAGTATTTCCCATCTGTGTAGTATATGTGCCTTTCCCCCACTGAAATTGTTTAAGTCCCCTATTCCTTGCCTCTCTAAAAGCATCGTTAAATGATTTCACTCCTCTCAAATCGTCTTGTGCGATTTCTACAGTTTGCTGTAATTTTGACGGCTTTGCAGACGCACCTGGAACTTGTATTTTAGGTCCATTTAATTGAACGGAACCCGCTTTCTTTTGTCTTGCTGTATTCCTTATTATATCAGGATTACTTTTCCATGTTTGATAAATCTGTTTTAAACTTCTGCTATCTAGGTCGGCATCTCCATAAATAGCTTTTATATGTCCCATCAATTCTGGGTCAAAATTTATTTTCTTTGCCATGTCTATAAAAATAAAGGAAAGCTAACTTAATAACTTTCCTTATCTGTTAATATATTATACCTTTACTAAATCCTTTGTATTAAAAATAGCTTCTTGCATAAACCCATCAGATGTAAACCATCTACATTTAATTCCTTTTAAAGGACTTTTTTCTTCCGTCTTACTTTTCGGACGAAGAGAATAGAGTTCTTTTTGCACTACTAGCATAATCGGCTTATTTGGCAAATCTTGCTTAAGAGTAACTACATCTCCAGGTAAAAAGAATATTTTTTCTTCCATATTAATATTTATTATAAGCTGTTAATTTTCCCTGAGAAGCTTTTAAAAAACGCTGTCTCAATTTTTCATTCACTACCGCAAGCACACGTTGTTCAGATACATAAACAAGTCCCATTTTAAAGAACGGAATTGGTGTTTGTGAAGGCTTAGTAAAGAATACGTCATCTCCTTCTCTAACATATTTAGTCTCGGGACCAACTTCTATAACTTTACCTACTACAATAAAATTTTCCTCTTCTTCAAACTGGCCATTATCAGGATTTTTAAATTCTGGCTTATGTCCACCTAAATCATAAATAAGTCCAGTGGATGTAACTTTAATTTTTTGATAAGGATTTTGGTCGTATGGTCTTACTATTAAATAATTAAACACAGGCATAATTTCTAGTCCGTTCATATTCTCTGCTATACTCTTTGCCTTGTCTTCAACATCTTTAATATAGTTATTCATTTTAAATGTGTATTCATCTACGGCATCATTGAATTTAACAGCTGCATCACGTTTCATTCTTTCTTCTACGTCTTCAGAAGAATTTAGAACAAAGTGTTGAGCTCCAGACTCAAGACCCACTACTTGTTGTGCAACTTTAACTTCTTCTACATTATGTAGCTCTAGTGACTGCGGATTGTACGTTTTGTTTTCCATAATTCATTTACATTTTAAAAAATTTACCATTTTCTTGCGGGACAACTTTCTTTAGATATAGTAGTTTTAGCTCGTAATCTACATCCACATCCCCTATAATATCCATCTTTCTTTTCTGTACTTACATCACCCGTTTTAGGGTTTAGCCATAATCTTATATTACACATACCTCCAAGTTTTGGAGTGTATAGAGGACATTTTAAACATATCCTCATCCTAGGTTCTGATATATCTTGATTAAGACTAAGAACCTCATTTAAATGACCGGTTACTATGTTTCCTATTTCCATAACACTTATGTAGAACAGTATTAATCCTTTCGATTACTAATTATCATTGCTTAACATTTAAAGCATATTGGCTTTAATAATGCTCTCTTTATTTACTTTTTCTACTCGGATTAATATTCTATTCTTTGTCTTTTTGCTCGCTGGTGTTCTTTAATTACATCCTTTTTATGAAATGAAAATAGTCTTTTCACATCGTCTTTTAAGTAATCCAGTTTGTAAATGGTTTCATTCCCTTCGTGGTCATAATGAACCATTATTAATTCTTTAACTACAAAGTCAGGATTTAATTGTTGTAGCATATAAGCGTATGTGCTTAATTGCATAGTATAGTGCATATAATTACAATCCATCAAATTATTAAGAGGATATAACATAGTTGCATTCTTTTTAGTAGTTGTGTCAAATCCAGACTTTTGGTCAATTTTCTTATTTGTTTTGTAATCTACAATATATATATCATTTCCATTTTTTATTAAAAGGTCAATTTGGCCTGCTACTTTGAGAACTCCGTCTTCTGATTGATAATAAATTAAGTATTCTGGATATACTCCATTTTCTAAATCCAAATCTGTGTATCCTTGTTTACATTCAAACTTTCCACCAAGTCCAAATTTCTTTAAGCTGATATCTTTAGATTTATTATAATACTGATTTTCTAACTCTGCATGAATTTTAGTTCCCCTTTCACAAGACTCTTTATTAGCCTTATCCCATTCCTCCAGTATTCCTTCTTGTACTTTATTAAATTCTTCGTTGGAAATATCATATAAATCCAAGATAGATACATCAAATCTTTTTGTTGAAAGCAATGATTTTTTTTCTATTCCCCAACTATCTTTAGGAATAAGTTTTTCTAAAGCTTTATAGGCACTCCAGAATTCCTTGTCGAATGGCTGAGTAAATTGATGAATTAAAGTAGTCACAGAGATATACTTAGAGTTGTCATGTTCATTCCAGTAAAGATGAGCTTCATCATTATAGCAAACTTCACCGTTTCTCTTATCAATTTTCATATTCATATTATTTTTTATTTATTGTTGCATTATAGTTTAATAACGTAGAAAGTATTTGTGTAGATGGGGCAATACAAGTATTATAATATCCTAAATAATATTGCTTAGGTTTATCATAAAGTATAATAATTAATCCTATTGGAGCTGTTGCACCGTCTGAATCTATTCCATCTATTGGATAGATAGCTACAGCATGAGTTTCGCATTGTTTTAACTTTTTATAAAATCTGGGAAAATCTTCTTTTAGAAATCCGATAGAATCGGTTCTTAAAAACCCTAATCTTCGTATCTTTTCCACCTCGTCCGAATATTGTAAATAAGGAAGGTCACTCCATATTCCAATATAACTATCGGCAAGTCCAGTAGGGGAATCGGTCAATGCTGTTAAGAACGTATATGAAAACCCTTGCAGACTTTTCTTTGTGTTATGAAACGAAATTAAAATTACATTTGTAGCATCCGAATCTTTATTCTTTATATCCTCAATCTGCTGTTTAATTTTGGGCGACATTTTAATAGAGTATTCTTCTGCTTTTCTATTACTATATTCGACAGACTCAATATAATCAGTTATATATACCTTACCCTGATTTACCAAGCATATTTGAGTACACCAAAACAGTAAAGCTACAATGATAACTGTTTTGATTGTAGGATTAATTTTGTCTATATAGTTGAACACCTTTTTGAAGAAATCTAACATGCTAAATACAATACTTCTTTTTAAATTTAATTAAATACTTGCTTTTAAAATCTTTTTAAACATTTTCTACATTATTCCATATAATATCATTATTCATTTGATAATGTGCAAATTTAGCGATATTTTTGTAGTCTACAAAATGAATATATTAATAATTTATAGTATGGTAGAAAAAATTAACTTATCGGAATCTTTAAAACGTGCTGCTTTAGCATATTTAAAAAGTTTAGATTATGAAAATGCTCTTCGATTTAAAAGAGGAGGTCGTTTAGTTCCAAGATATAAAAGCGGAAGTGGTATACATATAAAAAAGGAAAATAGAGGGAAGTTTACAGCTTCGGCTAAAAGGGCAGGACAAAGTGTTCAAGAACATGCTCGTTCAGTTTTAAACAATCCTAATGCAACTCCACTTCAGAAAAAAAGAGCTAATTTTGCCAGAAATGCCGCCAAATGGAAACATAAAACTGGAGGCACTATCTGTAGATTAAATAACTTGAACTGTGAAAGTTTTGTAGATTTAGTACGAAACACTTTCGCTAATTAACTTTAAACTTAAACAAGTAAATGTTAATGAAATTAAAAGAGTCTCGCTTATTAAAAAATCACAAGTTACTTTTAGGAAATACACGAGACAAAAGAAAAAAGATAATAAAATCTACTTCTCCCACTCCTGATTTAAAAAGAGCTGTAGTAAAAAAACAAGAAGGAGGAACTTTATTTTCTATTTATAATAGCATAGACCCGTATGTTCCCCCTATTATTGATTTAAACACTCCCAAGTTAAAAACCGAGATTGTTGTAAATCCTATAAAAAAGAAACAAGAAAAAGTAATAGATAAAGTCAAAGAAACTGTTCCTGAAAGTACAAGTTCTGAAAATCAAGAATTGCCTGTAGAAGATATCGCAAAAAAAGATTCTAGTTTAGATTCAGAAATATGGAAAAGTCCTTATACTGATAGAAAAAAATGGATAGTAGATTTAACTAATGCATATAAACGAGCTGGAATTACTAACGATAACGCAATAAAAATGTTAGTATCACAAGATGCTTTGGAAAGTGGCTGGGGTCGTTCTGCACAAGGTAAATTCAATTTTGGAAATCTGACTACTGGAACTAAATGGAAAGGTAATTACATAGAAGGCGAAGACCACGATGCTAAAGGAAATCCAATTAAACAGAGGTTCAGAGCCTATAACTCTATGGATGAATATGCAGCAGATAAGGTACAGTTCTTGAAAAGACTATATGACTTTGACGAGAACGATGATATTAATAGATTTACTGCAAAATTGACTGGAGCTAATAAAGGCAAAAGAAGATATGCAGAAGCAAAGAACTATGCCACATCTTTAATAAATGTATATAATAAATATGAAGAAGGTGGTAAAATGCAGAAATCCGAAGAACTGTTAGTGAAGAAAGCCCTTGAATTTGGACAAAAGACATTTGAAAAAATGTCTCCTTATGATGTAAGACTGATAGACTTTATAAAGAGCAAAGAAGGATTTAGACCTAAACCAGAAAGAGATAAGACAGACGGTAAATGGACTGTAGGATATGGGCTTACTGACCCGAAGCTAATACGTAAATACAGAAACGGCATTACAGAAGAGGAAGCATCTAAACATCTAATACAGCATTTACAAATGGGAGCCGATTCTCTGGTAACAATGCCCTATTACGATAATCTGAATTTAGGAGAAAAGACAGCGTTAAATGATTTAATCTATAATATTGGCTGGAATAAATTCAAGAATAGTAAAAGACTGCAATCGCATTTAAAGGCTGGTAATGATGCTGGTGCAAAGAAAGAGATGAATCATGGAGAACATCAAGCAAGAGGTCTAAAGATTCGTAGAAATCAGAATAGACAGATGTATGATAGTACCTTTAACTGGAAATATAAGAAAGGTGGGGTTGTTAAGTATCAAGAGCCAGCACAAGGTATTCAAAAGAGGGATGCTGTTGCTAATTATAGACCTGTAATTCCACTTAGTCCTATTAAGAGAATATATACTCCAACTCCTCAACCTGTATTATCACAAGATAATAAAAGTAAGTGGCAACATGAGCAAGCCGGCGAACAAGCTGATAGAGGTTACAACGATTACATAGAATCAAAGAAAACACAGGAAGGTTGAATAACTTGAATGGATTTCTTAACTTTACAGATGTAATGGGATTGGGAACTGGTATTGCAACTTTACTTGGTAAAGGAGTAAAATATGCTGGAAAGCAAGCAATAAAAAGAGGTGTTAAACCTTTAGTTACAGATAAATATTTAAATATTGGAAATGCTATGAATACGGATGCAAATGTTATAAATGCTTCAAATAATTTTATAGAGTATCTTAGCCAACCAGAAACAGTCCAGAGATTATCTAGTATTGATAAAGAACTAGGTACTAATTATATTAAAGCAGTAGACCAATTTAAAAAAGATTATAAATCTGGAAAAATTAAATTATTGGTAAGTGATAAATGGGATAACGGTAAAGAAGTAGTATCTAATAATGCAGTTATGCCAGATTTTCTAGAACATCCTAGTTACAATAACATGGTTACAACTATTGTTAGAACAGACCCACCACATGCTGTTGGACATGAATATAAACATGCATATGCAGCAGTTTATAAATAATGCTCCTCTTACTAAAGAAAAGTTCTTCAAGGATTTTGCCAATAGTGCCAGACTAAAAAAGATGTTTGATGCGGATAATATTGTAAGTAAAGAGCAATTCGCAAAGAGTTATAAGGCTCAATATCCAATGGCTTCTGACAGAGAAATAGAACGATATTATGATTATCTAACTAAACCTACTGAATTTAGTTCTAATCTACATCCTTTGATAGAATCCAATATGATTAAAGGAAAACCAGGAGTACCTAATTTTAAAGATGTTAGTGAATTGGATGATGCTGTTAATAATACATATCTTAGTCTGCCTTATAATGACCCAATGAAATATACGAAGATAATCTATAATCATCTTATTAAAGACAAGGAAAGATTTAGACAGGTATTTAATAAATATGGATATGGAATGACAGCTCCAGTTGGAATCTCTGTTATAAATGCCAATTCAAAATATAACGTTGATATACAGGAACTAATGGATATATTGATAAAATAGAGGTTTAATAATATGGCAATTATAGGAAATATAAATCTTTATGGAATTTGCTATGGAGGTGGAAAATATGTAGGAGTGGGTAATAATGGAATAGTTACCTATTCTACTGATGGGGTTAATTGGACAACTACTACAATAACAGGTAACAGCTTAAATAGAATTTACTATTCGGATGGCAAATTTGTTGCGGCAGGAAATAGAGGTACTGTTGCTACATCTACTAACGGAGTTGATTGGACAGTTACTCAACTTACGTCCTCTTACAATTTATATGGAATCTGCCCTGCCTGATAATCTATTATATAATCAAAATATAGAAAATGAAAATAATTCACACTAAACATTTCCCCTTTGGAAGATATAGTACTATTAACTTATTTGGAGTACTATTTACTAAGAGAGATAATCTAAGTAAAACTACTGTAAACCATGAATCTATTCATGCAGAACAGATAAAGGAGATGTTTTATATATTCTTCTATATCTGGTATGGGCTGGAATATATTATTATAAGGCTATTTCATCTTACTAAAGACGGACAACATAAGACTTATAGAGATGTTAGTTTTGAGGAAGAAGCCTATAACAATGAGAAAAATTTAGACTATTTAAAGGCTCGCAAGCATTATTCATGGTGGAAGTACATAAAACCAAATAGCAATGAGATTCACTGAATTTCTAAAAGGTGTAATATCTTCACATTCTGGAATATCATCTAAAAGGCTATGTGGAGTAACAGGGTGGTTTGTGGCTATTGCAGTATTGATATATTGTACAATAGCTACAATTCAAGCACCGTTAATGATAGATACATTTTTAATCTGTGTCATGGCTTTATTAGGTATTGATTCAGTAACAGGTATTTGGAAAAAGTTTAATGATGGTAAAGAAAATAATGCAGCGGATGAAAAGCAATGATAAGTTTGCTCATTTCATTTGTAACTTTTTAATTGTAGTAATATTAGGAATCATCTTTAATCCAGTAATTGGTTTAGCTGGGGCTGTAATAGCTTCTTTTTGTAAAGAAACTTATGATGAATTTACAGAGGACGGTTCTGGATGGAATTGGAAAGATGTTGTAGCTGACCTACTTGGAATATTTGTAGGGCTGGCTTTATTTTAAAGATAATTTATTTGGGGATTTTTAAATTACGTCTATGAGAAATTTTATTTTTGATGTATGGATTTGGAGTAAAGATAAACATTCCAGGCCATTAAAAAGTATTAGAATTGAGTGTAAAGAATTTCCTTCCGATAGAGAATGTTGGGAGTATATGGCTAAGGACGAAGAAGTAGCTCCTTACATGAAAAGTTCTACTATGGAAATATCTTTTAATAATTTACGAGAATATTGTAAATGAAAAAGGCGGCTCTTATTCGGAGTCGCCTTTTATTTTATCCCATTCATGTTCAAGTTTATTGTATAATCTAATAAAACTATTTCCTCTAGACCTATATATCAATGTGTCAGTATCAAGATTATAAATTGACATAGTCCATTCCTCTAAAGATTCACCAGATTTTAAATATGGGAATATACAGAATTCTACAAAATAAGGTTTATGGGCTTTATTCCAATCATCTATTAATTGATGCATAATTTAAAATGATTAATTAATAAACAAGTTATCTTAAATTTCCTTAAGGGTTATTCCTTTATATAAAGTTGACAGTGACAAACTCCTTTTTCCATCTCTCTAAATTCTTTACACATGCACACTGTTTCATCTGTTCTCTCTAGAGAGCAGGGGCAATATTTCTTTCCATACTTATCTTTATTCCTTTTTAATCCTGCAAGAACAGTTTCTTTTATTTCTTGATTGTCAGTTACTTTAATTTTTGCCATTACGCTAATATATTTGGTGTAGAACTAGTTCTTTTAAATTTTTACTCATAATATAAAAATAATGTTTCCATATAAGGAAGATAATAAATAAAATATTCATCTGCAACGTAAGCATCCATATATAAAGCTTCTTCCATTAACTCTAACTCTTGTCTATAGGTTCTTTGCATTCTTCCGGCTTGCTTGAATTTTTTAATAACTCTATCTCCTTTTTCAAGGCTTCATTTTCAGAAATTATTTTTGCACATTCTTGCTCCTTTACAGAAAGCTCTTGTTGTTTAGCATTTATTTGATTTATGCAAGATTCAATATACCCTTCTACATTTTTAAGATATATTATACTTTTACGTATTTCTTCTATCATTCTATATATTTTAAATTGTCTTCTTGGATTTCATAATTATCTATAATCATTTGAGCTTTGCTGACCACAAAATCTCCTAATATACCTTTTACACTTAAGTCATCTAAATCTGAAGCTGTAATCTTATCTATAAGGTCATTAGAAAATCTATAAATAGCAGAGAGTCTTTCTCTAGTCATATTTCTTGCTTCAGATATAGTGATAGGGTATGGAATTATAGAATATACTAATTGTTCTTTTAGTTGAAAATATTCTTCTATCACATCCTCTCCAGATAATACAAATTTATTTTCTAAAACGTTTACGTTACATGCAAAATCTCTAGTAAAATCTGTATCCTCTATAGAGAAAATTTTAATTCTTTCGTCTTCCTCATGCTCTGGAATAGGCACTCTTTGCAATTCGTGATTAAATTCTAGAATTTTTAATATTGAATATAATCTCTCATTTTCTTCTTCACTACTCACCAATATATATTTGTCTTTTAAAAATCCTTTTAACTCATCAAAATTGTTAAATGTAAAGCTTTTTTCGTTTGCAAAAATATTTTTCATTTGTTTTTGTTATTCGTTAATGTTAATATCATCTATAGTCAGATTAGAGTGAGAACTCATTTCAATTAATGACTGCATTATTTTTAATGTTCTCGCATCAAGTTTTATTCCTGAATCGCGTAATGCAGATATAAGAGATTGTCGCTCCTTTTCATATTTAAACTCTTGTATATCTTTAATTAAATTATTTTGTAAAGTATATAATCTATGTAAAGGAATTTTATTTTGCAACCCTTCTTTTATTTCAAGAAATCTATTATTAAATTCTGATGTTACATCTTCATCGCTTTCCCAGAACATAGTTTGCAATTTATCCATCAAGGCTATCCCTCTTCTGTTTGCTGAGATATGCTTTGTTTCTGTAATTCTACAATCAGAGAAATGATATTCTATGATTTCATTATCAATATTTAAAAGTAAATTTAACTCACCAGAGTCAGATATATTGATACTTAAAATAGAATCTCCTGAACGATTGGTAAGAATCTCTTTTATTTTTTCTATTACAGAATAATTTCTCAGTCCTTCATAATCGCTAAGT